GCCGCCACCACCGCTGCCACCACCCGGCGTCGGTGTCGGATCGTTCGGTTGCGCGGTGAACGTCACCGAGATCAAGCTCTGTGCGATGGCACGCGAGATGTCCTCGCTCAGGTTGAGCATGTAGGGCGTCAAGACGTCGCCGACGTTCCGCGACTCGCGTGGCAGCAACGTCAGCGGATAGCCGCTGCCGTCGTCTTGCTGCAGGTTGAGCGACAGTGTTCGGTCAGTCAGGTTGCGGATGACGATCAGCACAGAACCTCCACGAGCGCCCAGTCGAGACCCTTTGCAGGCTCCACTGCCGCGTCTTTGTTGAGAACGTACATAGCTTTGCCGAAGCGCACGGCATCAGCGGATTGCTGAGCTGCCGTCACGAGCGCGTCTTCGAGCGACATGTTATCGGCGCATCGAATGACCTTCGCGTTCGGCTTCAGCTGGATCGGCTTGGTCGCGTAGCCTGATGCGAAGTGCGTGATGTCGCCATCGCGACCCGCGACGTAGCCGTAGTAGACCTCGCCCTTGAACTTGTCGTGCTTGTGACGGGAGCGCGCGGTCTTCGTCACCGACTTCCAGATGTACCAAGTGATCGCTTGCACCGCTTGCGGTGTCAGGCCGAACACCTCCGCTGCGCGCGCGTAGTCTCGCAGCATCGCTTCGCGCTCGGCTTTCGTCGGTCTCGACAAGCCCTTCAGGTTGCGCTTCTCGCCGCGCCAGATGTTCATGGCGTGGCCGTCGAGGACGACATCACGCGCGACGCTCTCGGGGTCGACCAGCGATTGGAAGAACGTCTTCACCTTGGGTCCTGTCAGCAGCGACACGTCTTCCGTCGCCAAGATCTGACGCGCCTTCTCGACGTTGCGCGGGTACGCGTTCGTGCGGGTCGAGTTCTCGATGACCTCGGCTGCCGCGCGCAAGTTCAAGCCCCACTTGTTGCCCGGCGAAAGCACCGCGACCACGGCCGCTGTCACGTCGAACGGCAGCCCGTACTCGGTCGCGAGGTGTTCGACGTTCTTCTTCGCCATCGGATACCACTCGCTCCAGTATTCGATCTCCGCTGGCGTCGCGAGCGACAACACGCGCACGATGTTCTGCAGCCCCTCGCCACTGTCCTCGTACGCAGACAGGTCGCGGTCGACCTCCGACTGCAGCAGCTCGTCGAGCGGCACCTTCTTCCGCTTCGGCTCGGGGATGATCTCCGACCCATCGAACTGCGCACGACGCACCCGCTCCAGCACCGTACGCGCACGCGCGCTCGGCTCTCGCGTCAGGAACCCCTTCCCCTTCGCCTTGTCGTACGGCACAGGCGACGAGAACTGCGACGACGTCACGTCGAGGATGCGCCCGTCTTCGTGCTTCAAGAACCAGTGCGGCGATCCTTCGTGCTCGATGAACATCGGACGCCACTCCGGACCCAAGAGCGAACGCAGCGCTTCGCTCGCCACGTAGCAGTGCCCTGTCATCGGGTCGCAGTCATCCGCCAACGTCTTCCACCGTCCCTTGCGCAAGTCCGGCGTCAGCGCCCGCTTCACCCTCTCGACAAGATCTTCTTCGTCATCTTCGTCGGCACGGATAACGAACTCGCCGAAGCGCTTCCCTGCGCCTTCAACGAAAGAACCGACTGTGCGTACTGCACTGACGATCTTGGATTCTTCAGGTGACAGGTTCGGGACCTTGTCCAAGATCGAAGCCAGTTCTTCACGAACGGCCACATAGAGGTGACCTTCTGAGCCGACGTCCACAAGCGGGCGAAGGAGACTAACCGCGAAGCTGTCCGACACCTGCGTCGCACCTGTGATGCGGTGGTCCAGCTCTTCGTGGTCGGACTCGTCGAGGTGCGCACCGTCAGGACGTGCGACCATCATGTCACGCTGGCGCTCGACGCCTTCTTCGTCTTCCCACGGGTCTGTGTGGAACCACGTGCCTGTGGAAGGCGGGTACAGGTTCCCGGCCGCCATCCCGTGCTCTTCGGCGATGTCCACGACCTCATCGAGTGACTCGACGAACGTGTCCTCAACCTGATCGATCGTCGCTGCATCGAACGGTTCATCAGGGTCCGCCGACTCCTCGAACACCTGCACCCAGTATTCGCCGCGCTTCTTCAGCGTGTCGTCTTCTCCCTTGAGGCCCATCGCACGAGCTGCTTGCTCCAAGTACCCGAGCGACACTTCAAGAGGCACGATTTGATCTGAAGGAATGAAGCCTTCTTCGTCTGGATTCGTGAACTTCCCGGTGATCGCGCGATGCACAGCATCATGCATAACGGTGTTGGTCTCGCGAGCGAACTCGCGCTCGTCGACACCGAGCTTCCCGATCCGGCGACCCTCGCCGTACTTCTCGTTCAGCTGCTTGTACGCGAGCGCGTGTGACAGCTCGTGGATCTTTCGCCACGAACGTGTCTGTGCTTCGTCGTCGAAGTCACCGCCTTGACCTGGAGTCGGGTCGTAGACCATGAGGTGACCCGTGTTGTAGTTCTTGTTCTCCAGGTCCGGCCGACCGTACTTGCCGCCTGCGTAGTAGACCGAGTACCCGTGCTCTGCGACGGCATCGTCGATCTGCTGTTCGTACGGGCGGTAGTCGTAGTTGATCAGCTTCGACTTCTGTGTGGGATCGATCTTACCATACAGCGGTGCGATTCGGCCGTACTCGCTGCCTGCTGAGTCGCCACGCTGTACGACCTGATCATTCTTGACGGGCGGCTCGGGCACAGACGTGTGCGGATGCGCGCGCTCGTCGGCGTCGATCGCGAAGTTGCCCCAGGCGTAGCGGTGTGGATGCGCGTAGCTCATGATGACCTCGTCGTGCCGATGATCGCCGCGTCGATGAACTTCTCTCCGCGTTGCAGCGCCAGCGTAGCGCGGTGATGGCCATCGTGCAGCCACCACACCTCCTCACCAACGACCGGCTCGTGACCGTCGAGGAACGGGTACTTCTCGTGCGGGTAGTCCGTCTCCTCTACCTCGTCTGGACCGTTCACGACAACAGGCGGCAGCTCGTATCCCGCGTCCGTCAGCTCGGCCAGCTCTTCGACTCGCGCGTCCGACACCGGGTTCATGAACGGTGACGCAAGTTGCGACAGCGGCACGCGGCGCACCTCGAAGTCACGCGCGTACGCGTTCTGCTGCCCGTAGTCCTCGTCCCACTCTGCTGCTGTCAGCTTCTTCCACGTCTTCTCGTCCGGGTAGTCGTCCTCGCCAGGCTTCGCCGGACGCTCGCCGCGCTCTCGCTTCTTGCGGACGTTCTCCCAGAGGCTCGCGGTGCGCTCTTCCCAAGGCTCGAAGAAGACTTGTCGGCCTGACTGGGACTTCCAAACACGACGTGCAGGTACACGCTTGAGCTGGAAGCCGAATGGACGCATGCTCTCCAGACCAGCGTTGCTGAACCACCGGATGGCGTCCTGCTCTGTCGCGAAGCCGTACAGCTTTCCATGACGTTCCTTCTGTTCCTTCTCCGAGAAGTCTTCATGTGGATATGGGTGCGCTGATACGACACTCTCGTCGCCGTCATACGCGATCCCCATGTCTGGCAAGTACATCCTGTACGGTCCGATGCCTTGCTCGTTCTCGACCCGCCAGACATACATCGGTGCTTCGTCTGAGTCGTAGATCTTCGCTGCGACGCGAGCGGTGAGCTGACGGCGGTACTGAGCGAAGTTGGTCTCGACCCAGTCGAAGATCTTGTCGATGTGGGGGCTGCTGAAGAGAACTTCGCGATTCGATGTGCCTGACCGCGAACGAACCTCCCATTGACCGCGAAGACCTTTTCGACCACCTCTGTCGATCACGGCGTAGTCGTACTCGACGAGCACCATGTTCTGCGTGGGCACGTCCGGCCCCCAAACGATGACCTGCGAGTCTCGGTCTGACGTATGGTACGCCTTCACTCCTGGCGCGAAAAACATGACGAAGCTCTCGCGATCTGCATAGCTAAGGATGTGCTTTTCTGCATCCGCTACCGTGAAAGCGAATGTGTATCCACCTTCGTCGAGCTGTTCTTCTGGCAAGTATCCAGTGAACGCGATGTTGTCAGGCTTCGGTACACCTCGTGTAAAACCTTGCTCAACGATGCTTGACGCGTACGGTGAAAAGTGAACCAGCCACGTGTCTCCGAGGATGTACTCGGGCTTCTTCAGCGTAGCCCAGCTTGGTGCTGACCCAGGATCGTCCTGGACCATCCAAGCAGCAAAGCTACGCTTCTCCGCAGCTGTCATGCGTTGCTCGATTTGATCACAGAGCGCGTCGAAGTCTGGTGCGAACTCGTCGCCTTGAAAGTTTTCGAAGTCTTCAGGTGCGACGCTGACACGCGACAAGATGCGTGGCCACGTCTCGTCGTCGGTATCGTACGCCCACTGTCGAACGGCGGCCCAGTTGTCGTGAAAGTTGATCTGATCAGACTGAAGGAACTGCTTCAGCTTGTCGACGGGACCTGCTTCGTGGTGTTCGCCGCGCTTACGGTAGCGCTGAGCACGTGCGAGCACGCGATCGACGAACGCGCGCGTGTACTCGGGGACGCCGCCTGCTTCGCGGACCTTGCGCGGACCTGCGTTGTACGCTGCGAGGGCTAGCTCAAGGTCACCCTTGAACAGGTCGATGAGCTTCTTCAGATAGCGCGCTCCGACGCTCACGTGCTCGCGCACGTTCTGCGGTTCTGCGGCATCGAGCGACTTCCACGACGACGGTGTCAGCTGCAAGAGCCCACGTGCACCAACACTAGACGTCGCGTCGTGGTCGTACTTCGACTCTTCCCAGACGAGCGCATCGAGCAGCGCAGGATCGACGCCAACTTCCTGCGCCACCTCGACGACGACAGGCCGATGAACCTTGCGGTCCTCCATCGGCGAAGACAAGAGCGCCGTGGCCAACGCCAGCTCAGGCAGCGCCGCCTGGCGGCTGTTCGTGTCGAACACGTTGGCGACGTCGAGGTCGCCGAGGTTCCAGACACCGACGGCCACTGTGTCTGTTCGCGGCAACACGGCGCCGTCGTAGCCTGCCAAACGCAGCACGTCGGCGATCTGGTCCAAGTCGATGACCTCGAAGACCTCGTCGACAGGCGCGCTCCGTACACGCTCTTCGAGTGCGTCGAGAAGCAGAGGGTCCACTTCACCACTCTCGCGTGCTTCTGTGAGACGCACGAGCAGTTCGGTCGCGTCGCGTGGCGCGCTCTGCGAGACGAAGTCGTGCGCCGCCAGCTCGCGCTCGTAGTACGCAGGCCAGCTCGATGACCCTTCGTACGTCTGGTAGACGACGCCGTCGACCTCGAAGCGCCACTCGCCTACGCCACGCTGCGTGAACTCGCCTTCGTAGAGGCGCCCCGTCCACAGGAGTTCGTAGACGAACGGCGACTTGACCGCCGCGTCCGCGTAGAACAGGTCGCCGATCAGCATCTCACCGAACGGAGTCGACGACACGCCGAACGACTTCGCGGTGAGGTCAGGCTCGTTGCGCCCGACGTAGATCGTCATGACGCTCGGCGGTGTCGTCTGCTCGCGCTGCCCGCGACGACGGTACGCGTAGTCGAGCCATGGCGCGTTGGTGATCTTCTGCTTGCCTGCGTCATCAGGTGCGTCCTTGTCGAGCCAGTTTCGGTACACGCTGCGTGGGCCGACTTCACGACGTTCGAGCGACGCATCGTCGAAGCTCTTCTGCCAGAACTTCTCGTGGCTCTCCGACACGCTGGTGTCCGACTGCAAGAACGCCCCGCGCGCGGACAGCTTCGACATGATCTCCGAGACCGCATAGCTCCCCCACCCTCCCTGATGTGTCTTCACCCACACGAGTTGCCACACGTTCTTGTCCGCCGTCTGCATCGCTCGCGCGACCGCCACCTCAAAGCCATCTTCGTCGAAAACCTTCGCCTCCAAACGACCCTTGCCGCCCAGCCAGTTCCGTCGAGCGTCCTCGTGCCACTGGAGCTGCCACCCCTCCGGCAGCCCCGCAGGCAACGGCATCGCCGTGATCTGACGCCGGTATTGTGTGAAGTTGTTCATGACCCACTCAACGCACGACTCAAGCTCTCCACGATACACGTAGTCGCGCTTTGCATCACGACGTCGCGCAACTACTCCGTACGGGCCTGGGTCTGTCTTCTCGATCAAGACCATGTGCGTCGTTGGAATCGACGGACCCCACACGATGACTTGTACGTCTCCGTCATAGTGATGGTACGCCTTCACACCAGGCGCAAAGAACATCACTACGTCTTCGCCGTACCACGACGTGGCCTTTCCAGCATTGAAACCAGCGGCCTCGAATGCGAAGACGAAGCCTCCGCTGTCTTTGTCGTCCTCCGGTAGATGCTTCGTAAGCGGCAAAAGATCAGGGTCACTTACACCGCGCGTGAATCCTTCCTCTACAATCGAACGACCTGCATGCGTGAAGTGTACAAGCCACGTGTTGCCAAGAACGAACTTCTTGTAGTCGAATGCAGCCCACCCAAGCATCTCGGACGACGACGCGTCAGGTCCATTCGAATAGCGACCTTGAAGCTCAGGGAATCGATCGTTCAACTCCGCTTCGACGACATCCAGCTTCTCGAAGAAGTCGTCCATGTCGTACTGAGCCTCGTACAAGTCTACGAGAGACGTGGTGCCCATGACGCGACCAACCACGTCTTTGAAGATCGACGGCTCTTCTCGAATGAGCCAGCTCAGCACTGCGTTCCAGTTACGCTGCAAGTTCCAAGGCTTGCTTGTGAAGTATCGCGGCAGCTGCGTCACTTCCAGTTGCGCGCCACGCGGCTGGCTCAACAGGCGTTCGACTTCCGCGCCCCACGCGGGTGGTGTGCCCATGTTCGAGAGCTGCGTCAGGACGCGCGTGATGTCCTCGTTACCGCGCGTGTTGCCGTAGACCCAGTCCGACATGGTGCCGTTGTTGTGTGCTGTCGTCAGCGCCTCGTTTAACGCGCGAATCTTCTGGACGAGCGACGTCGCGTTCCAGTTGAAGAGCACACCTCGGATCGTCGCCAGCATCCCCTTCACGCCTTCGTACGTCAGCACGCGCTCGTTCTGCGAGAATCGGTTCAGCTCGTTCTTGAACCGGAAGATCATGGCGTCAGCGTCAGAATCTCCCTCGGGCGAGTAGTTCATGAGCTGCTCTTTCGACACAGCGTCTGAGAAGTCTTTGACGAAAACGAGCCAGTTTTCAGGATAGCCATCCTTCATAAGCTGGCTTTGCAACGCCGAAGCATTGAAGATAGACGCCAGGTCTTTCAACAGTTGCAGGTAGCGCTCATCTGACAACTTCGAGCGCCCGCTCCCGTAAACGAACTCGACGAGTTGACGCTCAAAGACAGCCCAGAAGTTGCGTTCGATGTCGTCTCGGTTCCGACGAGCGTCGACCCACTTCTGTAGCGTGTCACGAATCAGCCTCAGTTCGTTCCAGACGGCGACGTCGAGGCGTCGTGTGTAGTCGTAGTACGCGCGCACGGCAGCGTCGCTGAGCCCTGAGAGACCTTCCTTCTCGACGACCTTGTGGAGCTGGATCCACTTGAACTCCAGCTCGTAGATCGTCTCCAGGTTGCTCATCTTGTACTCTTCGTCAGAGAACTCGGTCGCACGCTGAGAGACCGCCGCGTACGCGTCGCTTACGTCGCTCGTGATCTCGTTCCACAGCTCGTCGCTCGACAGTGACGGACCGACATACGTCGAGACGCTGTACACACCTTCGAACAGCGCGAAGGTCATCGTGCCGTCGAGGTCCAGGTTGACGGAGACTCTATAGACGCCGTCATCGCTCTCTACGTGACGTAGGAACGACCTGCGCAACTGAATGTGGCTCATCGCGAACAGCTGTCGCTCAATCTTCTTCGCTTGCTCTACGAGGTCGAACACGCCGGGGTCGACAGGCGTCTCGCGGATTGTCTGCTCGAACCTGTTCACCACAGGTACGACGCCTAGATGAACTCCGGTCGTGCCGTCGGGCAGACGCGCGATCGTTGCGGTCAGCGAACCGTTCGAAGGCGACTTACCGGACGCCGTGAGCATGCCATAGATCTGACCGAGGACTGCGTTGAGCTGCAGCGCTACAGCGAAGAGGTCACGCGCAACTTGCTTGAAGCTCTCTGGCAGTTGCTTCAGCTCGTCTTGTACCTTCTCTTCTTGCGGATCGAACTTGATCTGCGCTTCGACGGTGAAGCGCTCGACCAGCGTGTCGAGGAAGTAGTCGCGCGGCACGGTCACGATGTCGCCGAACATCTTGCGAGGCCACAGGAGCAGGAAGCCCGCTTGTGCTGCAGCCTCGGACTCGAAGCCGAACATCACCTTGAACTGCGTGAAGTCTCCCTCTGGCGACGTTTGCGTCGCGATGTAGATCTCGTCGTCCTTGATCGCGCCGCTCTCGTCGACCGCGCCTCCGATGATCACATCGAGACTGTCACCATCGAACGTAGGCACGTCCTTGATGTAGCCCATCCCCACCCAACCCTCGGGCAGGTGCTGCGGGTAGCGCTGGTCCGCATGCCGCGTGTCGCCGCCAGCCGCTTCGATGCACACTGGCAGCCCACGCCACTCGAACGTCTCCACCGGAGCCATGTCCTCTGCAGAGCGCGACAGCGTCGCGCGCTTGCTTCTTTTTTCTTGGACCATCTCCAGATTGTTCGCCAGCTCTTGTGCTGACATAGCGTCGATGGTCGATCGAAGATGGTCCAGCTTCTCGGGGCGCACTGAAAAGACTTCTTGAAAAGCGGTAAAGAGCCGTTCTCGAAGCTCCGATTCTGTTCCCTGAACAGGCGCGTCAGGTCGTGCTGGTTTCTTGTCTCCGGGCTTCCATGGCACGACCTTGTAGTCGCCTGGGCGCACAATGACTTCGCCGACGCCGAGGTCTCGGCGGTCGAGACCCGGAAACCGTCCGATGTCGATCACGACATGCTCAGGACGGAAGATCGCCGAGACCGTACGTCGGTCTCCCCATCCAAAGCCGTGAACGTCATCGTACGACGGCGACCATGCTGTGAACCGTGTGCGGTACTGGTCAGGCTCATTCGTCGGTTCTGAGCGGAACAGCTGAACCGGACGTGTCGGGCGCGTCTTGGCGAGGACGTCTTCGACAGCATCGAACCGCCGCTGCCAGTATGGCGTGTCGCGGAGATCGTGATGGTGCTTCTGCCAGTCGCGGACGAGCCGCTCGACTCTCTGTGTGTCACGGCCCGTGAGCGACTCGGCCATCGCTTCGCGGCGCGACGCCCACTTCACGGCGCCGATGGACTCGACGGCGTAGCGGTAGATCTGGTAGGCGTCGCCGTTCGCGCGACGGAACACGACGAAGTCTGGACCGAGGCCCACGATGTCGCCTTCCTCGCCTGGCTTGAGCCAGACGGTCGACGGCACCGGCTTGCCCTTCGCGTCGGCGAGAGCGTGCGTCTTCGCCTTGATGCGCCCACGTGCCCCTGGAACGTAGCGGATGCCGTCGCCGCCCTGAGCCCAGCTCGGCGCAGGATCGCGCCACGCAGGCGGCTTCATCTGCTCAGGCACCTTCTTCAGCACGTCTTCCGGGATCAAGCGACGAAGACGCTCGTGAAGCGGTGTAGCAGTACGCGTGGTCATGAAAGAAGCTCCCTTGCTTGCTCAGGGGTAAGACGCTGCAGTGTGTGCGAACGGTCCGTCACGACGAAGCCGACGCCCTCATCTTCGAACAGCAGCTTGTGCAGCCACGACTTCACCGCTTCGACCTGGTCGAAGAACACGTTCTCGTCTTCCATCGTCTCGAACTCTGGATGGCCGACCTCGTCGACGTCGTAGAAGTCCGTGAGCATCATGAGCTTGTCTTCGAAGTCGCTCATGTCCACGTTCTCGATGTTGTGATGCACGCGATCGACCTCGTCGATGACGTCCTGCCACGAGCTGTCGCCGTTCAAGAACCGCTTGAGCTGGAAGTACAGTGACCGCATCTCTTCGTACGTCCCAGGAATCTCACCGGCGAGCGAGGGCACGTTCGTGAGCTGATCGCCACCTGACAGGTACACTGCCTGGATCGCCGAGACCGGGATGTCGCCTTCGTACAAGAACTGCATCGGCTGGACCTGCCCGCGTAGCATCGGGTTGCCAGGCTTTCCGAAGAAGCTCCTCGAAGGCCAGCGCAGAACGCGTGGGTCATCCATCAGGTCCGGCTGCACCGACGCAGGATCGAGCTTCACCTCGATCACCGCGATGTCTTCGTTGTCGCCTCGCAGTCCTTCCGCGTAGCGCACGGCGAGGTCGAACCACGTCGTCAGGTACACTGCAGGCTGCTTGTGAAGCTGTGGGTCCTTCGCGACCACAGGCGAGAACTTCGCGCCCGTGTCTGCACGAAGACCTACGCGCAAGATCTCCAACACGTTCTCCGCCGACGTCCCGTGATAGTAGACCCCTCCAGGCGCCGCTGTCGGCCGCACCGTACGCGCAAGGCGATGCTGCTTCATCACCTTTGCTAGATCTTGAGCAGCTTGTTCGTCTTCGATGATGTGACCGTCGACTCGTACTTCGTCGAAAAGCGCCAAGTCATGCAAAGGCCAACGCTTACGAAGTTGTGACTCCGAGAAGACACCGTCGACGTCGATGAACGACTTGCCTACTTTCAAGACAACGTGATCCGTCATGCTGTCATCACGCATGACCGCTACCAGGTCTCCGCCCTTCAAGATCTGCATGGCACGAGCAAAGATCCAGCAACCACCTTCACCAAAGGTCACACCACCCTCGACCGCGCGATCCAAGATCTCGTACGCTTCGTCAGGCAGAGCGAACTCGGCCACCTTCTGGCGTGCGACCTCGTGAACGGGCAGTGGGTAGAACACAGCGACGGCGTTCGGGAGCGCGGACGACGTGTTCAAGAAGCCGAAGAAGCCGCGCTCCTTGATCGCCTTGTAGAGGCCCGTGCGACCGTTCGCTCGCCACGCTTCACCGACCCACGGCTCGCCGGACGCGAGGTCGAAGATCTTCGCTTCAGGTGGCAGCGTAGCCTCGTACTCGGCCTGCGACACGCCCGTGATCAACGTCTCCGGCTCTGTCCCGGCGATGTAGTAGAACGTAACGGGTACGCCGGTGTCCTGACGCTCGCGCCATGACAGCTGGCCTGACCCGATGAACTTCGGATCGAGCACGGAGGCCGCGCTTCGGCGAGAAGTGCCGCAGCTTCGTGCCCCCACTCGGCACAGCGACATCGGCTCGGCGACGTCGCACGTTCGCTCCGCCATCGTGTGCATCGTCTGCGTGTTGTCGCGGACGCGTGTGTCGTCGATGCGCGTGCGCTCGGGGCGTGGTGCGCGAGGCTTCGGCAGGTAGTGGCCCAGCATCTCTTCTTCGTCTTCAGGCGCGACCGGCATCTGCGGTCCTTCGACGAGGTCGAGCCCATCTGTGAACTGACGCAGCGAGATGATCGACTGACCTTGCGGCCCGTTCACCCTCACGCGGTAGTTGACGAACGCCTCCGGGTCCGGGTCCACGAGCCCCAGCTCCATGTCGTGGTCCGCAGGATGCGCACCGTCGATCACCACCTCGGTGCCCGCCATGAGCTGTGGTCCTGCGTACTCGGGCTCGAAGGTGCGTGACACGCGCATCCGTGCGCCAGGCGCGAACTCGTTCTGCCACGAGGCCGCCTCCTTCGCCTGCACGTCGCACAGCACGATCTCGATCGGGATCCGCACGCACTCGCCGTCCAGCTCGACGTCCATCTCTTCGCCGTGCTCCTCCACCACCTCGACGTCCTCGACGCCCTCATCTGTCGCGATGCGCACCACGCGGCGTGGCGCGAACAGCGAACGGAACGTCGACGCCGCACGCGACGACGACCGCAGCTGCTTCGCCAGCGCTTCGCCTTCGCTCGCGCGTGCCTCGATCGCCGCCTGGATCTGCAGCTCCAGCGCTTCGAGCGCTGCCGCCGTACCACGCACCGCGTCCACGTCCCCAGGTCGCGGCAGGTCGAAGTCGCTGTCGACGCGCTCTGTCGCCTCTGCGTACGCGCTCGCCAACACCTGGTACTGGCGCTCCAGGTCTCGCAGCGCGAACGTCGCTGTGCGGCCTGGCAGCTCGAAGACGTTGTCCTCGTACACTTCTCCGTTCGCGTCCATGAATCCTCCACCGGGGTACAGCACGAACAGCTTCAGCCCTCGCAAGAGCTGCTGGTGCGACTCCATCTTGCCGCGCGCGATCAAGTTCTTCGACACGCGGCGCGCAACAGCAGCAGCCTCCGCTTCGGTCCGCGCATGCGGTGCCGTCACTGCGAACGCCTGCATCGGCCACAGCTGCACCGCTTCGTCGATGTCCACCATGCCCTCGGGCTTGATTGACTCGCGCGCAGGCACCGACGTCGGCTCGCCGTACTGCGCACGCAGCATGTTGATCGCACGCCGGTCGGGCGCATCCTCGACATCAAACAGATCGAACCCGTCGATCGACTGTGCAGCGCGTTCGAACTGTGCTCGTTCTTCTGAAGACAAGTAGTCCACTTCAGGTGTCTCCCAAGTGAAGCCAGCCTCTTTCAGCGCTCCCGCAAGAGCTTTGAGCTGAGAAGCGGAGTAAGTGCCCATGACAGCGTTCGTCATCACCGAGATGCCCTCGGCCTCGTACGTCAAGAGCGCCCCGACGTCGTCGCCTCGGATCTCTTCTTGGCTAGACCCAAACGTTAGGATCTTGATCTTTCGGCTGCCTCTGATCGTGTGGATCGCCCACTTCTGGTCGCCAACATGCGCGATGTACGTGTCGTATCTGTTGTTGTAGTGATCGAAGAAGTTCTCAGACTCTGTCGCTGAGATGCACCACTTTGTTCCCCTGCCAAGTACACACGACGCTTCTTCAGAGAAGACGCGAAAGATCGTCACGTCTCCGGCAGAGAAGATCTTCTGGTAGCCTTCGCGCGCCTTCTGCTTCTTCTGTCCGTGCGACGGACCGAGCGCTTTCGCGGCGGCATACGCCTCCATGAGCGTGTGCTGATAGATGTCACGCTCGTTCGCAGGGAGGCGCTGCTTATTCGCCCAGAAGAAGTCGGCTACCTCGCGAATGGTGTCACGAACGAGAAGGATGTTTCCGTCGCCGTCACGCACAGGCGCAAACTCGCGCATCATCCAGCGGAGGTAGGACTGACGGCCGCCTGAAGGGTCGTGTCGTGCGAAGAACTGAAGATGCTCGTCGTCGCGAGACACGCCGAACTCGCGTGCGACGTCGTCGATGACGCCCGCGACGAACTGAAGGCTGGCGAACTTCGAGGGGTCGAACGAGGTGTCGACGTCGCCTTCGGGTTCGCGTGCGTCGTGCTCGATGTCGTCGTCGGCCAGCTCTTGGTAGTAGGCTTCCTCGTCCCGGCGAAGAAGCTCGTCTTGAACGTCGGACGGGATCGTGGCGCGGCTCAGGCGCTCGTCGCCGATCTCCTCACCGATCGCCTGCAACACGTCGAACACCGTGTCGGTGCCACTGCGCGCGCCGCCGATCTTCGCGTCCTGCAGGTCGCCCCACGTGCGCACCACGTTCTTCTGACGCGCGGCGCGGATGAGCGCGATGACGGCGTCGAGGAACGTCTCGATCTTCGGCATGCGGGGCAGCACCGCGACCAGCTTGTCGCGCACGCGCTGGTCGTCGACGTCGATCGTGCCGAAGTCGTGCCCGATCTCGTCCTCGATCGCCGTCGCGATGGCGCGGTCACTGCGCGGTAGCCCGACCCCGCGTCGCTTCGCCTGCACCTGCAGCTGAGCGCTGCGACGCAGATCGGCCTCGCGCTCTTCTTCCGTCTGGACGAGTGCCCGCTGGCCGTCTGCCAGCTGACGGAACTGCCACAGACGATGTGCCACGCGCATGCAGGAGCGTGGCAGAGTGTCAAGATGTCAGTGTCGTTAGCGCGTTCTTGAAGAAGCGATCACGCGCTCGCTGCGACCGGGGCAGCTCGCGCAGGTCGGGCACCAACACACCGCCCAGCTCCAGCACCTCGGCGAGCCGAGCCCAGAACGCTGCACCGTGCAGGTCGTTCGGTTCCCATGCCAAGAGGTGCGCTACCTCATGCGCCACCACGACGCGTATAAGGCCGCTGGATGCGTTGGCGGGCAGGGAGACGTTGATCCTAGAGGTGGCGGCGACGGCCGAACCAGAGGCCCATGGATGATGCCACACGCGAACCCGTAGAGACGGCAGCGGGCGGTCGGAAGGCCACAGCTCACGCAAGATGCTGGCAGCTCGATCTGCGACAGAAGGCATACGACGCAGCTTAGCGCGCTGCGTCGTCCAAGTAACGCTGCATGAGCACGCACAGATCCCCGTGCGCGGCGTGGTGGGTCTGCATGACGCGACCATGGAGCGCTCGGACCGCCTCGTACGCGCCGTGCGAGGACAACGCGTTCAGCGCCCCGGCGATGCCCATGGGCGAGAGGCGTTCGACGCTCAGCAGCCCGATCGACGCGATGACGTCCTCACGCGGGAAGTGCTGCGCGAACAACAGCAGCGTTGCGTACTGTTGGCTGCGCGGTGCTGCATAAAGCCGCTCGAAGTCGAGCTTCAGCGCGTCCATTCGAACTCCTCTTCGCGCATGAGCTGCCGGATGGCGTCGGCACCGAAGTCGCTCAAGAAGTGCGCGATGTCAGCTTTTCCACCGATGGAGATGACGACGCGACGTCCGCCTTCGACGATGTTGACGCCGTGCAGCTCGTGGCTCACGCACACCTGCGCCGCGTCGCCTGGGTCAAGATACACCGTCTTGTACGTGCGATCCTTCTTGACGAACAGTGCGCCTCCGCTCGTAGGCGCCTCCAGACACACGATCATGCGCCAGTGTTCTTTAGGGCGCAGAAGTACGTCGACGTGCTCGTTCCGCCAGTGCCCTGTGGCGTAGGGCAGCAGGTCCACGCTGTAGCCCTCTTCTGGCTCGCGCTTGAGCTTCGCGGCGACGGCGTCGTACACCTCGCGGACGGCACGGTCGTTCGGGCTGAAGTTGATCACGCCGTTGAGCCCTGGAACAGGGCGCTCCAGCGTGTAGTGAGCGATGGGCAGCAGCGCCTTCTGCGCGCGCTCCAGCTGCTCGCCGACGAAGAACTTTCGGAAGACGCGCACAGTGCACCTCGGTCAGTTGAGCCGCAGCTTCCAGCCGTCGCCGCCCGTCCATTCGACCTGCGCGAACTCACGCAGCGCGTACATCACGAACTGGACGTCGCTACTGATCTGCTTGAGCGCGTCAAGACGATGCACCTCGGCGTCGTCACTCGACGTGACGTTCGTCAGGTGCATCGCGTGCTCGAAGTCCGAGATCCTGCGACGTAGGTCTTCGCTGCGAATCTTGAAGTAGTCCCTCTCTCGCCCGTCCTGACACGTGTTTGCGACGTCGTCCGTGGCCTTCTTCAGCGTCACGAGGAGCTTGTCGATCTTCGTCGCGCGCGTCTGCATCTCGTAGTCTGTCCATTCGCCGCAGATGAGCCACAGCACGAGCTTGCTGTCGAACTCGTGCAGCGCACACTTCGCCATGTCACGCAGGCGCTCCGCCTGCAGGAAGTCCTCACTCTTGAAGTCCATCACTTCTCCTTCCACAAGCACGGGCCGAGAATCCACGCATCGAGCACGACGACGCCTGCGTAGGCCAGACCGAGTGCCACGTGCACGTGCACGAACACCACAGCGTTGAACAGCGCCATCGTGCCGAACACGACCGCCCACAAGCGGCGCTGCGACAGCGGCAGCGGACGCCAGCTCTGACGCCGCAGAGTGTACCACTCGTCGAGCTTCATGAGCCTCATGGCAGCCTCACGTACGTCAGAAGGTCCGTGAACGGGATCTTCAGTTCCACTCCGTGAGTCGTTCGCATGTAGAACGCTGTGTTCGTCTTCGACGTGATGCGGAGCTTCGTGCTGCCCAGGATCATGTTCATGGACTTGCTCACGTGAAACGTCCTCGACGCGACGACTTCGTCTCCGACCTGCAGCGCGCGGAGCTTCGCGTGCGTACGGCAGCTCTCGCGCCACTTGGTGGCCTGCTCCGACGTCGTTGGCGTGAGCGCGTCGAGCACTTCAGTGCTCGCCTCCCAGTAGTACGGACCCGACCCTTCGTCGAGGAACTTTACGCCGACCCCGCCCTTCCCGCGACGGATCAGCATCACGACAGCCGTCACGCGACCGACGCGGTCACGCACCGCCGCATAGAGCGCTTGGCGGCTCGTGTTGTGCGCCACCACAGGCAGCTTGTACAGCTGCCGGAAGATGTCGATCGACTTCGTACCGCGCGGGTACGACGCGTAGTCCCAGCCCATGTCAGCCTCCGATCCGGACGAACCGCGTGACCGCCAAGAGGCGGTTCGCTTCGTCGCGGATAGCGCCGTCGTTCGGCCCCGTCCCCGGGGCCAGCACGTCAGTGCGCCCAGCCTTCGTCGCGGCCTCCGCCACGAGGGCGGAGGTCAAGTACACGGTCCCCTCGACCGGGTCAGGGAGCCCCGTGACCTCACCGAAACGCGTGCCCGACACCGGCACCTTGACGGCGTCACCGTTGACCTCGACTTCGAGGTTGCCCAGCTGATGAGTCGTCGACGCGACCCGAGCGAGCCCCTGCGACAGGAACTCGACCCGGCGATCGCCGGTGTCGAGGTAGATGGTGTGCGGGGTGAGGTTCACGATCTTCATGTGCTCTACTCCTTCACTTCGCGTGCCAGGTAGCGGAAGTCGACCTGCTCGCTCTGTAGCTCGGACGTCACCTTGCGGAGCACGCGCGACGTCCGCATGGACTTCGGGAGCACGTCCTTGAGCCAGCCGCTGATGCTGTCGGTCTTGCCGATGCCGTACTGATGGCGGACCACAGCCAACGCAAGCAGCCCGAGCGGCTTGTTGGCCTCCTCCGCCTCCATCCCGACGAACTGCCGGGCCTTACGGTTGTCGTCAGAGTCCGCCGCGAGGTCCGTCAGCTCATGGTACGAGTCCTCGCGGCAGAACGGCTCGCCTCGCTCGATCGCCTCGCCGTCGCCGATCAGCTCGCGCCAGCTCTGAAACTCCATCACGTCGACGCCGTGACCATCCGACCGCGCGATGACGATGGGAAAGTCGCTGCCCTGCATGTAGTACCAGACGTTGGTCTTCATGATCACACCTCGAAGTACGGCATGTTGTACTTCTTCAAGAAGTCCTCTACGTTCTTGTACTTCTGCACCGACTCGCGATCGGTGCACCACGCCCAGTCGGGGTACATCACGAACGCCTTGCGGAGCGTCGCGGCCGTCAGATCGGCTGCTGTCAGGTCTCGCGCGACCGAGAAGCCCGTTCCGGTCCGGAGGTTCGGCTTGTGAACTGTCGTCAGGGAGAACGTCCCTGTCGCCTCGGCCTGGATGTAGCCGATCTTGTCACCTTGGACGAAGTAACAGTACGTCGGAGCGTTGACGTCCGACACGAACACCCGGAAGCCGGAAACGAAGACTCGGAAGCCGAGGGACTTGATCAGGGCGATGGGAACGAGGTTGCGCATGTGTTCTTCTACTTCACTTCGCGTGCCAACGCCGCTTCGGCGTCGACCAGCGCGCGGCGCGCGGCCACGAGCTGGTCCCAGCTGCGCTGCCACTGCGCGATCGCCTCGCGGACGGCGGCCTCGACGTCGACATCGCCGTCACCCGACGACACCTGGATGTAGCCGTCCGATGCGATGTACACGGAGCACTGGTTCATCTTGATGACCGGCATGCTCTCGGAGACCTCCGCCATGCGGTTGCGCGCGAGCCCGAGCGCCTTACGCGCGTTCGCGAGCGCCTCCGCACGCTCGTCCACGTGCCACTCGCCGACCTCCAGGTGCAGCCCGTTGATGTTCGTCAGCCGGATCTTCCCGCATTTGGTGCAGGTCTCCTTTTCGCACACGTTGCCGTGCGCAAGCGGGTTCTGATCTTTGCTGACGGCACCGAAGAACGGCGCCGTCCGAACCTTGACGTTGAAGTGCGTGCAGTTGCTCACGGTTCCTCCGATTAGGCTGCAAGGTTTGCGACGGTCGCGTCCATCTCAGCGATGATCTTGCGAGCGGTCTCGATCTTGGCGCTCAGCTCACTCTGGTTCTTGCCCATCTCCTCGGCCTCGATGAGCACATCCTCAGAGTTGTCGACGAACTGGTTGAGAGCTTCCCAGACAACAAGAAACTGAGCGCGAGTGATAGACATGCTTGCTTCTACTTCACTTCGCGTGCCAGGTCTTCGCCGAAAGCCACGGCGCCGATGGCCACGTACCGCTGACCGATCTGCATCGCAGCCTCGCCGTACGCGGTGACGAAGCCACCGGCCGCTCGGACCCACTTCTCGGGAAGGGGCGTCGCGCACTGCGCGTTCCAGCCCGCGCCTGCCGAACGCAGGTGCTGGAGCTTCTTGTAGATCTCTCGAAGAGAAGTCACCTCGATCTTGTAGCTGCGTACGACGTCCCCGTTGAACGTCTGCTTGATCGTCACCGTCATCTTCTCCACGCTCACGAGTCACCTCTTCGAGAAGGCCCGTTCGATACGGGCCAGCGTGTTCTCGTCCAGCCGCGCGAGCGCGACCTTCTTACCGTCGAGCGCGGCGTTGACGTCGGCAAGCGTCAACAGACGCCAGTCTGCACCGACAAGGACGTCACACACGCGCACGAAGGCGGAAACCTGCTCCAGGGTGACGCCGTACAGCTCTTGGATGTACGCGTCGTTGAAGCACATGTCTTGCCGCGCGGCCGTCAGCCCGGCGAACTGCTTCTTGGTCAGCTTCATGCCTTGGATCTCTTCACTTCGCATGCCAACTCGTACGCCTTGTACGCGGCAGCGGCCTCGGCTCGCGCCTGACGAGTGACCTTCCACGCTTCGATCGCGTCGGCCTCCGTCGTCGCCTGGACGATGCGCAAGGCGATCTCGCGCGCCTCTTCGTTCTTCGCACGCCACGCACAGAAGGCTTTATGAGCACGCTCCTTCTTCGTCGACATGATGTCCTTACCTCCACCGACGCACGGGAGGCGTAGTGCCTCCCGTGCGTCGTGCATGCATCAGGCGCCAGCTTCGTCGCGGAGCGCGACCCGGTTCTCGGCCTCGATGCCGAACACTGAGCGCGCACAGTCGCTGCCGACCCAGATCGAGCGGGGCTGCTTGTCGCTGGTCACGACCACCGGGACCCAGTTGGCGGCGTTCGTAATGCGATGCCCGCACGCGTGGCAGCACGAGTACCGCGACGCGAAACGGCTGGTGTTGTGCTTGGTGCTCTCGGGCCACTTCAGCGTCGGCCGCCACGACCCGCCACCGTCAGGCACCAGCTCGATCTCGGGCATCGAGATCTCCGCCTCGGAAGCCTTCACAAACCCCATGTCCTGAAGCGTCGCCGTGATCGTCGGCGACACACCCAGCAGCGTGAACACCGGCTTCGGTCGCTGCGCGTCGAGCGCCTCGAACGTCTGCGCGACCAGCTGCGCGTCGTCGCGACGCGCGAAGATCTCATCGAAGAGCTTCGCCACTGCGCCCTTGTCCTTGTCCTTCTCGATCTCGTCGATCACCGCGTTCCGCACGAACGCAAGGTCCCCCTCGAAGTCCTGCCCGTCGTAGCGCACTCGCACCCGAGCGAGGTAAAACACACCGTAGGTTGCGGCCATGTCCACAGTGTGGACGAGGTCTTGACACGCAGGCTGATCGCGCTGCCACTCCCAGCCCTTGCGACGCAAGCGATCCAGAGCCTTGAGCATCGCGCCGCCCATACGGCCGTTCGCGAGCTTCTTGCTGAGGGCAGCCCGCAGCTGCCGGGAGGTGTGCTCCTCCCAGTAGCCCTGGGTGACGGACTGAGCGTACGCCGCACGGAGCGTGGCGTACTTCGCCTGCTCCTTCGCAGGCAGGAAGGTGGCCAGGTTGTCGGAGGCGGTGAGGATGGTGTTGGTGTCCATGCCCTACTTCTACTTCACTTCGCGTGCCAACATCTTCACTGCTTGGGCTGTGAGAGGTGAGCGAGCGACCCCCGCACAGGATGGGGCTTGGTGTGGTCTTCGGCCTGAGCGAGTGCCGTGGCCAACTTCTCGATCTTCTGCTGAGCCTGAGCGACCGCTTCTTCGATGCGCTCCTCGATCTCGCTGACGTCGAGCGGGAGCGTCATACCGCCCGTCCACTCTTGGACCACGACCATGTCGAGAACTTCGACCTCGACACACATCACGATGGTGTTCTCAGTTGCGTGCTCGATCGCACGCAGGAAGCAGCGCTTCTGGTCGCGTTGCTCCTGAGACCAGACGCCCCGAGACATGCCGCTGGGTTTCCAGGTGACGCCATCGCTGACCGTCACCCACGCACCGAACACGCGGCTGTAGATCGTGTCGTGCGAGACTGCATGGCACGCGCGTGCGGTGCTGTCTTCACTCGCATGAACGAACGTCAGCTCTCCCGCCTCGAAGAGATCGGTGGCTTCGTCCTCTTCCAGCTTCACGTAGACCTGCACAGGCAGTAGACCGATCGTTCGGTCACACAGATGCTTGCGTGTGCGTGGACGCTCCTCGTTCACGACGCGGCACAGATGCGCCGCTTGCGCATCGTTCTTCTGTCGCCAGGCAGTCTTCGCCTGGCACATCGCATTCCGAGGACTGTTACCCTCAGAACGGAACTTGATGTAGTCGGAGTACAGAGCGCTCACGCCTGCTCCTTCTTCACTTCGCGTGCCAGGCGCGCGAGCGACCGCCACATGGCATGCAGCTCGCGCTCGTTGGCGTCCCACCAACCAGCCGCTCGCGCATCTGCGTGCAGGGCAAAGTTCGGCCGCGATACCACCTCGCGAAGGTCGTCGACTTCTGTGCGAAGGAGATACGCACACGCCTCCAGCGACAGGTTGTCGGTCTGCCACGTGATCTCGGGCATGTTCTCTGGACGCTTCGCGTTCATGCGCTCCGCTACTTCACTTCGCGTGCCGACTCCTCACTGCTTCTTTTCACTCTCTTGAAGAAGTTCTCTCTGCGAAGCCACAACGCGGCGGCCTGCGCTTCTTCGTGGCGCTCCCCTTCAGACATGGGCTCTAGCGTGAAATCGCGAACCTCCAGCTCTAGTTGAGCTTTGACCTGCTCACAGATGTGGCACAAGCCCGCCTTTGGAACTTCTCGCTTGCAACGCGAGCACACATAGTGCGGCGCAGACCGAAACTTCAAGATCTCAGCTTTGGCACTGACGAGGTCTGTCGTCACACCTGTTTTCGTGAACTCCTTGTCGTTCACATGCCGCGCCCACCATACGAAAACGAAAGCACCTGCAGCGTTCTCGTGGCACTCGACTGAAGCGTGAGGATCGGAGAGTCGCTTAGGCTCCCATTTCCCATTCTCGTCCATGTCAGCAAAGCTCGTCATCTTCATGGTGCCGTCCTTTTCGAGAGGCGCACTTGCTGAGAGTTCGCTCGCTTTTCTAGCGAGCCATACGCTTGGCTTTGACCACATATCGCGTATCTCTTGCGATTTATGCTTGTCGCTCACGGTCGCTTCTACACCGATGGCATGAAGAGCTGTTGCCTTTGCTTCTTTCAGACCGTGAGCTTTCGTAACAAGTTCGCCGTCGACTACTACAGACCACAATCCTGTGTGTCGTTCTCCTCGCTTGTAGGCAGCGACCTCTAAGACTCGACCGTTGACTGTGGTTGTGAGTCCTGGCCCTTTACGACACCAAGCTACACTGTCTGTCTTCGCCTTCATGTCAGTCCTCTAGCTTTTCTCCGGTCTCCGGGTCGAAGCCTTCGCGCTGAGCTTGCTGTCGAAACGCGTCGAGCACCGGCCGCCACGTACGCCCGTCGACCCACCGCGCGGTGTGTATCAGCTCCAGCGCGCGTGACCACTCGCCGCGCAGCGCGTGCGTGTATGCGTCGGCAGCGCAGTCCCATGCTTCAGCCTCACCTTCAGGCATCTCGACGCAGCGCGCTTCGATGAGGTCTGCAAGATGCTGCACGGCTCAGCCCGCCTGCACGTAGAACGCGCAAAAGCCTCTCTGGTCGCACCACATCCGTTCGACACGCCAGCCGTCAGGGCACGACTTCGCGAGCAGCAAAGCCGCACCAGGACGCACGACCGTGACCGCGAGCTGGCGGTCGTCGGACACGTGTGTCAGCCACACTTCATCGCTCATCGTTCGCTCTTGCGCAGCTTGTTCGGGACGATCGTCTGGTGCCGCCAGTGGTCGTTGGTCTGCACGTGGTTAGCGCGCACGTACTTCGCGACGCGCGAACCGAACTGGTCTCGCGTGAACGACCCTGCAGGCCGCACGACGTAGCCTTCGTGCTCGCCCTCGTCTGCTTTGATCGGCACGTTTTCGAGACCACGCAAAAGCAGCTTGTGGATGCTTTCCTGCATCGAGACAGCTGCTGCCACGGACTTCGACAGCACCGGCACCGTGTGCAGCCCGAGAAGCGACGCCCACTCGACGGTGTCGGCCCACGACAAGCACTCGTTGTCGATCCAGATCGAGAAGACGAGGAAGAACGACGGCAGCTCGCTGTAGCCGATGCTGTGCTTGGCGTACAAGTTCTCGCCGCAGATCCGCATGTTCGGTGGGATGTCGTGGCAGATCGAGGCCCAGAGACTCTTGATCCACGCGCGGTCAGGCGTCGCTCGATCGCTGTCGACCGACCGTGCGTGTACGTGGTCGCGATACAGCGTCGTGTTCTCGCCATCGAGCTTCAGTGTGGAGATGATGGTTCGGCTGAGCAGCTCAGTCGCTTGTGGCACAGTGAGGCGCTTGTCGTCGCTGGTCGCGCCTGGCGACCAGGGAAGATGCGGCGTGCGTGGATACTTCACCCACGACACGAACACGTCGGGATCGTCGTGGCCGCGCACGATGCGCGCGTGTGCCTCGGTCGCGTAGAGCGGCCCCTTGAAGCGACGACGCCCGTCGACGTACGCGTTGCCCCACTTATCGTACCGCGAGTCCGCGTCGAGCGACGGCGGCAGCAACACGCTCTTGATGCCAGCGTGCAGACGCAGCTCTTCGCAGCTGACTTCAGTCGATTCGGCCTTCACGTGGCAGCTCGCGCAAAGGCTCACACCGTTGTCGAGGTAGTAGCCGCCATCGTCCCACAGCTTGCGCTCAATGATGTGGTGCGCGTCGACGGCCGGTGCTGCACACACCACGCACGTCTGCTTGTCGCGCGCGAACACGCGCTCGCGGAAGTGGTCTCTCGTCAGCAGTGTCGTCATGACTTCTTCTCGTCCAGCCGCTCGAACGCAGCTGCAAGGATCTTGGCGTCGTCAACACGAGCGAGCACCTTGTCAAGAGCGCGTCGGACTGTCTCTTTGTACTCCTCCACCATGCAGGCGACCTCTTCTTCCGTCATACGATGAGCGAGCGGACGATAGCGCATCGGCTTGTTCGCTGGCCGATGCACGAAGCGCTCGGGGTAGCGCTCCAGCACCATCTCGACGAGCATGTCATTTTCGACACGTCGCGCTGTGCTCCAGTCGACTGAAGGAAGATCGCGCTCACGGAACGAGCCGTCCAGCTCGACGCGGATGAAGACCACCCGGTTGTGATCGTATCGCAGCTCGACACCCGTCGCTTCGAAGATCCAAGCCGTGCGTCGCATGACGCGTCGTACGCGGAGGGCCGCAGCGTCGAGCACGTTGCGCTTGTCGTCGAATCGAAACGTGATGACCTTGGCCATATTTACTCCGCGCAGTGTCGCCGAAACTCTACGATCTTGTCCCGAATGCGCTCCCAGACACGCGGGTCGACACGTGCGATGAGCACGAAGTCGTCGCACGTCAGAGGGTCCGTGTTATCGCCCCAGTCCGCGCGCACCACGTAGTCGACGATCTGTGCGTAACGGTCCTGCGTGGGCTCGTCGCTCGTCGCCGCTACGACCCACCGTGGCTCGGGGGACCAGTCTTCGACCGGCGTCACCGGCTCCGCGTCGCCCACGTAGCTGAGCGCATGCCCCAGCTCGTGGTACAGGTCGGCCACCGTCAGCCCGACGACCATGTCTTCCCTCTGTTGAGGTAGGCGGCCCAGACGGGCGTCGTAGCCCAGGAAGCGAAGAAATCGGATGACGACGTTCGCGTTCACGCGGTGACTCCTACGGTATGGAGACGCGGCTCAGCGTAGCGCAGCACGAACACGAAGCGCGACGGCTCGAAGAGCTTTGCTTGTGCTGCGAGCATGCCGCGCACGACCTTGTCGTCGAGACCGAACCGCGCCCGCCACGCATCGGTGGCGAGCGCGTCGAACGTCCCTTCGGACGAGTACGGCACCTCGTACGTCGAAGACTTCTCCAGGCTCGTGAGGCACAGGAGCAGCAAGCGCACGTGCGTCTCGAACACGATCGGCTCGCGCCAAGCGAACACGTCGAAGCTCTTGAACGCAGGCTCGTTCATGACTCCTCCACTGAGAACACGCTGTCCGCGACGAAGTGCTCGCGGAACACGGCACTGAAGCACAGGCCACTGTGGCCCGGTTCGAGCGAGCAGTGCCGGTTCATGTCCCTTCTGTAGTTGGCACACGTCAACACCGGGTTCGGTGGCGGAGGCGTCGGCGTCGCCCGCTGCACGTGGTTCTTGCGTCGTCCCATCACACCACCTCCGCCGCCTGAGCGGCCTGCGTGTTGCGCTCGATGCTCACGTCGAGCTTGGCGGTGACGCGGCCCGCCACCTCGACGCGGGGCGCGTTCTCGACGATCTCGTCCTGGATCGTCTGGATCGTCTGCTCCAGCTCATATTCCTTGACGAGCTGCTCCCGCATCTCGTCGTTGAGCCGAGCCGACTCGCGCAGCACGTCGCGAAGCAGGAGCTTCGCCGTCTCGCGCGTGATCCCTGCACGCTTGAGCAACACCGCCACGGTACCCAGGTTCAGCAGGCGGCTCGTCGGCCGCTGCGTGTAGCCGACACCGCGCTTGACGACGCCCGTCACACGGACGGTGAGATCCACCGACGCCGAGGAGCCCTCGGCGATCTCGGTCTTCTTGCGCTCCATGAGCGCGTCGCCGACCAGCGCGTAGAGCGCCGCCAGCTCGAAGGAGGTCAGGTCGTTCAGCGTAGCCATGCCTCTCGCTACTTCACTTCGCGTGCCAACTACGAGGCGCGAAACCTCGGAAGCTCAGGCAGATCGTTTGACTTGACAGTCTTGGCCAGGTCGAGGAAGCACTGCGCACCGAGCATGTATTCGAGGATGTCTCGGTTGCAACGACACTGCGTGTAGTTCTCGAATGCCGTTCGTGAATCGATGGACGCGTTTCGATGCTCCGCCCAGTCTTCGAACGGCGTCTCGACGGTTGTCGCAGCATCCTTCACAAGCGCAAACAAGATCTGCTCTGACGTTGGCAATCTTGCGCCTTGCAAGTGGACTTGCCACGGCATCGTGATCGCGTGCCGGTTGTTTCGTATCGTGACGCTCATGTGCACAGCGAGACTTGCCCCCTGGAACTTGAGGGTTGGCACAGAGATGACCATCCGAAGCCCAGAGCTGTAAGTCTCCTTGACCAGACGCAGCCACCAGTGCGTGACGCGCCCGAGGCCGATGGCTCGGTGCACGAGGTCGTCGGAGCGCAGGTCTCCCAGATGCACGGAGAGATCCGGTTGCGCCTTCTCCTTCTCGAAGGCCGCTTGGTCGAAAGCTGCAGGCTCGTAGTTCATGTGTTCCTCCTCTTCACCGCCTCCAAGAAGCGGTCAGCGCCTTCGACCAGATGCTCGTCAGTGTTCACATCGTCGAACTGCGAGAACTTGAGCATGTTCACCAAGTACGCGGCTCGGTCGTAGTTCTTGGCTCGAATCGCTGCGATGAGCGAGCCTTCGAGCCGTTCGACTTGCCCTCGGTACTTGTTGCGGTTGCGCTCTCGCCAGTCGGTTTCCAGAGCCGTCGCCGCAGCTTCCGCTTCGCTGACGTGAACGATGTCGTGCTTGACCGTCCGATACATCTTCGTCGTCTTGATGACCTTGAGCTTGAGCGGATGCAAGATCACGACGTCCGCCGCACGACACGCAGCTTCTCGTGTCTGGATGAAGCTCTGAGGTTCGCGTCGAACCAGCGGGAACGTGATCGTGAGGGTCCCAGCTCCGTCTTGGAGCTTCCCTCGGAACACGATCCCTTCGATCTTTATCTCGAACTGCACTCGGACGTTCATACAGGCTCCTTCCAGTCGTTCGCCAGCATGCGCACGAACTCGTTGCGGGCTTCAGGATCGGTCGTGTAGTCGAGGACGTGCACGTGGCAGCGCGTGTCGCAGACGCGGTCCTGGAATCGCCAGTGAAAGTTGGTGAAGCACTTGCCGTGTAGCTCCGGATTCTTCGGCAAGTCGAGCACCAGCTTGTCGTCGAGGAACGCGCGCAACGTCAGCAGTCGTTGTCGACCGTCCACGACACTGCGGTTCCCGTGCGCGTCCTCGACGACGAAGAACGGCGGCAGCGGTACGCGCATCAGCATCGACTGGATCAGACGCGACTGCTTCTGCAGATTCCACGTCGGAGCGTGAGGCTCTTCTCGATCAGCCAAGTACACGATGCCACCTCGAAGCTCACGTACGAACTCGTCTGCGGACATCGTCGTGCTGCGAAAGGTCAGCTCATCGAGCTTCATGGTCGTCCTTCTTCCACGACACGCGGCAGTGGGCAACGGGAGCGCTCCCGAAGCGGTTGTGGCGAACGACGCGCACCTCGATGCTGTTCTCGGTGCGTGTCGTGTCGATGGGCTCGATGTCGAGCGTGGCGTTTGTCTTCTGCACACGCCACGAGAGTGCACCCAGCGCGCACGCTTCGTAGGTCCGACCCTCGCGCTCGCGTGCTTCGAGCACGAGAGGCCAGCCTCGACGCGAGAACGTCTCGACGTCCTCGCGTCGAGGCTGGCCTCCACCTTGATCACGCCGTCCGCCACTTCCGGAAGTCGATTTCGCCCAGGTCGATCTCCATGTGCGGCGGCAGCGTCGCGATGACCGCCTTCTGTCGCGCCGTCTGCTTCTCCTCGCTCTCGATCGAGAACGTCATCAGCACCCAGCGCGCGACCGACATGATCAGCATGACGTTGGGCGCGTTCGCCGCACGCTGCAGCAGCCTGCGGCACGCGGGCGAGAACTCGTCGACCTCGTCGATGAACAGCACACCGTGCTCCGCGAGCTTGATCTCCTGCTCCAGACCGCGCTCCGACACCGAGTGGTGCGGCGCGCGGAACGGAGCGCTCGTGATCGGCCGGTACAGCCCGAGGTCGTCGAAGTTCTTCAGCACCTCGATCCGCGCCGCCTCGCTCAGCGGCATCATCGCCGCACACCGACGCGCCGCCAACGTCTTGCCGACGCCAGGCTTGCCGTTGAGCAGCAGCGTGCGCTTGGTGTTCATCGCCGCCTTCAGCGCCGCGATGACGCCCAGCGGCGCACGCAGGTCATCGAACGACATGTCGGGCGCGTACGGATCGTCCTTCGACGGTGCGAGCTTCGCCACCGCCTTCGCCTCCCCTGTGACGAGGTCGATCGGCGTCGCCTCGAAGCCCAGCCCATGCAGCACGCGCGCGAGGTCACTGGCCGCGACGATCTTCGTCGTGCATCGAGCGTCCAGCGCACGGCGGAGATGGCCCTTCATGCGGGTGACGCTCCCGAGCGCGCTGACCGCGCCGAGGTACAGCGTGTCCGGCTCGGCCTTCTTGAAGGCGCGGTACAGGATGTCGAGGTCGCTCCACATCACGCCTACCTGCTTGAAGCAGAGCTTCGCGTCCAGCAGCGCGCGTTCGAGCACAGCGGCCTCGGACGGCGTCGTCTGTCGACCCAGCAGCTTGTGCGCGGCGAGCTTCAGCTCGACAAAGTGCGGGTCGGTCTTGTCGTAGTTCATCGCTTGCTCCTCTTGGCCTTCTCGATCTTGCGGTACTCGTCGTGCACATCGTGCTTCATCGCGGCCCACGCGCACTGGTGCAGCATGAACTCCACACCGTGATCGAGCAGGTGTTCGCACAGGTCGTAGTCAGAGCCTGAGCGCGCGTTCTTCGTCAAGGCCAGCACGCGCAGACTCGTCTCGATGTCGTCCGGCAGCGTCGTCTCGACCTCGTCGTCGATGTCGTCAGCGTTCGAGTCCGAGATCTCTCGGACCTTCGCCCAGTACGTCTCGTGCGACATCGTGGGCGACATCGCCGTCGACGGCGTGGACACCGCGCGGGCAGGATAGATCGCGTCGACGAACGTGATCGGCTGATCGAGTGACATGCGCACTGCCATCACGCGTGCGCATGCGTTCTCGATGTAGCCGAACGCGACGGCGTCGATCGTCAGCTCCTCGGTCATCTCTTCGTGAGAGAGCTTGCTCCCGACGCAAGCAGAGCCTCGGTAAATGTCGTAGGTGATCATGTGTCCTCCTTAGACCGAACGGCAGCCTTCTCGTGCGACCACGACGTGGTCGATGAGCGTGATCCCCAGCAGCGCGCCCGCACTCCGCAGGCGCTCGGTCAGCACTCGATCCTCTTCGCTCGGCGTCGGGTCGCCGCTCGGGTGGTTGTGCACGAGGATGAGCTGCGCCGCCTTGTGCGTGATGGCGAAGCTGAACACCTCGCGCGGGTGCACGAGGCACGCGGTCAAGGTCCCGCGCGCGATGCAATCGGCGCCGATGACACGCAGCCGCGCGTCGAGCGCGATGACCCAGAACGTCTCGACGGTCTCGTGCCGTAGCTTCTGCTGGAAGAAGCGGCCGACGTCGTCCGGTCCCTTCAGACTCTCGCCGACGGGCTCGTTCGCCAGCTGGTCCAGCACTTCACGAAGTGCCTCGAACTGCGCAGCGAACGTCGGCGACTTGTCGGGTTGCTGCAGCTGCGCCTGCAGACTTCCGACCTCGCGCAGCTCCTTGCGCAGCGCGGCCCGCTTGCGGCCGAAGTTCGTCACACCGAACAAGGTCTCCAGATGCGTGGTGTCCACAGTGGCCTCCTAGCGCAGCGGCCGAGGCCGCTGGATGATCTTGCAGTGCCCGACGAACTTCTCGCGCTCGAACAGCGCGACCAGCGCTTCCTGTTCCGCTTCGAAGTCGACGTAGATCGACGTGCCGCGCACGTGCGCGCGACGCTCGAATGAGCCGAGGATCGCCTTCATGGGCTTGCGCCCATACGCGAGCGCACGCGCCTGGTACTCGTCGGTGCCGAGCACACGGCGCATGAAGCGCCGCGCGCCCGAGGTCATCGGCTTCACGGAAAAGTAGACAGTCTGCATCACAACTCCTCGATGCGCGCCGCGATCTGACGGGCGCGCTCCTCCAGCTCCGCTTGCGTGTCGCCGTCCTCGACGGCGACGACGCAGCGCTCGATGTAGCGCCGCTCAGCCGCGAGCAGCGCTCGCAGGGCTGCACGCGGCGTGCGGTAGCGTGTCAGTTCTGCGTCCGTCACACAGTCCCACGTGTACGACGTGGGACCCAGAAGAGGTTCGGCACGAACAGCTGCGACGATCGCGTTCATGCGAACAGCTACTTCACTTCGCGTGCCAACCTAGTCCGGCGTGCACATGATGTCGCGCAGGTTCTTGACCGCACGGTCGAGATCACTGAGCACATCCTCGCGCGCCACGTCCTCGTCCGCGAGCCGACCACACACGCGCATCAGCTCGACGGACAGCTGCCGCAGTCGGCTCATCGTCTCGCGATGTGCCGACATAGCCTCGTTGAACTTCTCGGCGCTCGCGAGGAACATCCCTTCGACTTCGTCATACGCTTGATCTGGTGCTCGAAGAGCAGGTGCAGGATCGCCCGCTCGTACTGGTCGTCGCCCCACTCGCGCGTCAGCGTACGAGCTTCCTCGGCGTGCTGGATCGCCACCGTGATGTCACCACCCGACACCACCTCTCGGATGCGCTCGTACAGCGAGTTCGCTGTGACGGCGTCGGCCCGTGCTCGCTCTTCGCGCTTGCGCAGGACGCGTCCTGACGGCTCCACACACGTCTCGACGGCCAGCTCCCACAGTTCCTGGGAGTGCTCGATCAGCGCGTTGATCTTCGATGAGAGTTCCGTGTTCACATCGACTCCTTCGCGGCGGTCAGCACCTTGTTCAAGCGCTCCGCGTTCTTGGTCTTACCGGTCGAGAGAAGGTGCAGAACCGACCCTTCGACCGCTTCGAGCGTCACGCGCTTCGCGCGCAGGTCGTCGAGCAGCAAGCTCTCCGCCTGCTCACGGGTCAGCTCGACGAGCTGACCGTCGCGGTGCCAGAGCACGCGGGGGTCGTTCTTGCCGTCGCCAAACAGCACCAGGACTGCCTGACCAGGCGCGAGGCGCCACAGCACATCAGTCCACGAGCCGATGCGTCCCGCGTCGCCATCGGCGCCCGTACCCTCTGCCAAGAGACGCGGCTGGCCGAGCCAAGCCGCGCTCTCGCCTCGCCGGTTGCGGGTGTACGTGCCGTCCGACGACACACGCACGAGCACGTCGGCGGTCGCCGTCTTCGGCGCAAGGAAGCGCCCGTGCACATCGGCCTCGACGATGCGGTCGCCCTCCATCATCGGCGGGTTCGTGCGCTCGACGCGCACGAAGTTCGGGACGCGACCACGTCCCGTTTCACCGAGCAGCACGTGCTGCCCGGCCCCGTCGGTGTCGGTGGGGATGCCGACGGTGAGACCCCGCTTGGTGAAGTTGTACGCCTTCATGATGTTCTCCTCTTCTTCACTTCGCGTGCCAACGCGTGCACGCCTTCAGAACGGAATGTGGTTCTCGTCGTCGACGACGACAGACTCCACAGGCTCGACAAGCGCGACGGCGGGCTCGTCGTTCTGCTCACGGTCCTCGTCCATCCAGGCTTCGCAGGGTCCGCAGACCCCGTCGAAGAGGCCGCAGTCCGACGAGATGCGGACATGCGGATGGTGGTTGCAGTAGCGGTGCATGCTTCGGTCTACTTCACTTTGCGTGCCAGCCGAGCACGAGCGCGGCGCGGAGACCGCACACGTACAGGCGGCGGAGCATGGAACTCCGCTGCGTGATCACGGCAGAGCGCCATGACGAAGCCCTCGACGACGACCGTCGTCGTAGCAGGCTGACCGCAGAGCTTGCCTGCGTGGTCAGGAGCGACACACCGATTCATACAGCCTCCGGGAGCTTGCGACGCGCCTGCGCGCGAATGACGCGTGCATCGAGACCCTGCTCCGCGCACCACACGCGGAGCGTCTTGGCCTGGCGCGCGCTGTTGCACGAGCGGCACGCGACGACGAGGTTGGTGGCCGTGTCTTCGCCACCGAGCGACTTCGGCGTGAGGTGATCGAGGTGCAGATGCGCACCCGAAGACTTCTCGGTCGCGCCGCAGTACACGCAGCGGTGACCGTCCCGAGCCGCGATCAGGCGCGCGAGCTTGCCGAGCCGCTTCTTCAGCGACTCGCGACCCGGGCGCGCGCTGTGGGCCGCGCGCCCCTTCTGCGTCGTGTACCGGGCGGCTCGCTTCGTCGTCGTCACGCGACGAACTACTTCACTTCGCGTGCCAGGTCAGGTCTCGAAGTCTTTCGCGATCCATCCCGCAGCAAACATCCAAGATGCGCTGATGGCGCCTGCGACCACCATGATCCATGTCTGGTAGTCCGGAAACATGTCTGCAAGACGAAAGGCGGCGACCAACGTCTTGCAGATCGCGAATATGCCGATCAGAAACCAGATCATCGTAGACTCTCCTTGACGTCTCCAAGCGGGTGTGTGAGCGTATCCACAGCACGGGGCGGGGTTTCTTCGGTTTAGTCCATTCCTCGTGCGGATGGCTCCTGATGGGGTGAGCGGCGGAGCAGGACCCGCAGACCTGCTCCGCCGCTTGCTTTCAGCGCGGAAGAAGCTCCAGAACGCGCAGCTTCGCTTCGATCTGAGTCGCCATCTGCGCCTGCGTCTTTTCGCCTTTCAGCAGAAGATCGGTCCGCACCATGCCTCGTGGCAGCGGAGCGTCCGCCTCCCAGACGTCCGACCACATCATGTGCGGTCGGTAGACCAGGACCAGTGGCTCGGCGTTGTAACAGAGAAGCCAGAACGCCTTGGCGGCGAGCGCCTCGGCTTGAAGCTGCAAGAGCTTGACTGTGTCAAGGCTCATGTCTGCCCTCTAGTTTCCGGCGAAGATCGACACGTACTCCTCGCCCTCGTCGAGGTCGAACGGTCCTTCTTCGTTGACCTCTTTGGTGACGCGCGCGCTTCCTAAGAGGCCGCAGTCACCAGACGCACCGTGCCGGTACAGAACCTCTTTATCGCCGTGTCCGGTCGCTTCGAGCTTCTGCAGATTCTTGATGAACTCGCTGAGCTTCATGAGATATACTCCTTCACTTCGCGTGCCAAGATCAGGCGGCGACCGCCTCGGGTTCGGTCTCGGGCTCGGCCTCGGCCTTGGTCTCAGCCTTGCCGAGGACGCAGTCGGCGGCCTTCTGGGCTGCGCTCGCGGCGCGCAAGAAGATTCGGACGTCGTCGCTGATCCTCTTGCGCCAGCTCGCGAGGTAGCTGGCGCTGTTCGACTCGACGTCGGGCCGCAAGATGCCGGTCATCGCGCACAGCATCGAGGCCGCGCACTCGGCTACCAGCTCCTCCTCTGCGTACGTGTGCGAGCCGTACACGATCGGGTCCATGACCCCCGACCGATCGAGGCGGCTCGCGTGCCCCGTGGAGTGGGCCAGCTCGTGGTAGAAGGTCGAGTAGTAGTGCTCGACCGACGCGAACGCCACGCGGTGCGGCATGCGGATGACGTCGCTCGACGGGATGTAGCAAGCTCGGTCTCCACCGACCTGCAGGCGCGGCCCCTTCGCGAGGTACGCGTCGACGACCGTCTTCGCGTCCTCCTGCTCGACGATCTCCGTCGTCGCCTCGGGCTCGGCCGTCGTCTGCTCCGCGTTGAACACGACGGCGTATCGAAGCAGTGGGAACTTCTTCGGCTTCCCGTTCTTGTCGAACTGCGTCTTGGACTCGACCATACCGTACCAGGTGACCGGCCACCCCTTCTCGCCCTTCTTCACCGGCGAGTTCCGATCGAGCCACTGCTTGAAGCTCCCCCAACGGGGGTCAGCGTAGCCCGCGCAGCCGAGCAGCATCGTGTTGCTGCCTCGGTACGCACGCCCGGTTACTACGTTGCGGGGCGTACTGGACTGCCATGGCTTCTGCCAGGGCACGACGCCCTTGTCGAGGAGCGCCAGCAAGCGCTCGGTCACCATCGCGTAGATCTTCTCGCTCATGTGTGTCTTCTTGCTTCACTTCGCATGCCAACTCCTCACTGCTCCTCACTTTTTCCTCACTTACTATAAGTACCTTATTTTATTAGAGAAAAAGCTAGTCTAGTGAGGAAGTGAGGAAAGTGAGGAGTATTTAGCGCTATGATACGAGATACAGAAAGAGAAACCCTTCTTTTGTGCAGAAAAGCACAGACAGCTTTTCTCCATGAGCACAATAGGAGCTACAGCTTGGGACCTCACCTTCCTCACTAAACGAGGAAAAGCTTAAGTAAACCGAAGGTTTACAGGTCAGTGAGGAGGAGGTGAGGAGACAGCCACGTCACTAGCATCGTCTGGTCTTCCAACAGACGGCTCGTGAACTGTCGAGAATCATCTGGGGTCAGCTCGACGAGTGTGTCCGACAGCACATGTAGGATGTGGTCGATCCGGGAAACCGAGCATCGCTCACGACGCATCGCGTCGCGCTTGGCGGCCAGCGCTCGCACTTGAGCCACAGCGGCGAGCGGTCCTGACGTCGGCATGACATCAGCCTCGTGTGGCGCTGTGCAGAGCCCTTCCAGGAAGCGCTCGGTGCTCGGGTGGAGCGACCAGCCTGCGGCAGCTTGGAGCGCATACGGACAGCTTGGCGTGAGCCCAAAGAGCAGCTGGTAGCCGAGCTGCGTAGCCGGGTCTGAAGTGAGAGACGCGGGTACACGCAGCTGTGGTCCGAGCACAGGCGCGACACCGAACGTTGCGACGAACAGCTTGCGGAACTCGACGGTCTTCACGCAGCCCGCCACAGCTCGCGGTTGATGCTGCGCTCTCGAAGCAAGCGCAACATGAGCATGTCGGCTTGCTCGCTCGTGATGCCGAGCGTGTGTTCAAGACGTTGCGTAGGTAAGCCGACGGTCGGCAACAGCTCGACGACGATGTGCCATCCATCGTCGCGTTGTACGCGCGTCACCGCGCTGATTGAAATCGGCGTCTTCTGCACAACGCGAACACTAGCGTTTTCTGCAGAAGTGGTCTACTAGCTTGTTCATGCTTTCCATCGAGGAGCTGATCACCACCTTCAACACGATGCCCGAAGAGCAGCGTATGTCGGCGTTCAACGTCGTCTTGCGTTGGCTCGGGCCGGATGGCGCGGACATCGTCATCGCAGATGCGGATGGCGAGGCCCGACTCGCCGCGAAAGAGGAAGACAAGAAGACACCAACAGAGCGCAAGCCGCCAGCGACTGAGGTGATGGACGCGCTGAGCGCCATCGTGAGCTACCTGTACGGACGCGACGCGAGGACGGTGCCCGAGCTGGCGCAGGCGCTGAAGCTCGACAAGTCGCTCGTGATGAAGGCCCTGTACCAGGGGAAGAAGCTCAACAAGCTGACCGAGCTGAGCCTGACGGCGCCGCGTGCGATGCCTGGCTCGCGCAAGCCCGCAAGCAAGGGCTACGTGCTGTTCGGCCAGCCCGAGTTCTGGCGCCCGTCTCCCAAGGTCAGTGGCCTGCTCGACGGCGAGGTCGTCGAAGACAGCTCGAAGTTCGAGTTGGTCAAGACGATGGTCGAGGAAGCGCCTACGGCTGACGCAGTCGTCAACGAGTTCGAGCGCGTCCTCGACTCGCTCGTGTCGCCTCCGACGTCGACGCCGGTCGTGCCGCCCAAGGTTCTGAGCCTCGACGATCTGTGAGCAAGCCACACGTCCTCACGCGTGTGCTCACCGAGTACGCTGCACTGCTCCCTGCGGAGCGTGCGGCGTACCGGGAGCGCCTTCTGGCTCTTGCGGAAAAGTACAAGCTCACGCGCGAAGAGGTTGAGCGTCGACTCGACGCGATCGACGCCGCGCGTGTCGTGAAGGTGGTTCCTCATGGTGATTGATCTCAAGAAGGACCCTGTTCCGTGCATCTGGTTCTGCATGTGGTTTGGCCTGTTCTGGTACGGCCGCAGTCGACCAGGCACGCACAAGATCGCGCTGACCCTCAGAGGTCTCGTGACAGAAGCATGCGCCGACGAGCAGAAGCGCGCGTACGAATACTTCGACGTACACCTCGGATTCACGCCGGTGCCTGCCAGGTTCCTAGACAAGATGAAGATCGAGGTGCCGTACAACAAGCTGCCGAAGATCGACGACATGCTGTTGATCGTTCCGTTCATGTTTTCACCGAGCACGTTTGTCACCAAGTGGTGGACGCTGCGCGCCATGCAGAAGATGTGGGGAACCTGATGAAACACGCAGTTCTGGCTGTGATGATCGCAGTCGTGATCGTCATCGTGTTGTTCTTCGCGGTGCGCGACCACAGCTCGCGCGGCGACTCGGGGTTCCTGGTGACCGCCGAGTGCCAGCGCTACGACCGCGTGTGGCGCACGCTGCGCGTCGGAGGACCGAGCTTGACTGCAGCAAAGCGCGAGGCGCTGTCGATGGCCGCCGAGTGGTGGAACGAAGAGCTGAAGCTACACGCGTTCGAGTTCGTCGAGGACGACCGCGATCTCGACGTCATCGTCGACACCAGCGCGGCGAAGAGCTACACGCAGTTCGAGATGACGTCGTGCGAGTCCGTCATGCGCACACGCGTGTATCTCTACGACGGAGAAGCGCCGTCGAAGTGGATCGGCGTCTTCTCGCACGAACTCGGGCACGCGCTGTTTCTCGCAGACGACAACGTCGCCGAGTCGATCATGTACCATCGCGCGGGCACGCAGTTCTTTGGCGACGTCACGGACCAAGACAAGGCGCGCGTCACTGCGCGCTTCGAGGAGTGAGCACATGTACCGAATCATCGGCCTCTGCGGCGCTGCAGGCGTCGGCAAGAGTTACATCGCGAACATGCTGGGCAAGAACGAGAACTTCGTCGAGCGCTCGTTCGCCAAGACACTGAAAGAAGCTGCAGCTGTCATCTTCGACTTCAGTCACGAGCAGCTGTACGGTCCGAGCGAGAAGCGCAACGAGCCCGATCCTCGATGGGCACGCGAAGGACGCGAACCGCTGTCGCCGCGCGAAGCTCTGCAGGTGCTGGGGACGGAGATCGCGAGACAGCTGCACGACGATGTTTGGATTCGTGCAGGCATGCGCGCGATGGACCCGAACACTCGGTACGTGTTTCCAGACGTTCGCTTCAACAACGAGGCCCGGGCGATCCGCGACATGGGTGGTGTCGTCGTGAAGGTGTGTCGTGAAGGTACGAAGTCTGTCCGCGCACACGCTTCGGAACAGGGCATCGACCCCGCACTGATCGACTTCGAACTCGACAACGTCCTCGGTGACAACGGCTTTACGATGACCGCGCTCCAGTCGCTCGTGTCGATGTCGTTCACTCCGTACGTCTTCCCGAAGCGACTGTGGGTCGCTCCTGGCTTCTTGAAAAGACCTGGTGGTGACGACTTCAAAGCGTACATGCGACCTGTCCCGCTGCTCTGGATGAGAGTCGGTGAAGCTGCGCTCAATGCCGGGTGGCAGTGGCGCGCAGGCACACTCGACCTTGACGGCAACCGGATGATTCGAGACCGCGCACCGTTCGAGGCGTTCAACGTCTTCACCGAAGCGCGGCGCTCGTCGCCCTCGATCGACGTGATGACAGTACCGGACTTCCGCGACGACGCTACGTTCGGTTGTCTGCAGATCCAGGCGCATGATAAGCAGACGTCGTGCGGAGCCCTTTTGGAAGTTCTCCGCCAAGCCGAAAACAATCGACGGCTCTACTTGTAGCCGCAGCCGCCATCGACACCGAGTGGACCCATCTGGAGCACCTATGAACGACAAATACAAGAACTGGCCGAGACCACGAGCTGTCGAGCAGAAGCTGGCAAATGCGGACCTCGTCGTCTTTGGTGACGAGTGGTCTCTCATCCACGGCTCCGCGAAGATCTTCTCTCTTCAGTACGAAGACAAGATGAAGCGATGGGAAGAGGTCTCTTGGCAGATCTTCGAGCTGATGTCAAAGCCACGCTTCTTGACTGAAATGCCTGTGCCGCCTTCGTCGATGGACGACGTCGACCTGCTTGACGTCTACGTTCAAGACATGCGGGCGTTTGCATGGTATAAAAGCGATCCAATGCATCAAACAAAGTGTGAGCTGTATGAGCAAGGTGCGTCAGGAGATGCACTCGCGCGTCAACGGTACGTGGAGATCTTCGCTTACTGCAGCGAGCACGACCGACCGAACAAGTTCTTCTTGTTCAAGAAGTTCGAGGTGGTCGGCGAGTCATATACGCGCTCTGTTGACGACATCGAAGACACCAACACGCCTTGTACGAAGTGCGGCGGTCGGAAGTGGATCGAGCACGATTGCGGCGACTCGTCGTGCGGGCAAGAGTACGACGTGTGCTCTGCATGCAGCGCACCGACGAGCAACGAGCAGCTCAAGAAGTCTGAGGTGTAACATGGTGGGCAAGGCACTCACGCTCTCGAATCTGATGCCATGGCACAACATCGTGCAGACGTTCTGCGATGGTAAGCTGTTGCTGAGCGGCGATGACCGTCCTCACCGCAAAGAACTGCTCGTGCAGTACGCTTCTGACAAGTACGACACCGTCGGTCAGTCATCCGATCCGGAGCTGACAGTGAACAAGTTCGTGCGCGACCGCGTCCGCAAGCTCCTCGTGAAGCGCGAAAACGAGCGCGAACGCCTGCTCGAACGGCTGCAGATCGTCGAGGAAGAGCTGCGCATCTACAAGCAGTACGAAGCGGAGAACCCGTGACCTTGCTCCTCAAGCTGTGCTTGTTCGTGCCGTGGCTGCTTCCGCTGTTTCGTCGCGCCGTCGCGAAGCGGGTCATGCAGCGCATCGCGATGCCTGGTGACTACGCCGAGGCACCGAAGGTGCCAGGCAGCATCGTCGTCGTTGTGGGCCGTCCGTCGACGAAGCGAGCGATGATGTTCACGTTGAACACTTCGCTCGAAGTAGAGATGACAGGCGCTGACCTCGGCGTGTCTGGTGACTGCATCGACACTATCTCTGCAAGCTACGACCTTGCACGAGGCTCGTTCGACGAGCTGCTGGACGTGGTACAGTACGTCAGCTTCGGTATGCTGGTGAGGAACCCACGCGGCGCTGAGTCGAGGTCACCTTCTTCATGAACTACGACGACATCAAGAAGCGCTTTGAGCAGCGTCTGCACGATCTTCGGTCGAAGGCAGGAGAAGAGCGCGACAGAGAAGCGCTCGAACTGGTGTGGCGTGTCGTCGGCCGCGACTTGACTCGGGCGATGCGAGAGTACGAAGCAGAGCTTCATGACACGTCCAACACTGACCTCGACACGTCCATCGCTGACCGACGAAGACGCAGCTGAGCTGCGCGCGCTGCGCGTCGCACGCGACCAGTCTTCCGCTCGCATCGAGAAGCTACGGGCGGAGAACTACGCGCTCAGGGCTTCGGTAGAGCAGGCGCAGACGGCGCTGCGTGATGACCGTGACGAACAGCTGAAGGCGCTGACGGAGCGTGTTCAACAGCTCGAACTCGACATGGACAGCATCCGTCGGTGGGGTAGCCCGAGACCTCGTCAGCGGTAACCGCACTCGCATCCCCAGAGTACACGCCACACCTTCGCCCACCACGACTGTGGTCGGACTTCGATGACCCTGACCGTCGACAGCGTGCCCAAACGCGCACTCACGAGCGCCCGCTCTCGTGCGTCGAGCTGTGCCTCTTCACGTGTCTTGCGCAGCGGACCAGCTGTGCAAGGACAGCCTTCTTGGGCTCGGTATCCGATCGGTTGCATGGCGCGATGTTCGCACAGAGCTGCAGCGCCAACAAGTTGACGTCGGCAAGTCGACGCCGTACGTTGTGCGTGCAGAGCAAAGGCTCTGCTCTCTTCTTCTACTTGAGCCGTGGAGTGGCCTCGGCTGGCGTCGGGGCCACTCCATGAACCTAAGCCATCGTCTGCACAGCGAAGTTGTACGGGAGCTGCGCCAACAAGCTGCTGCTTCACGGCACAGGAACGCGCAGCACGAGGCTACGAAGCATCTTCTACACACGCTCGTTCGTGAGGCTCTACCGGACCTGGTGCAGCTCGCTGTGCAGCGCTTGCGTGTGCGCGCTTCGCGTTCGTGATAGAGAAGCGACATGGTCTTCGCGGCTTTGATCGGTGCAGCTGTCGTCAGCTGCGTGCTTGGTGAGATGGCGCTGCAGGCGTTCATCTGGCTCATCACGAACCGAGGTGGCGAGTGACGCTCGTGTACGTGTGGGCTTCTTGGAGCGAGCCGAGCACACGGTTTCGCGAAGACGCAGAAGCCTACGCGAAGCGACGCGGCTGGCGCTTCGAGCCCTGCAACCTCGACCTCGATCTTCCTCCATGCACTGTCGTCGCTTTGCCGACGATCGCGGTGTTCGACGAAGGGGACGCGCTGGTTGACAAGCTCATCGGAGCTGGGCGACTGGAAGCACTATGTCCAAGCCAGAGAGACGCGTAACGCTCGTCGACCTCCGCTCGAAGAACGGAGGCATCATCAAGAAGGGCACGAACTGCTGCGCCATGCCGCGTGGAAGAGTCTTCACGATCGGTGACGACACGACCGGCGTCGTCATGACGCGCATCCAACCCGAGTGGCTGGGGCCGCGCCTGCGAGGTGCGCGATGAGCCCCGCGAGCGTCGCTGTGTACCTGAAGATGGCCGACGTTTTCTTCGCGCTTGCAGTTCTTGTCGCGGTCATCATGCTCGCGAACAGGTTCGACCCGGCCACGTGCCCACACGCGAACGCGAAGACCGAGGCGCTGTTCGAGCGTTGTCTCAAGCAGCATCCACAGACGGCCGACGTCGTCCTTTGGGCACCCTCGCCCATCGATCGATGCCTCAACGTCGCGTGCGTGCTGACGTCCACGACCACACCATGAAGTACGACAAGGACACAGGCACGTTCGTAGTCAGCTTCGAAGAAGTCAAAGCTACGGTCTCTGCGCAGCTGGACGTCGACGAGAAGGGTAACGTCATCAAAGGCACCTGGTGTGATCGAGCTGGGCAGCATCACGTCATCGAGATCGTGGATGTGTTGAAGCTGACGTGGTGGCAGCGCCTGAAGCAGTGGTGGCGTCGGTTCACACGCCAAGGAGAATAACATGCTTATAACCCGGACTGACTCACGACTTCCAATGTTCAGATCAAGAATCTGGTCATCGAGTCGACCTTTCGCGACGATGGACACGTGAAGATCATGCTGGTCACTGAGACGTCAGGTCTTCCGCATCCGCTGTTTCGAGTCAGTGGCTGCTCGAACTTCGTCAGCACGTAGCTTCCGATGATCACCTCTCAGCTGCAGCGGTCGACGAGATCAACGCATTCTTCGACCGCGTGGAGAGCCTGTCATGAACGACCAAGACATCATCTACGAACTCGTAAAGCAGACTGTTTCGCTCCGCCGTCGACTGCGGAACGCGCGCGCTGTCTACAACAAGACACGTACACGTGCAGACGAGCTTTCGGACGCCGTAGACCAAGCAAATATGAGAGAGTACGGCGCCACGAAACGTGTGGACGACGCGTGCGCTCGTTTGCTGCGCGAGTTCGACATCCCAGCGAACTCCTTCTCCAACACCGACGCCTTTCAGATCGAGGGTGCGATCACGAAGGCGACGAACAAGTTTCGCGAGGCCGCTCAAGAAGCGAAGGACGCGAAGACCTTCATCGTAGGTGCGACGAGGCGGTTGATCGAGGAGTTCGGGATTCAGAACCACCAACAGCTTGGTCTTCTCGAAGTCGTCGAAGCATGCGTGCGCAAGGCGAAGCAGCCGAACGAAGAGTTGCAGCGAGTGACGCGACAGCTGGAGTCGTTGCAGAGCCGAGCTGCAGACATGTGCGGAGCGCTGGAAGCGCTGCCCTCGATCGCCGACGCGAACGTGCAGCGCGCATACGTCAGCCTGGCTTTGGAGCTGAAGCGACCTGTCAAGTACGCTGTCGTCGACGTCGGTTGTTGACAGCTCGACTCGGCTTGGCCTAGCTCGAAGGTGTGGTCGACGAGCTGCATCACACCTTGCGCGACCCGATCGAGGCCGCAGAGCTGACCTGGGGGCGCTTCGAGCTGCGCTTCGACCCGCCTGTGCCGGTCGTCACACGCCGCCAAACGCACAAGAGGGCACTCCTGGGCCGCGCAAATGCCGTGGTGGTCGTCGACTACCAGAACGAGACGATGACCTCTCTGAGGCTCGTCCGAGGGCCTTGGAGGCGGTCATGAAGCTGCAGCGTAAGAGTCGAACCTGGTGGTGGCCCATCCTCGCGCGACTTGCGTGGTGGCACTCGGCCATGCTCACCCACGTCTGGACCACGATCGGCGACACCGTCTACGTACCAAGCTGTCACGACCGCGACACCGACTGGGGTGCTCCCAGCTGGCAGGCGCGGCATCGTCTGGTGCTGGTCCACGAGCGCGTGCACGTGCGGCAGTGGCGCGACCTCGGCGTGTTGTTCCCGGTGCTGTACTTCGGTCCTGCGCCGTTCTTCGCGCTCATCGGAGCGGCCTTCATGGTGATGGGCGCGTGGGGCGTCTGGCTGCCCTCGGCTGCGTTCTTCGCGCTGTCGCTGCTCACAGCACCGCTCAGCGTCGGCCTCGCGTACGGGCGGTGGTGGCTCGAACGAGAAGCGTACCTCGAAGAGTTCTGGGTCACGAAGCGCGAGCACTTGATCACGCGCACCGACCAGATCGTCGAAGCGCTGTGGCTCGACTATCTCTACACGTGGCCACGCGCGTGGATGTTCCACTGGTTCTGGACTCAGTACCAGCGACGTGGAGTTCGCCCGTGAGGCGAGCGCCTGTTCAAGGCACGTGGCACCACGACCCTACGAAGCGACGTGTCGACGGCTCGATCAGCTGGGAAGAGCACGAGCGCGCCTGGCAAGTATACGCGTCGAAGTTCGGGCACGACCAGAGCGCGCTCCGCATGGCAGCGCGAGCAGGCTTCGACTACGAAGAGCTGACCCGCTTGCTCGGGCACGAGCCGAAGACCTGGACCGCTGAAGGCTGGGGCGCAGCGCTGCGCGACGCACAGCTGCGCGAGCGCTGACTACCTCTCCTTCGGATCTGCGGGCAGCGTTACGTACGAGTAGTCCTCAACCAGCGTTACGTACGGGTGCGAGTCTACGTACTCGCGCAGTTTGTGCTGTAGGGGACGCACGGCGACAACCTTGCCGTCATGGAACGTGACGACAACCTGCTCACCGAGGCATGGTGGACGTGACACGCCTGGATAAAAAGAGGTGACCGAGAACTGACACACATCGGAGTTGCTGAAGCGGATGGTGCCGGTGAGAGACGGCGGGTTGTACGACTCCACGAAACCGACAAGCACACCTTCGCCCTTCACGGCGGGCTTTGACTCCGGTGCTGGCGTGCTTGGCGTGGTCTTCTCGACGAGGCCGACATACCGAATGTTCCGGAAGTTTCGGCTCAGCTCTCGGAGCTTGCGGCGCTCCTCATCGGCGGCGTCCTGCAGCATCTTGATGTTCCTGCAGATCTTCGCGTGCTCACGACCGCACGCGGACAGACCGTCGTCGGCGATGACGCCCTGCTTGACGAGCTGATCGTGCTTGAGGAACACCTTGCCCGTTGCTGCGCACTCGAAGCCTTCGATCTCGCGGTTCGGGTCGCTGATGTGGCGCAGTGCGTACACCTTGTGGCCTTCCAAGCATTCGATGTCGCCGAAGCCCATCGTCTGCGCGAGCGCGAGCAGGAACGTCTTGATCGTAGCCTCAGATCGATCGGGAGCGTCGATCATCATCCTGTTCATGATGCCTCGGTACTGAGGCTCTGATGCGCGGAAACAGACGTATCCGAGCGTGGAAAGATTGATCTGACCGAGAATGCGTGTGTAGTCCATGCTGCACGCTAACGCTGCGTGCAGATACAGGTCAACGGAGCACGGTCGTGAAGTGCGTGCCGTTGAGCGCTTCGACTTGCTCGCGACCCCAGAGCGCTGCACCCGCTGCCGACCACACACGTTCACAGCTCGCGAGCTTGACGTCGTCACGGAACACTTCGACCGCGAAGCGCACAGGACGCACTTCGATCGCGTCGAAGTGCTGGCGCGAGAGGACGCGGTGAAGATGTGGCCACGAACGAACGCGCACCGAGTATCGTCGCGTCAGCTTCACGACAGGGAACCTCACGCGAGCGCCCAGTGGTTGATGATCAGGTGCAGCGTGTTGTCGGCGATGATGAGCAGCCAGACCGCAAGCCACGGTGGCCGATCCTGGTCGTAGCCCGTCTGCTTGCAGCGCTCCCACGACGGCCACTGCGAACGCGGTGCGAGGAAGTTCTTCGCGAAGACCACGTACCGCGCGAGACCGAAGTGGTCGATGACCACGTGACTCGCGACGACCACGACCCACGCCCACACAGACGTCGCCACGAACAGGAACGGCACCCCGTACGCCACGCCGTGCGCGACAGCTGCGAGCCAGCTCTGTCGCTTGTGGAGCGCCATCCAGTCACTCTGCAGAAGGTAGTCGCCGATGAGATGTGCCAGCAGCTCGTTCATCCAGTTCATGGTCTGACGGTGTAGTCGAGGCGGGCGCCCCTGGCAAAGATCTTCATCTGGTTCTGCTTCGGGATCGCCACCGTGATGAGCGGAGGTCCGCATTGATGTGCGAGCGCGCGCCTGAATGCTTCGCCCGCTTCGTCGTACCGAACGCCGAAGTTCCCGCAGCCCCACGCACCCGTCACGAGGTGCTCGAACCCTTGCGTGGCGACGACCGCGAAGAGCCCTGCGAGGTAGTCTTCGTACGAAGGCATCCAGCTCTTGGGCGCCGCACAGAACGCGAAGCCCAGGTCGTACTTTGGCACCGTCACGAGAAGGATGTTGCCGGTGCCGTTCTCGTCCGCACGAGCGCCTGCTTCGTAGAACGGCTTAGCGTCGTCACTCAGCAGCGTGTCGTAGAACGGGAACTCGCGGAGCAGATCTTCTTCTTGGCCGACGGCTCCGTACTTGTAGCCGCCACCGATGCTGCGCTCGCTCGCGAAGACATGGATGCAGGTCTTCTTGTTCGACTCACGTGCAGCAGTCGCCGCGTCGATGACTCGCGCTTGCACACGTGACTCGCGTGCCGTGCTCGCCTTCGCGAGCACGTGCGCTTCCCGTCGCCTGAAGAACTGAACGGTTGTGGTCACAGGTCACCCCAGGTAGTAGTCGAGGTACACAACGTCGTCGCTCGCGACGACGTTGAACGGAGGTCCCTCGCCACGCTCGATCAGCGCCTGCAGCGTCGGCACCATGCTCAGGTCGACCTTGTTGACGCCATGCTCGCGCAAGTCGCCCGCGATCATCTGAACGAACACAGCCCAGCAGTCACGAGGCGGCCACTTCGCAATCTCTTCGTCGTCCCACGCACCGAAGTCGCCAAGCCACTCGCGAAGTGCGGCGAGCGGTGGCGGTTCGGAGACCAACCACGAGCTGCGCTTCTTGGCGATGTCACGCGCGTGCTTGTACGTGATCTCTCCGGCCTTCTCGCCCAGCTCCATGACGGAAGCGGAGCAGACGCGCGGGTCGAACTGCGAGAACATCTTGGTGAGGTTGATTCGAATGTTCACCAGGGCCGGAGAGATTCGAACTCTCGTCGTCGGTTTTGGAAACCGCTGCACTGACCGCTGTGCTACGACCCTATCATCAGGGGCTGAAGGACTCGAACCTTCTTACGCGGATTCAAAGTCCGCTGCTCAACCCATGAGCCAAACCCCTGCGCTACGTGTACCACGTCAGCGACGCGGTGTCTTGCTTCCTGTGTAGCCCTGACGCGCCCACGCGAGGCCCGTCGGCGTCCACTGCCCTTCGGGCGTCAGCACACGGCGCTCGACGAGCACAGCGTGCACACGGTCGACCTCGCCATCGCCGAACAGTGCTCGCAGCTCGGCCTCGGTCTCGGTCTCGGTCTTGTCGTGCAGCGCCTTCGCCAGCCGCACTTGCGTGAGCTTGCCAAGAGGCTTCGGCTGCAGTCGCTTCCGTGCAGCAGTCACGAGCTGTACCTTGCAGCTCAGCAAGCGCGCGATCTCCACGTCGCTCTTCGTCGCGTTCGCACGCACGAACTCCTGCACTTCGTGCGGCTCCAGATTCAACACTTCCAGTGCTCCTTTCCGAGACCCAAGAACGCCTTGACCTCGACGTTCAGTTGCTCGCGCATGTCGTCGCTCAGGCGACCGACACGGAACATGATGATCATGTGGTGCCGACGCACCTCGATCCAGTAGATGTAGTCGATGGGCAGAGGGTCCCACTCGATGACGACGTCACGACCTGGAGGCCCATTGTGCAGGATGTACTTGTAGTCGGTCAGCTCGTCGAACGTCTTGATCTCTCCTAGACGAAACTCGGGGTGTCGTCTCCAGTACGCCGCGCTGCGGTTGCCTTCTCCGTGGTCGTGGTCCGCCAGCTCGTAGCGATAGTCGAGGCCGCGACTCATCATCAGCTCTGCGAACGTCTTCCCCTCGCGAGCCATCGTGGCGAGTCGAGGGTCGAAGGCGTGCTTCGGGAGCAGACCGTCGGCGACGAGGACGTCCCGCTGCTTCGGCGCGCAGCCTCGCATCACCAGAGTGCTGTACATCGACTCGTAGCACTTCGACGACTTCAGCCCTGCGAAGACACCCTTGACCAAGGGGACACGACGCTCGCACATCGTGACCTCGGGCAGCTCTTCCTCCACCAGGTACTCGGGCTGTCGGTACACTTCGTACGGCAGCGACCGCTTCTTCGCTCGCGCTTCGATCGACGCCTTGCGCTCGGGGTTCGCGTGATCGAGCCAGTTGAACGTGATCATGTTGATCTCCTGGGAAGTCGGTGCCGCCCGAACTCATCGAGCGGCACCGACTTACTCGTTCACTCTGCGTCGGTGCCCTCGACGATGTCGCGCCAGAGGCGCTTGGCCGACGGGTTCTTGATCTCCGTCCCGAGCGCCCAGCGCAGCACCTCGTTCATGCCACGCAGCATGGCCGCGTCCTCGCCCGAGTGATCGCGGATCGCCTGCTGGATGAGCGCCTGCACCTCCTCGATGCGCCGACGACCCGGGCGCTTGACCGGGACTTCGACCTCGTCGAGCCCCTTGCCGGTACGAGCCGCCTTGACGACGGCAGCGACCTCGTTCGTCGACGCCTTCGTCGGCGACATGCCCTTCGTCGGCTCGCGCACGGCGACGATCGCCGTGATGTCGCTGAGCGCCGACACTTGCTGCTCGCGGCTGAGCTTGGCGAGGTCGACAATGCTGGTCGACGGAATCTTGCCCGTCTCGATCGCCTCCTGCAGAGCGGGCTCCAGGCTCATGAACAGCCACCACTTCTCACAGGTCATCCATGAGATCTTGGCCTCGCGCATGAGCGCGGCGCGCGCCGCCGCTTCATCGATGCCCTCGCGCTGCGCCTGGCGCACGTAGGACGCGTACTTGATCGCGGCCGAGCGGAACGAGTCGTTGACTCGGTCCTCGTTCGCTACGATGGCGAGCCGCGTCAGGTCGAGCGTCGTGCCCTCGACCATCTTGTACTGGATCTTGAAGAGCCCTTCGGGCTTGGGCTCCTGACCCGGTCCCGGGACGTAGCCGGTGTTGATGAAGTTGATCGCCGCCCAGCGGTGGCGGCCGTTCACCACCAGCAGACGCGGAGCGCCATTCGGCAGCTCCCCGTCCTGGCAGACCTGGATCGGCGTCCGCTGACCCTCGCGCAGGAGCGACTGCACGAGGTCGCTGTCGACCTTCGTGTCGTCGTAGAGCGGGTGCCCCGGAGGGGGCAAGCTGATCGCGGCCGGGTCGATCGCGAGCAGGTCGCTGCGCGAGACCTCGAAGCCTGCCGCCTTGAGCTTGTTGATGTTCTTGGTGCCGCCCATTGTTTTCTCCTCTTCTTCTTTCGTGTCGTGATGACGTCAGACTCTACTTCACTTCGCGTGCCAACCGCTGGCGTCGGTTGGCCTCGTCCACAGCCGCGATGCCGAGCGTGCTGTCTTCACGCGACGACGCCACCAGCTGCGCAAGCTGCGCGTCCGTCAGCTCCGCCCACAGCCGAGCGAGCTGCGCGCGCTGCTTGGTGAGCTGCGCCGCGCGATCTCGCGCGAGGTTCTTGTCGTGGTAGATGTACCAGTCGGCGCCGCTCGGCGCGGTGCCGACGTAGGTCGTGACGTCGGAGTCGTTGATGGCGAAGTCGCTCACGCTTGCTCCTTCTTCACTTCGCGTGCCAACGCCACGCGGCGACGCAGCTCTGCATCGGCCTCGATGCGCAGCTCGGTGCCGATCGCGGCTCGTGACACGATGTACTGGACCTGCGCGTCGGTTTGACGCGCCCACATCGCGCGCAGCATGCGACGCTGCGCCTCGATCTTCTCGACGTTACCGTCGTAGACGGTCCAACGGACGTCGCTCGGTGAGGTTCCGACATACACAGGCTGGTTCTTCATGCCACTTCCTACTTCACTTCGCGTGCCAAGCTCAGAGGGCCACGAGCCAGAACATCGACCCGTTGGTTCGGCGCTTGGCCAGCTTGCGCGCTTCGAGCGCTTCGCAGGTGCGGTGCCAGCTTCCGAGCGCCAAGCCGCTTCCCTTGTTGCCGCTGGTCTCTGGCTGCCGGACGCCTGTCGGTCCTGCAGCTCGGGCCGCTTCGAGCAGCTTCTTCTGAGCGGAGCTGAGCTTCATGCTGGTGTCTACTTCAGATTGCATGCCAACGTCAGAAACAGTAGCGCCCACATCACTGTGATGAACTGCTCATCGCTGTCTGTAGCGAACGCTGACGCCGTCAGAACGGCAAGAGAAAAGAAGAGCATGCTTCACTTCCTTGCTTTTGACTGGAATCTCTGCTGCATGTCCTTGATCTGTCGGGCCGATAGTCCGAAGACCAGACCGTGAACCTTGATCAAGAAGCTCATCCAGCTGTGACGCTCGTCGTGTGACGCTTGCTGCTTCGCTTTGGGGCTCGGGGCAGGTCGGCCCTTGCGTCTGAGCCGCGCCAGGCGTCGTCGGCGGGGTCGCATCAGTCTTCGTCCTTGAGGAGGAAGTCGTTGTTGAGCACCTTGAACGACAGGCGCCCGCCCAGCGTCCGCGATACACGGTCCACCAGCGGTCGCACCACGATCCCTTCGCGGCGGTTCTTGGTTCCCGCGTAGACGCCGTTGGCCATCGCCAGGTAGCGCTCCAGCGTGTGCTCGAAGCTCCGCGCTTCGTCGCCCCGCACTTCTCGCTCGATTGGCACCGTGGAAAGGCCCAGCGACGCGACGAAGGCGCGCATCTCGTCGAGCGAGAGATACGCCCCGCGCCGCGTGTCGAACACGCTGAAGTGTCCCAGCTTGGGCTGGACCGTACCGAACATCGGGCGCGAGGCCGCCCACAGCTCGTAGCCCTGCTCGTGCAGGACACGAAGCGCGTCGGGGAGTGCGGTGTCGAGGACATCGATCATGTCGTCTCCGTCTTCACTTCGCGTGCCAACCTCTGCACGGCGGTCTTGATCTTCTGACGCTGTGCGTCGGTCAGGTCGCTGCTCAGGTAGCTGACCGGACCGTCCGACAAGATCGACACGTAGTTCGGATACGCGATGACGCGCAGGTTGACCGTTGACTTCGGTTGCGAAGTGGTAGCTACGACCGTGCACAGGTACGTCTCCGGACGCACGACAGAGGTCTCCTTGACGACGAAGGTCTTGAACATGGCCATGGCTACCTCTGCAGTGCGTCGAGCACAGCGCTTCGTGCCGCCTCGTAGCGCTCGACGTCGCCGGGCTCCGTGGGCCTCGACATCAGTGCGAAGATCCGGCCGAGCGCGAGGCGCACGGTGGCGTCTCGCGTCTCGATGTCGAAGCCGACGTGCGACGGCACGAACACCTCGCGTGCGCGCGGAGCTTCAGGCGCTTCGCGCGGTGCACCGAACAGCTCGCGTTCGATCGCACGTTGCGTGCGGCGTGACTGCTTGCGGGTCACTGGACGCGCCTCCGGAAGAAGTCTGCGGCGGCGAAGCGCATCTGTCCCGCAGAGCCGACCACGGTCCCGACGAGCACGTCACGCTCGTCGTAGACGTAGCCGTGCGTGCCTGCGACGAACAGCTCTTCGAACTCGGGAGACTCTTCGGTTATGCCTTGCGCGATCAGCTTGGCATCTCGGTAGATGTCGATCTTCACAGCTCGCTCCAGTCGACGAAGTACGCCGGGTCGTTCAGGCGGTCCATGTTCACTTCTCCGTCGTCTTGGCTTGGATGCAGATCCTGATTTGCTTGCCTGCGAACTTCTTGAACAGCTCGTCGTTACGCGGCGGCAGGTATGACGGCACGACCAAACAGTCGTTCTTTTTGTCCTTCCAGGCGCTCGGGTCTTTGCGTGGGTCCCACCCACGAGGCGGTACATGGAAGTCTTCTGGTGAAGACGGGTCGATCCACGCCTTGAAGAAGACTGCGTTGCTGCTGACGAAGTCCCAAGTCACGCCGATGAGCGGGATCCTCAGTGCGCGGACCGCGTCGTAATCGTAGTCGACGACGCCATGCACGAAGTCCGCGCTGAGCATGTGCGCTTGGAGGTCCACAGACCCAAGTTTCAGCCACGGCACGCGTGGCTTGTCGATCTCGACAGTCGTCTTGCCGAAGCGCACGTCGCAGATGTGCGTGAGGTCGAGCTGTTCGATGGTCATGTCAGTCCCTTTCGCGCTCGATGTCGGCGATGACGTGGATCGGCACGTCCGAGCGGTCCTCGAACCGCTCGACGCGATCGAACTTGTAGTCGCGACCGTAGGCCCACGCCTGAGCCTCACGCTCGGTCTCCGCGACGATGACGGCGAGAAGCGTCGGCCCTCGCATGATCTTCCAGATGCTTCGCATGGTCTCGTTCCTCCTAGGCGGTGATCTCGACGATCGAGATCTTGTTCGTGCGCGTGTCCAGGACGCGCTGTGATGCGGTGTAGATCGTGAGGACGTCTCGCCACTGGTGTGGGCCGATTGGCGTCCACAGCGCGTTGTACGCGAGCAGGAACGGCAGGTCCGAGACCAGCGCGCGAGTCTTGCACTGCGGCATCAGCTCGCCTGTCAGGACGTGCCGACAGACGCCTTCTCCATTGTTCGCGTACACGCCTACGAAGCGGCTGGCGCTCTGCCAGACCGAGAACACGTTCTCGTACGCGTCAGGCGCCTCCAGACGCTGGAGCGTGGTCCGAAATCGGATCATCGTATGAAGTCCTTTCCGTTGTTCCCGATGACTCGACACGAGTACGGGATCGTCTCGTTGAAGTAGTCCTCCTCGGGCCGCGACTGCGACCAGTTGTAGCGGTCGACGATCGCGCGGACGCGCTCGATCACCCAGATGACCTGAGCCGCGCTTGCACGCGTCAGCCAGGGGTAACGCAGCTCGGCGTCGCGCTGCGCAACCTCCTTCTCGTAAGAGACCTGCTCGATCGGGGCGTCGATCTTGACCGAGAAGGTCATCCACCCCGAACGCGGGTTCACGCGTACCGTGGCACGCAGACCGCTCGCCTTGATCGCGCGCAACACGTGCTGCGCACGACCGCGCAGGTCGAGGTGCTGGACCTCTGCGTAGCGGGGACCGGGCGACATGCGCTTGCTCCTTCTTCACTTCGCGTGCCAGACTTGGCCGTGTGGAAGCCGACTTTGTCAGCGACATCACACGTGTGCTCGACGACACAGACCTCGACGAGGTGCGCTACGAGTGGCGCGTGGGCCGCCCGAAGGTCTACGGCGTGCCTGAGCGCTGCGTGGAACGCCTGCGGGTGATCGGCTGGGACGTCTCGTCGGCCGACTTGCCTGCGCCTGCGTCCGCTACGCTCGTTGAGCTGAGATAAGGCAGCCACAGCGGGTCGGGGTCGGCGATCGACAAGTCGAACTCCAGCTCGTGGGGCTTGTGCGGCTGGCTCTTGAGACGCATGCCTGCTTGTGCAGGCGTTCGGCTCGACTTCCTCTGGTTACACGTGAAGCAAGCCGCCACCGTGTTCGTCCAGCTCGACGTGCCGCCTTGTGCACGCGGCACGACGTGGTCGACCGTCGCCTCGCTCTTCGCGAGCTTGGCCCCGCAGTACATGCACGTCGAACGGTCACGCACGACGACCGCACGCCGAGAGAAACGCGGCGCGCGTCGACGTCGTGCGTGGCCTCGACGCAGCAGGATGACCGCAGGTCGCTCGTAGAGCGTGCCGTTCGCACCAACGATCGGGTCGTCGTGCACTTCGAGCACGTCACCCTTCGTCGACGCCAGCATGATCATCGCGGCCTCCCACGACACGACCGACAGAGGCTGGTAGTCGGCGCCGAGGATGAGCGTGCGGTAGTTCATGCGCGCACTCTACGCGTTGTCGCAAGAAGACACAACTACTTCCGGAGTGCTTCGCTCTGCGTCGCCGTGATGTGATTCGGCCACGTCCACGTGAAGTGGCGGACCTCCGCCGTGTGCAGCACACCGTCGACGTCCACCGACGCGAGTTCGGAGTAGCCTGCTGCTTCTTGCCAGCGCTCTTCGAAGCGCGAAAGCGACGACGTGTGACCAGAGACGAGGTGCGTCAGCGCTTCGTGCAGCGCTCTGTTGACGACGGCACCGCTCCCTGTTGCGGTGCGACTGCCGTCGTCGACCTCGACGAAGACTGAAGTGTGAGCGGTGTGCGTGATGAGGATGCGCATGTCACGAAGAGACAGCGCGACGAGCTACGAGTCAAGCGAACGACCGCGCCAGAAGTCTGCGTTCAAGATCTTGTCGATCTTGTCGCCTTCGAACTCTTCGAAGCTGAAGTTTCCGCGACCTGTCCACATGACGAGATTGAAGTTGCCGCCTGGCAGTGCCACTACGCCAAGCTGACGCTCGACTTCGGTCGGAAGCTCCGTTACCGGCAGAGCCGTGAACAGATTGTAGTGCAGGCGCACGTGGCGCACGTACGTGTACTTCGCTGAGTTTTTCAGCTCGAACATGTCAGGAAGGACCATGTCGCCGTGCACAGCGAAACCGGCTCTGTAGAACGCCTTGTCGACTTCCGACGTCGGAATCTCGCTGTTTGCAGAGAACGTCACGTCGAGCGTGCAGCGATAGAAACGCGTGGTATCGGTCATGTCTTGTCCTCTTTTCGTGCTGCTTCGGACTCCATCACTCGGTCGACTGCTTCGCACCACGCTTGAACGAGGTGCCAGTCCTGCACGCCGCGCCCGACTCCGCGATCTGCGCGCTCCTCTTCGAGATAGAGGATGTACGCTCGATCTCTCAGATCGGATCCGTCGACGAATGGGATCAGCTGAGCTACCCACGCGATCCGCTTGCGCATCGCGGGCAGTTCGGTGCGTGCTTCTTCGACCGCTTCGAGGACCCGTTTCAGCGGTCTGCGCGCCGCCTCGGCCGTGTCTTCAAGAACACGAAGCTGACGCACGAGGCTTTCGCACAGCTCCAGCGCGGCGCTCAGGTCTTCGTCGAGAGCCACAGTGCGGACCTCACTTCTGAAGGGCGCCGAGAACGCCTCGCTGCATGCGCTCGGCGACGCGCGCGGCGAGGAAGTCGCGTGCTAACTTGATGTAACCGACCGCGACGTCGTTCTCAGGGCAGGCGAACGGACCTGCTTGGAAGGTCTCCAGACGATCTTGGAGGATCGCGAGCAAGTCGTCTTCCATGAGGCCGAGCGTGCTCTGTTCCTCGCCTCGCGGCCCATGCTGGAACTGGATCTTGATGACGCTTCGATCCGGCAGCTGCACGCCGTACAGGTGCGAAGCGCCACCTGCGCTCATGTCGCGCTTGTCGAGTGGGGCGACGTTGTTCGAAGTGTGCGTGGCGAGAGACTTCATCATGTGTTGTCCTTTCAGAGCTGGAGGAACCGCGCGATGTACGCGTCTTTGACGTCGGCAGGCGTTTGCTGCTTGAGGGGTGCTGCGCCGAAGATCGCGTCGCCCTGGTCTCAGGTCACCGATCGGTCGTCGCGCTGGAAGATCTGTGCGCGCTCGACGCGTAGCGCTTCACGGTCGAGGCGCTTGATGTCTGGATGGCTCAGCGAAGGAAGCCCGAAGCGCTTCGCGATGGCTTCTTCCATGCGGTGTTCGAGCGCTTTGTACTCGGGCAGAAGCTGCTTGAGAGGCGCGCTGACATCGCCAAGATACGCCTCGGCTGCGTCGTGGAGCAGCCCCAAGAGCTGCAGCTCTTTAGGCGCATGCTCGCTCACCCAGAGGCAGTGGCTCGCGACGCTGTAGAAGGGCGAGGTGTGGCCAGTGAATCGGCAGATGTGTGAGAGCGCGTGTGCGATGTCGATGATGTCGATCGACTCGACCTGCGGCTCCAGGAGGTGGACGTACTTGCCGGTGTAGGTGAGGATCGTTGGCTCCACACGCACTCCTTGGATGCTCGCAGCAGGTACTGCAGACAGTGCTATCCGACTGCCTGCAGTACCATCGACGACGTCGTCGGCTTTCGTCGCTGCTGAGCGTGACGCAGATGCTCTACTGATTGAGCTACACCCCCATCGAAAGGGGGCGTTCCGTTCTGCCCGGAAGTCTTCTGCAATAACAGCGAACTAGGATACGAACGTCATCGTGCTGCGTGGGTTCAGGGTCCTTCGGAACAGTTTGATCGTCATGCGCTGACCGCCGCTCTACCAGTTGGCGTACCTCCCCACCGATTGAGGAGGGCTGGCATCGAACCAGCAACCACGAGTCAGACTTGCTGATCTTGAACTTGAACTTCAGCACCCCGAAGGGATGGTTACGCTCCGTTCAGGAACGTGAAGAGCTTGCTCGCGTCGAAGACACCCTCGACCTCGCGTGCGTTGGCCTCGGCGATGGCCGCCTTGGCCGCGTGCATCAGCTTCTCGATGCGTTCGATCAGCGCGGCCTTCTTGGCCTCGTCCCAAGCACCCGAGAGCTGGAACTCGGTCCAGCGGCCGATGCGCTTCTGCGTCTTGCGGACGGTGGTCTGCGCGGGGTGCTTGTCCGACGCCGGGACGACCACCACGACCTCGTCGATCGAGGTGAACTTGTCGCGTGCGGTGGGTCCTGACGAGGCCACCGTCGCGACGGCGCCGCCGATCACCACGGTCTTCGTGGCGATGAAGTTGACCTGCGGGTTGCGCGTCGGGATGCGCTTCGCCTGCGCGTGGAGGTCGCGGAAGATCTTCTCCAGCGCGATCAGCGTCGTCGTGGGGAGCTTCACCGTCAGCGCCTGACCGTCGACGACGATGGCCGCTGACGCGCTCTGGTTCGCCACGTCGCGCGTGGCCATCAGCTCGACGTGCTGTCGAGTCACGGTGAACGCGCGCTCCAAGATCAGGTCGACCGTCTGCTCGACCTGCTTCGACTCCGGAGGCAGCCGCTCGCCGTCGTCTTCCGTTGGCTGGTACGTGCGATCCAGCCCAGTGAACTTGTCGGGCTTGTCGAGCAGCTTGTAGCCGTCGCTGGTGACGCGGTTCGTGATCTCGGCCTGCGCCTTGACCTGGCCGACGAGCGCGGCGAGTTTGATCTTGTTCATGATGTCTCCTCTTTCGAGGGTAGGTTAGAGGTGGAAGAAGAAGTCGGAATGTGCGAGTGACGCGGCGTTTTTCACCTTGCGGCGAAGCGAAGGATTTGAACCTTCTACCCAATGCTTATCATGCATTTGCTCTACCGATGAGCTAGCTTGTAAGCCGACGTCGGAGCACATTCCTACGGGGTGTGATGGATTCGAACCATCTGGCTTGTATGGCCATCGCAGAGCCCTTTGCAGGACGAGAGCGCGACCAGTTTGCAACTTTACATAGTTGGTGAGGCCCAGCCTCAAACACCCCTTATTGTCAAAGAACCATGGACCTGTGTGGATTCGAACCACTTGCTTGTATGGCCGTCGCGGAACTCTTTGCGGAGCGAGAGCGCGACCAGTTTTCTGATGCCCAGTATCAGTGGGTTGCCATTACCCGTTCAGGTCCGTTGTCGCCTCGGACTCGCGTCGTCAGCGACGAGAGGATGTATCGCTCAGCTCGTTCGCGATGTCAACCGCCTCCGAACACGCCCGAGCGCAAGATCGTCGACGACGTCTTCTGGCCCGAGCGCAAGAACGTCTGCACTGCCAACGCCAAGGACGCCGCGCTCTGCATGATGAGCGGCAAGAACTCGCCGGTCTCGCACGTCACCGCGCCCGCTGCCGCCTCGTCGGGGACGAACTGCGGCGACCACCGCACGACGCCCATCTCTCCGTTCGGAGCGAGCGCGCCGTGCACCAGAGGCACACCGTTCGCCGTCGCGAAGCTGATGAGCGTGCGTCGGGCTTCGATGTTGTCCGTCGCGTCGACCAGCAACGTCGGGTTGTGAAGCGTGGTCTTGACGTTGTCAGACGTGATCTTGCCCGGGGCTGCCACGTACGATGCGCGCGTTCGACCGAAGTTGAAGTTGGCGCTTCGGACGAACGCTTGCGCCTTGTTCACGCCCAACGTCTGGGTGCTGAAGGCTTGCGTGGTGAGGTTCTTGGCTTCGACGCGGTCGAAGTCGACCAGCGTGAACGTCGCGTCTTCGTTGCGCAGGAGCATGGCCGCATTCGAGCCAAGAGCCCCTACGCCGATGATGTAGATGTGTGGCTGCTTCATCGTCGCAGCATGACACACTACGCTTTCACATGGAAGACGTTGGTGAACGCTTGATCGAGCGTATCTGCCAGACCGTGAACGTCTGATACGTGCATCCAACGTCCATACACACCTCGAAAGTGCGGAGAGTCGTCTGTGGTGAGCTGGATTTGAAGTTCTGAGTTCTTCGGTGTCGCTCCTCGAAGGAACGTCGCGTAAAGCACAGCTTTCCGCTTGTTCTCACCGTAAACGACGAAGATGTAGAGATGGAACAGACCGACGAGGTACATCGGCGAGAAGGTCCGAGCTGTCGAACGGGTCTCCTCGTGCACGGTCAAGTGCACCTGACGCTCACGCTCGGCGAACACTTCGATGATCTTCTTCATCTCTCGGCGGCGCGCGCCGAACCCGGCCATGTCCTCGTCCGACGGCCGCGTCGTCACGTTGTAGCCCCAGCCTCCCGCGTACAGTCGCGACGAAGTGTCTCCGAGCAGTCGCGTCGAGGTGTCGTCGACTGGGAGCTTCATCAGCTCAGGTTGAGCAGCTTCGGACAGATCGTAGAGCAGCGTCCACGTGGGCATCAGCAACGCGTGAGGTACGAACAAGCCGTCACCTGCGTCTTGACCGTCTCTCCACGCGTTGAGCGTGTACTCGTTCCACGTGTCGGTCGTGGGAGTGCGGTCGCGGAAATCCTTCAGAAGCTGTTGGAAGTGAGCGTTGGTCATGCCCAGACACTAGCGCGAAGCATGCGCTGTGTCGAACATCAGCGCTTGTCGCCTGAGCCACCGAGCGCGTTGCGCGCCTGCCGATCGAGCAGCTTCTGCTTGTTGCGCGCTGCTACTTCATGCAGCGACACAGTACACGTCGACTGCACGAAGTAGAACGCGTGCTGCAGTAACTCGAACATCTGCATCCTTCGATCGCTGATGTCGCCACGCGCGTCGCGGATCGTCTTCTTGCTGAGCCCTGCGAGCTGCCTGGTGATCTTCCTCAGATCGAGGTGATCCTGCGTCGTGACGATGGTCTGCGTCAGTCTCGCGGCTTCTTCGATGTGCAGGAGCTGCACGAGCTGCGACATGTACCAGAGGCAGTCTCCTGCTTCTGCGATGACCGCATCGACAACTTCGTCCCAGCGACTACTGCGCACGTTCGCTTGAATGTGCACATCTTGAAGCTCGTGCAGCTCTTCGATGAGACCCAGCACCAGATACACCCACGAGGTGTCGACGTCACCCACCATCACTTGCGGGTAGATGGCCGTCGTTGGCGTGAACTCGCGGTACGCCTTACCTTCAGGTGAGAGCCAGAACTGGTAGAACGATACACGTTTCGTCTCTACTAGTTGAGTTACGCTCATGTCTTCTGCTCCTTCGCGCATTTGCCTTTGAGGCACACCCAGCGCCCATCAGCATCTTTCGTCCAGCCTGCACGTTGACCTGGCTTCTTGCTGCCGCCAGCTTCGCCACCTTGACCTGTAGACGGCTCGTAGAAGCGCCGAAGTTTCTTGCAGACCGGACAGCGGTGCCGCAGCGCCTTGTTGTTTCGCATGGCTGTAAAGCCGAAGGGCGCTCGGTTCTTCGCCGAACGCCCTTCAAGCTCACTCGTCTTCGTCGTCCGAGTCCTCGTCGTCCTCGTCGTCTTCGTCGTCCTCGTCTTCGTCGTCTTCGTCCTCGTCTTCGAAGTCGTCGTCATCGACGTCGAGATCGTCGAGGTCGTCCTCGTCGTCCTCGTCCTTGTCCTCGGGGTCCTTGCCGGAGCCGAAAGGGACCTTGGGGCGGAGCATCACGCTCTCGGGCGTGGTCTCCGTCGCGGCGAAGCGCTCGATGACGAACGACTCGGGGATGTGCTGGCCCGTCGTCTCGGCCGCGATGGCGCGGATCTGCGCGTCGGTGGCGTCTGCTTCGATCGTGTGCTCGTAGAGACGCCCGTCGAGTGTGATGCTCAGTCTCATGTGTGCTCCTTCTTCTTGCCACGTGCTCGAAGTTCATCGAGCCATGACGTAGGCAAGACGTCCCTTACGACAGAACTCCAGGCGTCGTCAAACGTCACCACGTACTGCTCGATGTGGCGACCGAACGCGATGTCGAGTGCTTCGAACGTCTCCAGGTCGATGGAACTCGGCACCGCACGTCCAGACCACGGATGCAGATGCGCGACCGCGATCGACTGGTCACGCCGCGCCCACAGCTCGTCGAAGAACGTGCGCGAGTCGGGGATGTACGTCGACGTCGCGTCCGCTGGCTCGTGCCAGTAGACGGGCGCTCCGTCGACGAGGATGACCGCCAGCTCTCTCACGTGAGCAGCTTCTTCAGCGCGGCGACCGCTGCCGTCAGCGCAGGGCTGGTCAGCGGAGTCTCACACGCGACCGACAGCGACACGAGGTGCGTACGAGGGAAGTTCGACAGCATCTCCCTCTTCGAGACCATGTGAACTTCCACCACGAATACGCCCTGTGTCGACTTGAGGACGGAACTCTTGAGCGCCTTGAGTTCGCTGAAGTCCTTTTGCTGAAGGACGAGCATCGCCCCGAACTCGGAGCAGTACACCCAGTTGTCCGGATCGACGAACACGTACAGCTGCTGCTGCTTCGGCTGCGTCGACCAGTGCGTGAAGACCGTGACCGAAGGGCCTGTGCCGTACGTGACCTGCTGGAAGCCGCCACGCGGCCCGAACTGCACGTCGGAAGGAGCGCCGAACTTCTGCTCCAGCTCGAACGGCGTGACGAACTCGCGGACGAGCCCGAACTGCATCTTGCCGCTCGGTAGCGTCGTGTGCATCGGCTCGACCTTGCCGAGGTGCATCAGCGACTCGTAGCCCTCCATCTCGACCAAGATCGGGTAGCCCCAGCCGACGACCACGCGCGCGTTCTTGTCTTCGACCACCGACTGCCACGGCCCGAGGATCTTCTTCTCCTGCAGCTCGTTGATCTCGTCGTGCTCTGCCTTCATGTCCCGCTTGCTCATGATATTGTCTCACCCGTGCCGATAGATGACCAGACGTCCAAGGCGCTCGGCTTCGCGCACGACGGACGGCAGCGACTCCAGCGTCAGCCAGGTGTCGCCCTTCGTTCCTTCGTCTCACTCCTCGGAGTGGTACTCCGCGCGCAGACAGATGCCAGAGTCGACGACTCGCAAGCGCTCGTCGACGACACATGCGAGGCGCTGCCCGTCGACGACGTAACGCACGTCGTACGTCTGCAGCTCGCGCTGACGCGTGATCGAGAGCAGCGACGATCGCGTCACGGCCAGCGCGAGGCGCGCACGACCTTCGACTGTCGTCGCGAGTCGAGCAGCCTCTTCTGCTGCACGACGGGCGCGTTCGCGTGCGTCTGCAGCTTCTTGCTCGCGACGCAAGCGCTCCTGGTACTCGCGCGCTGCACGCTCACGCGCTTCACACACGCGCGTCAGGTCAGCGTGTACGTCGCACAAGATCGGCCGCCCTGTGAACGCGCGCTGCTCCTCGTACGCTTGGCGTGCGATGTCTTCGTCGCCCACGAGCATCGCGGCGCCGAGGCACACGACGTCAGGTCCCCAGACCGTCAACTGGACACGCGTGAACGGTAGAACGTCTTGCGCCAAGAACACGCGCGTCACGAACGACGAGCCGATCTTCTTCGATCGACGCGTCAGCGCATGCTCTGTGCGCACCGTGCTCCCGACGAGGTAGCCGTGACGTGTGCGAACTTTCGGAGTCTCCGCCTCGCCTTCGAGCACGGCACGACGAGCCGCCACCTTCCACGCGTAGAAGCCGTGTGTTGGTGGCGCGCGATCGACTGTAAACGCTGACGAGTCCGGCAAGAAGATGCTTGGGCCTCCGAACCACGGAGCGGTGACGATGCGAGGTTCAGTCGACAGTAGTTCTTGCCAGCTCACGACAGCCTCGTACCACAGATGCCAGGCCGACTCGAACATCTGCATCGAGCGGGAGGAGGTGCGCCCAGAAGGCGTCGATGATGGCGTCATCTGTCTGTTCCGAGTGTGCTTGAACGAAAGCCTTGAGACGAGGCATCAGCTCGCGCAATCGCCTGTAGAAGCTCGCACGCGAGATGTCGAGACGTGTTGCTGCCAACGAACGCACGTTCCCTGCGAGGGCCAACTGGACAAAGAACAAGTCCTCGTCCAGCTGGCCCCGAGAAGCGCGTGCGACAGCTTGCAGCGCTTCACCGTACGTCATGCGCGTGCCCACACCGGCAGCGGGAGCAGCTTCGTCGCGGCGATCTGCTGCGCGAGGTCTGCACGCACCGTGGTCGTGGTCGACGACATCGGCGCCGACTCCATGAGGCGAGCCAGCGTGCGAGGCAGCGCGTACGCGTCCTCGATCGATGCCTGCGTCAGCTCGAAGTACGGCACACCCGTGACCTGCGCCGCGCTTCGCCAGTAGCTCGGAACGCCCTTCACGCGGACCACTGGCATGCACACCACCGGCACGCCCCACCGCGCCATCGCGCGCTCCCACTGATCACGCGAGAAGCCCTCTTCCTCGTCGCCGATGAGCATCATGACGACGTCACCGCTCGGTCGCGGCACGCCACAGAGCGCCCCGAAGATCGATGCGTGCGTCGTCCCACCGCTCACCGACAGACCCCGGAACGACAGCTCGATCTCCGCTGCGGACGGCCCGCGCAGCTCCACGATCCGCGCGGTCGTGTTGAACGCCACGACCGTCACCTTGTCGAGAGGCAACGCCGTCAGGATGCGCCGAAGCGTTTGCTTCGCGACCTCGATGGCGTTCTGCATGCTCGGCGAGATGTCGAGCACCATCACCACGTGGAGGTCGTGCAGCGCCTTCTCCGTCACCGTTCGAGCTGCCGCCGACGCAGCGGCCTCCAGCTTCGCCTGGACGTCGCTCCGCGTGACCCGCGTGGCGATGTTCGCCGCCCGCATGTCCTCCGATGCCTTCAGCGCCGCCTCCCATGCCGTCTTCACGACGGGCACGTCGAGCACGCCCAGCTCTTCGAGCGTCGGCGTCAGGATGACCAGCTCCTTCGGCGAGACCCCGCCCGCCTGGACCGCCGCGACCATCACGGCACGCGTCAGCTGCTCGCTCTTGAGCGCACCCGTGAGCTGCCGCCACGACGGCCGCTCCGTCTGGATGCGCTCGCACACCTGGCGCTCGGTCAGGTCGTGCCACGACGCCAGCTTGTCCCAGGCGACGCCCACGGCCACCGTGCGCATGCCGACTGCATCGGGCGACTGCTTCCAGCGCAGCGCCTTGTAGAACGCCTCAGAGCCCTTGTAGCGGCTCAGCGACGCCAACCGCATGATCGAGCGGCGGAAGCCCGCGCGCACGAGCCCGGCCAGCATGCGCGGGTTGTCCGTCCGGTAGTCGAGCCAGCGGTGGATCGCCGCGTCCCAGCGCCCCTTGGTGCTGAACCCGGCACGCCGGTTGATCTCGCGCACCTTCGGCGTCATCAACAGCGCGTGCACCTGGAGGAGCATGCGCGGGTTGAAGTCGCGGTCCTTCGCGAGCGTCAGGATCATCGCCTCACCGACCGCACGGAAGTCGTCGTCTCGAACCTTCTCCCCTGCCAGCTCGATCGTCTGACCGCTGCGCTCCTGCACCAGCATGAACGCCGCGAGCGCGATCTTGAGGTCGCGGTGCTCCTGCGCGAACGCCCACGAAGCCCACTTCGCGGCGAACAGCTGGTCGAGCTTGTAGACCTCGTAGATCTGCGTGTACACACGCTCGGCCGTCGCCTCGTGCACGCCAGGCTCGACGATTGACGCGACGCGGCGTGCACCCTGCACGACGTGCTTGCCATCGTCAGAGAGCTTCCCGAGGCTCACGTGGCGCTTCTTCTGCGAGATGTCGAATACCTCGCCGTCGGACTTGATCTTGATGGGCTTCCAGACGCCGCCCACGTCGACGCCAGGGCGCCCGTGGTACGTGTGTTGGGTGTCGGCGATGAGCGAGCGGATGATGCGATCCGCTGCGCTGAGTGCTGCGTTCTCCATGCCGCAGTCTCTACGTGAGACGCTTGCTGCCGTCAACACTACCGATACAAGAACATCATGCTTGATGTATCGGAATCGCCACCTCGGACTCCCGTGCAGCTTCGTCCGCCCATGCCTTCATCGCTTCAACCGTTCGCTTGTCGAGGCCAGGAAATCCAACCTCCAGAATGACGCACGCCATGCCGCAGAAGAACATGTACGCTTCGGTCATGTCTTGCGACGCCATCGGGTCTTTGGGAGTCGCCTGAAGAGCCAGCCGCGCTGCTAACACGCGCCCCGCTGTGGCGTAGAACTCTTGCTCGATGTCCGTCGCCATGTGCCCGAGCTTCTGTCGGAGCGCGTCTCGCTCTTGTCGGAGCTGTTCAAGTTCGGTCCGAAGTTCTTGCTCGGTCATGTGCTTCTACTAGCACAGCTCGACAGCCATCCGCACCAGCAGTCGCTTGTCGTCTGCACGCAAGAACAGCTGCGCTGCTTCCAGCGGCAAGTTGCAGGCGATACACCGCATCTGACCAGAAGCCGCATCGGGCTCGTACACATAGAACGTGTACATGTACTTCGGCTTTGCGACTGACGGCTCCGACAGCAGAGAGGGGGACTTCGGCGCTGGTTTGCAGGCTTCGTCGAGAAGCTGACGATGCTTCTTGATCGCGTCCAGTATGTTCGGGTCGTCGTAAGCGACTTGCGCCTTGAACGCCCACGCTGGCTTGCTCATCGCGTTCGAACTCCTGACGCCACGATCTCCTGCTTGTACAGCGTACTATACTCAACGTGCATCGCGCCTGATTGAAAATCAGTAAAGAGACCACAGGTGTGCACCAGCAGCCACCAGTTCTGGTCGCAGGCTTTGCTCCAGCGCTCTGTCATAGCTACCAGCTCTTCGTCGGTGAAGATCCGATCGTCAATACGCCGGACTGTCGTTTCTTCCCAGTGCGCAAGGTTCACAACGACTGCTTGTCCTGCGAAAGCAGAACTGGTGCTGATGTGCTTGTACCAAGGCTCGATCGTCTTCGTGACGTTGCGGACGTACGAAGTGTCGTTGTTGACCGTCGGATCGCGCATAGCCTCTAGCTTGCGTCGAGGAATCGGTGCGCCTCCGTATCGGATCGTCCACCCGCCGTAGTAGTACGGACAGTTCAGCTTCGCGGTATCAGCAGGAAGAACTGGAACCGGCGAAGGCATCGCGAGGTCAGGGATGTAGCGAGCGTACTCGTCGGCGAACGCTTGTGCGTTCGCCTGCAGCTCCAGCCACACACGGTGTGCCTCTTCTGCTCGGGCGAACACACCGAAGAACTTTGCGTCAGGATCGATCTTGATCTGCATGATCCGACTTTACCTTACCGACGAGGAAAAGTCTCACGCACTCGGATCAACATGCGAAGGCAGTCACAGCGTGCCACAAGAGAGACCCCTGCTCCTCGGAGCCGCACCCTGTGTCCATCAGTCTAGCCTTGTACACTCCTATGCTGGCTTCACAGGAGCAAGAACACGAAGACGGTCATTCTATGCTCGGAGAGGGATTCGAACCCCCAACAACTAGATCCTGAATCTAGCGCGACTACCAGTTGCGCCACCCGAGCGATGTGCTCACGAAGAGATTCGAACTCTTACAATGCGGTGTTTGAAGCCGCCACGTCTACCAGTTGCGTCACGTGAGCGATGCCTAGGAGAGGATTCGAACCTCCACGTTACAGACCCTCAGTCTGCTGCGTCTACCAGTTGCGCCACCTAGGCAACCTCACAGCGAGCGCTCGCTGTGAGTGACCGTGTGTGCAGTGTGCACTGCTCAGCGGCCAGGCGGTCTCCCCTGGCCTTGATGACGCGTCTCGAAGTACAGAGCTGGCGGACTGGATACCGCTCGGGTGTACTTGATCAACGTCATCGGTAGACACGATGTGTTTCGGCCTTCTGGCCATCTTCAGTACCGAGTGGAGGTGACAGGGATCGAACCTGCGACATTCGGCTTGCAAAGCCGACGCTCTCCCAGCTGAGCTACACCCCCATGTGTTACGAGGACAGGATTCGAACCTGCGACCCGAGTCTTGTAAGGACCCCGCTCTGCCAACTGAGCTACCCCGCATGACGAGAGCAGGCATCGAACCTGCGACCTCCGGCTTTTCAGACCAGCGCTCTACCAACTGAGCTATCTCGTCGATCTTCGGAACCAGGAGGGATCGAACCTCCGCACGCTTTCGCGTGGCTACGGTTTAGCAAACCGCCCTGTTACCTCTCCAGCATGGTTCCATGACGCCGCGTAGGAGAATCGAACTCCTCTTAGTTCCGCAGACAACGGAGTGTACTCCCAGAGTACGAACGCGGCAAGAGACAGGAGGTATGACGGGGCTCGAACCCGCTAAAGGCAGCTCCACAAGCTGCTGCTTCGACCGCTTCAGCTTCATACCTCACACAGACGCCGACTGGACTTGAACCAGCATATACAAGGACTGCAGCCTTGCGCCTCACCATTCGGCCACAGCGTCATGAACCCTGATCGAGGCGAGAGGATTCGAACCTCCGACCCTCTGCTCCCAAAGCAGATGCGCTACCAACTGCGCTACACCTCGAAGAACTCCTGACGGGATTCGAACCCGCGATTGCCGCCGTGAGAAGGCGGTGGCTTGAGCCGCTTGCCAACAGGAGCGAAGAACACGGGCACATGAAGATTTGAACTCCAACTTCAGGGTTCGTAGCCCTGCGACCTATCCGTTAGTCGATGCGCCCCATGTGTGACAAGCAGGAGTTGAACCTGCGACCTCATGCTTATCAGGCATGCGCTCTGACCACCTGAGCTACTGTCACGTGCGAACAGCGTGTGGCGAGGTTCGAACTCGCGACCTACGACTTGGAAGGACGTCGCTCTGCCAACTGAGCTACACACGCGAAGCGCCTCTGACGGGACTTGAACCCGCAAACGACTAGATGAGAGCAACCGTGAAGCCTCTCTCTTCTCTGCACCGCCTTGGAGAATGGCCTTCCCTAAGCTGAGCATGGAGACCCAGTTCGGTGAGCAATCGCAACCGTAGGGCAGTGCAGTTATGTCTCCACCTTCCGTTTTAGGTGAGCCTGTTCCATTTCGGCTTCAGAGGCGAAAGCAGAGGATGGAATCGAACCATCGAGCAACGGCTTATGAGGCCGCGCAGCACCTTGCGCTCTGCTACGAGCACACGCATGCGACAGGGATCGAACCTGCGACCCTCGGCTTAGAAGGCCGACGCTCTTCCAGCTGAGCTACACATGCAAGAGCCTGCTACCGGAGTCGAACCGATGACCAGCTGTTTACAAAACAGCTGCTCTACCAACTGAGCTAAGCAGGCGAGAAGTACCCCCAAGGAGATTCGAACTCCTGTCGCCGGGGTGAAAACCCAGCATCCTTGGCCACTAGAAGATGGGGGCGCGCATTGTCACACCAGGAGTCGAACCTGGAACCCGCAGATTCAGAATCTGCTGCTCTACCAGTTGAGCTATGTGACATCACGGAAGGTAAAGGGATCGAACCTCTGCAGACTTTCGCCTGTCACCGATTTTCAAGACCGGAGCCTTACCACTCGGCCAACCTTCCAGAGCCGGAAAACGCACCGAGGCGTGAGCAAAACGCTTCGATGCGTTTTCCGGCAGACACGAGAATCCTGTGAACACAACAGAGCTTTCAGCTGTCCACAATGATCCTCATCAACCGCTTCATGAAACGCGAAGTCTCGCTGTCGCACCACAACAGCGCCCAAGACACCAGTGGTGTCTTCTTGCTCCGTGCAGGAGCATGCTCCTTTGGGAGAGGAGCACGTTCAGAACTACAACTATCTCGTTGCAGCCGTCAAGTTTGCATGGGAGCGATAGGAGTCGAACCTACAACCCGCAGTGTAAAAATCTGCTTCTCTACCAGTTGAGTTACGCTCCCGACAGTGGAGACGACAGGAATCGAACCTGCGTTTAGACGGGGTAAGAACCCGCTGCAACCCAGCTTTTGCTAAGTCTCCGAACGAGGCGCACAGGAATCGAACCTGCAACCCGCAGACTAACAATCTGCCGCTCTACCAGTTGAGCTAACGCCTCAAGAATGACTCGTCTTCGATTGTCAGAGATGGAGCAGGAGGGAGTCGAACCCCAGCCTCGAAAGGCGGCCCGGTTTACAGCCGGGTTGAGCTACCAATGCCGCGTACCTTGCTCCAGAAACTCGAAGGGCCAGCCCACCGTCGTCCGGCGAGCTGGCCCTTCAAGGAAGGATCACACGCCGAACGCTACGACATCTGCTCGCCTGTGTCGCTCGCGTTCATGGGCCTGTTGTACCGAGGTCCGATGGCGCTGTCAACTACTGCTGCATGAATCCGAAGATCTGCGGTCCGAAGCGGTCATTCGTCGGTGTGTGCGTCATGCTGGTCGCTGCACAGAACGTCACGCCTCGCGGCGATGGACACGTCCACGTTCGACATCCTGCGTTCAGGCTTGGCGGTGTCACGACGCTTTCGCTCGCGCACCCGTACGCTGTGCGCAGCGACTGCACGCGGCTCTCTGCCTGCGAGAACGACACCACCGTGTCCGCTGTCCCGTGGATCCATAGGACCGGCGTGTTGCATCCGCTCCATGTGCCGCTGCCAGGCACGTTCAAGACTGCTCCGCTCAAGATGCTCACGCTGCTGACATCAGCAGGCGCACCGCACGCATACCAGAGCGCAGCGCCTGCGCCACACGAACGCCCATACACAGCGATCGGCCCGGTCACGCACAGGTTGGTGCGAACGTCCGCGACGACCGCCGCCAAGAACGCCGTGTCCTCCGTCGACTGAGCCCAGCTCGTGGTCCCTGGACACGGTGTGCCACCAGAACGCGCGTCAGGGTAAACGAACACCCAGCTGTCGCTGACGCCTGCCGTGATCGACGCCTGCTCGACTTCAGGCGCGGCCCAGTCCTGCGGGCTGGACCAGGTCTGTGCGCGGAAGCTCGCGCCCGTCCAGCTGGCACCATGCAGGCCCAGTCCCACGCGTCGTGGGACGCTGTTCGTGGCGTCGTAGTCTGCGTCGACGCTGAGCACGTAGGAGCGCGTGACGCCACCGACCGTGAGCGATCGGCTGTAGGCGCGGCGGTCGCCTTCGAACGCGAACACCGTCCGTGGCGTGTAGCGTGGCGCCAGCGTGCGCCCACAGCCCGCTGGGAGCGTTCCAGCGTCGAGGGGCACCGTGGCGTCGAGAAGCGAACTTGTGGCGTCTGGACGCGGTACAGACGCGTCGCAGGGGCAGGTGCACAGCTGACCGAGGAGTAGGAGGGCGATGATCATGCCCGGACCCTATAGAGGGTCCGCAGTGCCGACAAGGGTGGTCTGCGTCGCGTACCGAAGCACCGCGACGCAGACCGTGGAGTTGCTAGCCCCAGAGCCAAGATGTGGCGTCTACGTGCTGACGTCAAGCGTCCGCGACGAGGCGTGCAGTCCACATGAACGAGCCGCCTGCGACGAGGTAACGCGCAACAAGATCGATGTCCGATCCATGACCGTATATAGGTTCGCTCGCATACAGTATCTGTACAGCACTTAGAAGTCGCTGAAAGTTCGGTACAGACAGCTCGGCGATGTGAGCGCTTTGAGCTTCGATGCGCTTGATGACGACGTCGCGGTCTTCGGAAGTGCGTGCGAGGATCTTCGTCGTCAAGCTCTTCACACGACGTGCCTTCTCGGCGTTCACGAGATCACGTAAACGCGGAAGCGCAGAGCGGTGCACGATCTTCGGCCCGCGTGGTGTCATATACACGTGCCCTCGACCTGCAAGTTGGTGGTACGACCACGTAAAGAGCTGTTTGACCTCTGCACGCGAGAAGACGACCAGCGCACCTGTGTCATCGGCCATCACTGCCGATTCGAGCTTGGTGATGTCCTCGCGCACACGGTGTTCGTGATGGTGAACAGAAGACACGAGTAAGCGTTGTTCGTAGTAGTCGCTGTTTTCGATCCAGTGCTTGAAGAGCTTGATACCGGGTCTGATTTCATCAGGTGTTGTGATCACAAGTCTTCCAAACGCGGGGCGCGAACGCCAGGCTTGAGCCTCACGTGGGAGATAGGCATCCCAGGCCGCAGACGTTCGACCTCGGCGAGGTTCGAGTCGTACATGGACCACGTGAACAGACGCTTGAGTCGATGCGTCGGCCATGTCTCCGTGCGACCGTTGAGACGCACCGTCGCCATCAGCATCGAGCCTTCGGTCCGCGTGATGTTCACGATCTCGACCACCGTCTCGTTCAGCGTCGTCATCCGTGTGTTGCCCATCTTCTGCTTGAAGCGACGGAAGAGACGGTGACCTGCGCGGAGCTTGTTGGGGTCGATCATGACTTCCTTCTCTGACGACGCAGGAGCTGCGCGTACAGCATACGCCAGCGCGTGACACCTTGCTCGTCGTTCTGACGTCTCCGGGCCAAGCGGTCCACCAGCGATGCAAACTCGACGTTGTGCGTGCCGTCGAAGCAGCTGCTCAACACTTCAGGCAACGCACCGAGGTCGAACGAACAGCCGTGTTCGGACGCGAACTCGGCCATCGCTTCCGCGCACGCAGCGCACCCGCGCTCGTACTGTGCGTCCTTGGCGTCGAGCCAGAAGCTATGCTTGTAGCGGTCGCCAGGCTTGATCTTGGTCCCGCACCCCGCACACGTGTACGTCTTCCGCGCGACCTGCCAGCGCTCGCGTACAAAGCTCGAAGGGTTGTCGACGTCGATGCTACACATCGCTGAGATACCTCACGGACCTCACGAGCGTTTCGTCGTCTGCATGAAAGATGTTTTCAAGATGCAGTTCGTCGGACTGAGCCATGTTCAGCGGGCGCATCGGCACCCAGACATTGGCGGAAGGCTGCGCGCGCTTGAAGCTCAGAGCGACATCGGCGTAGTCGTCGATGAAGACGTCCGCTCGAATGAGCGACTTGATCGGAAGACCGCCTCGACCGACGTGCGTCGTGAAGATGAGACCCACTTCCGCGCGGAAGCCTTGCGTGTGCAGCCACTGTCGCTTGGCGTCGACACACGCTCCGATCTTGCCGTTGATCGACCATGGCGACGTCACGACGACGATGTTGAGCTTGTCCTGCTTCGCGACGAGTGCAGACGCCAGCGGCAGCGGGTGAAGCTGCGTCCACGTAGAGGATGTGTTCCACAACTTGCGGATGAACCTGACCACTGGATCTGGTGTCGTCGGGTCATGCAAGAAGCCGTGCGAGCGGATCTGATCGAAGTCGAACGCGCGCACCACAGCATCATCGCTCAGCGCTGCTTGGCCACGTGTGTAGCCCATCAGGTCGGCAAGAACGCCGTCCATGTCGACGGCAACAGTGATCTTCATGCGCCAGCTACACCTCAACCGAGGGCGCTTGGCAAGCGAACGACGTTCGACCAACGCGCCATCATCGACCACTGATCAACATGTGCGATGGATAGTTCTGGAAACTTGGAAATAGGTGGGAACCTCTGTTCGAGGAACGCTCCCCGCAAGCGTCTGGGCATACGCTCTACGAGCCGGACGCATTCACGATCAGAGAACGTCACAAAGCCCCGAAGCGCGAGTTGCTTCAGCGCGGCGAAACACCTCTCTTCGTACGACATGGCTCTTATTGTGGCTGACGTTCGAGGGCAGTCCAGCGGATGTTGCGGTGGCGCATGTTGCCGGAGAACACGTCGACCGAACCGTCGGTGTTGACGGCACGAACGAAGCCTTGGGCACCGTTGCGCAAGAAGTGGACGTGGTCGCCCACCTGCAGCGCCCGCTCGCTCGTGACGTCTGCATACTGCTGCTCCGTCAACAGCAAACCGCGTGCAGTGAGCTTCTGTGCCACTGCAGTCACCCACTTCGCACGTTGCGTCGGGTCCAAGGGACTGCTCGCGACGCGCTCCTGCAACGACTTCAAGGTCGTGTAGCCTTCTTCCAGAGTGCTTCCAAGATGGTCGGACATGCTTCGCACCAGGTCTCTCGTGTGAGGAGGTCTTCGTAGATCAGCCGCTCGATGGGGTGGAGCTTGCTGACGTTGGCTCCGACATCTCGAAGTCGCAGCGCGTGCAGTTCCACCGATCGCGGGTCGGCGTGATCTTGTCGACCATCATCGGCACGACCTTGCCTAGATGTCCTCGGTTCGTGATGCCGTTCGCTGTCTTGATCGCGCATCGCGCACAGCCTTTGGCGTTGTCAGGGACGTCCAGCATCAGCGGGACGCCTGATGCGTCGACGAGAAACGGATGTGGTACTCTCATTCTTCTCCTCTCGCCGGAGCAACATGTCGATGGCCCGGCGTGCTTCGTCCGTGGAGCGTCGTGCGGCGGTCAGCTCGTCGCTCGCCGTGAACACAGATCCCTGAAGGAACGGGTTCGCAGCGTCGAGACGCGCAAGCGCTTCACGTAGCGCGATCAAGGCGTCGATCGGCGATGACACTCGTGACATTGTGGCAGTCCCTCAGAGATCCAGTAGCGAGTCGTGCGCCTTCCGCATGTGCAGGCCACGTACAGTGCGCTCTGTGCGTGACACTGACGGATGAAGCTCAGCGCATCTCGCATCGGCTCTTGTAGCACGTCAGGCGCAAGCGGAGCCAGCTCTTCGAGCGGTTCGAGCTTGAGCGAGGCTTTCAGCTCGACGGCGACAGCGACGCCACGCTCGGTCTTGATGCGCAGCTCCAGCACACGCCCTGTCGGCTCGTCGTAGTGCTCTTTGACGAAGTCGACCTCGCCCGGTCGCACACGATCAGGCACGAAGCCACGTTCACGTAGACCTGCGAGGAGAACGGGCAGCATGCGCTTTTCTCTGCGCCGTTCGCATAGCATACACGCGACGTTCGGAGCAACCGAGCTGTTTGGCGACGTCAACAGCGCGCCCCTTGAAGATGTCGATGTTAGCGCGGGCAGCCGCAAGCGGCGTCCCTGCACGTGCTCTTGGCTTCGATCCGCGTTCCAAGCGTGCTCGTGCTGCCTTGATCTCCGACGGCTTCTTTCCCAGACGTACCGCCGCTTCTTCAGGCGTGCCTTCGAGGAGATCCGCGAGATACCGAGACTTGACGCTCGGATGATTCTGGATCTTCAGAAGTGCGCTCGCCACGAGCGTGTGTCCATCTTGACGTGTGATGGACATAGCCGCAGCAAGCTGCGCGTACGGAACCGTTCCGTAGAGCCACGCATACAGCATGCGAAACTCTCGTGATGTCAGAGTCACGCCATCATGCACGCGGCGCAACGCAGCTTCGACTTCTTGTTCTTTGAACTGGTCAGGGGCAGGTTCTGGCTCAGGGGCTGCTACGTCGTCTGCTTGGCTCAAAGGCACAAGGTTCTTTGCATATCTCTTTTCTGCGCGAATGTCGTTGGTGATGACTCCATTGTACCGAGAGAACAAGCGTGTCAGTGGGCTCATCTCATACGCAGGATCGAAGTCTCGAAGCGACTCGAAGATCAGCGAGTACAGGTGCTCTGGTGTCGTCGAGTTCGCACGCCGCTTCGTCAGCACCATTCGAATGATCATCTTCAGCTCAGGTAGAAGCACGCGCAAGATCTGCTCGACGTCCTCACCAAAGCGCACTCGACACGCAAGAAGATTCAGCTCGGTCCAGTTCGACCAGCATTGATTCTTGGCAGGACATGTCGAGCAATCTTGTCTCATTCGGTCACTCCCAGGAGCTGGTACAACCGCACGACACCTTGCTCAAGGTCGTCGACAGGCAGGGTCGTCAACGAACACCCGACCGCCCGAAACGCAGCCTCGATCGCCTCCGAACTTGCCAGTCGGCGCCCTTCACGAACGACGTGCACACAGTGAGCGTCCGATCCGAGCAACCGCATGTCCGCGAGCCGCTGAACGTCTGCTACACTCGTCGGGTTCACATCGACGATTGTCGGCCTCGCCATCAGCACGACGAGTGCGGGCGATGTGATGACGTCGATAGGTGTACGCGCACACTCTACACAGATCGACGCCAGCGTCGTCTTGCCGACTTTCGGTGCGCCGATGAGGACGGCACACTGCTCACCGCGTGTCCTCTTCGACTTCGGGAGCTTGCGAAGTGTGTACATCAAGCGAAGCTCCCCACTTCGATTTGATACTTCGGCTCGAACGGCTTGTTCGTGAGCTGGATGTCCTTCACGCGATCGAACCTGAATGCTTCGATCGCGTTGTCCTTGCGGCAGTAAGCGTAGAGCAGCGGCACGCCGCCTTTGCCTCGGTAGCGGAGTGAGTAGCACTCCATCTCGCGCCACGTCGGCGTCGTCGCATCTTCTGCCTGGTAGAGGACACGCACTAGGCGAGGCGGATTCGCGCTGACTGCTGTGCGAATGCGGAGCTTCATCTCCGCTTCGGAGTTCGGTGGACCTTGTTGTGAAGGCACGAGCCCAAGCTCCTGCTTCACACGTTGCTTGACGCGATCGATGAGTCCTTGAGACAACCCGCGAGGAATGAGAGGCATGCTATAGCTCCCGTCGTTTGACGACTTGACCCTGCTCTACGATGACGAGGCAAAGGTCGTTCAGCACCTTCCACTTCACGCGGAGCGCAAGAATGCTCAAGTCAGTAGAGTGCGAGTCGAGAGAGATGGCGCCGTCGAGGCGGACTTCCGCTCTGGGAGACCAGACGAAAGTGCCCTGATGCGCGATGCGCGAGAGCGAGCTGCGGTCGTGCACGGTCGACATTGTACGACGCGATCCTTCTCGGAAGGTCGAACGTACCGTATCCGACCGCACGCACACGTCAACTGGCATGTGAACTCGGACGTGTCGACACGCCGGTACTCGGCTATGCCATCTCGCCGCACACGCCACACCTCTGTCTGCTCACCGCCTGGCGCGTCTGACCACGTACCTTGGCGCTGCGCAGACGCAGGCAACGGCAAGCGCACCTTGAAGTGAGGCTTCAGCTTGCGGCCGTGAAGACGTGTCACGAAGAACCAGATCTCCTTCGCCTTCACGAAGGCATGGCCCTCGACATCTGCAGAAAACGGAAGCTCTGGACAGATCAACCGGATCTGCGTCTTCGTCCACTGCACTTCTTCGAGTGCAGTGGTGACTTCGTCGGCATGTGCTTGCACAGCACGTGTGAGCACCAGCGGATTCATACGTACACGATCTGTGCAGTCACGTACGCGAGCATGCGCCGCGCTTCACTGTCCGACGTCGCACCCCACGCACGGGCGAAGGCATCGAGCCCTGACTTCGAACGTGGCCCGAAGATGCCGTCGATCGCACCACCGTAGAAGCCGACCTTCTGCAGCGCGATCTGCGTGTCCGTATCGTTCAGCTTCAGCTGGTCACCGTACAGACGTTGGATGACGTTCTCTGCAGAGCGCTGCCCGTGCTCGTTCGACCAGTTGAAGTGCCAGTCCTCGAACCCACGTGTCGCGCGGCTGCGAAAGCAGCTCCAACCGGCGTCTTTCAGACGCTGCCACAGCTGCTGATAGGTCCACTTGTGCCGCGCGAGCGTTGCGTCCACCGCAACGTCGACCGACACGCCGAAGTTGTGACCGCTGTAGCCCGGCTTCTGCACGCCTGTCTTCAGTCGACGTGCTTCGCGCGACTGCTCTGCAGTCCGGTAGATGTCCGAGTACACGAGCGGCGTCGAGTCTTCGATGACCTTGAGCGCCGCCCATGCTTCGGGGTGCATCCGCAGGAACGACTCCGGCAAGCTGTCACGAACTCCCTTGACGGTGTAGATGCCCGTGAGCGGTGGAATGTGAGTGAGCTTGAGGATCATGTGTACTCCTGTACGGTGTAGTTAATGGTCAGCGAGTATGCTTCCCACGCTTGACCGCCACCTGAAGATGAGAGGACCACGATGTAGCCGTAGATCGGGCTGATGACGTTCCGACCTGGAACGAATCCACCGCCTGTCAGGTTGTTGTCGCCGTTCGCGAATGATGTGTACGTACCCGTAAGGATCGACTCGGCACCACCTGAGCCGATCGTTCGGTTCGTGCGATGAATGTTTGCTTGGCTCGATGATCCGCTGACGTTGGCCAAGCTCAGGATGACGCTCGTCAGCACTGCGCCTTGCGGCAGCAAGATTGGGATGACCCACGTTCCGCCGTTGGCGTTGTCCTTCTCCACGAAGCCAGCTACTGGATCGACGTGGAACGAAGACCCGCTGCTCGGTACACCCACACAGCACGGAACGACCATCGTCTGCGAGCGTCCGACTGCAGAGGTGATGGCGGGTGCCGTCAGCGTTCCGGTCGCCGAGAACATCGTGTACCACGCAGAGTCTGAGAACGGTGTGATGACCGGGCCACCTGGTGACGGATACACTTCTGCGACGAAGCCTGTGGTCCCGAGCCGCTGGCGTGTAGCGATCAGCGCGATGTTGTCGAGCACCCACTGAGAACCGTTCCAGTCAGCGTTCGTGACCGTTTCGACGCCGCCATCCGCCCGCATGTACATGCGCGTGCGCATCCCGCCACCGGATGGCACGCTCGTGTAGATGAGTGATCGCTGGTTGGCTGAGTTGTACGCGAACGTGATGCCTGCGAAGATCGAGTTCAGCTGCGTCAGCGCGAGCTGTGGTGAGCGCAAGCCGTCGCTCGTCGTCTGCAAGCGATACGACCACGAAGACTGCGCGAACGGGCTCAAGCCTGTGTACGTGCCGACGCCGAACGTGTTGGAGGGGTTGCTCGACGTGTACACGTACGTTGACTCGTTGCCACCGACATCCGCCTGCCACTGTCCGGAGAGGAGCCACCGCGCATTCACCGTGGTCTCTTCGAAGATCTCGCCGCTGATGAGTGCGACGTAGCGACGGATGTACATGTTCGGCGTCTCGGTCTCGGTGACGCTGATCAGCTCACGGACGCTTGCGGTGCTCGCCGCGCGATAGATGTAGAAACGTGGCGACAGCGAACCTGCGTCACCTTCGAGCGTGGTCCCGACTTCGATGGCGCCACGCGCTCGCACGACGTTCTGCATCGAGTACAGGTCCGCACCGTGCGGGTTCAGGTCATTCGGTACGCCTGCGACGTTGTTGCCGCTCCGCAGACGGTGCTCGCGATCGACAGACCCTGCGATGCTCGGCTCTTCACCGTAGACGTCGCTGATCTGCACCGTAATCGCGAGCGGTGCGGCGACCTGCGGCAGAACTTGAGGATTCACGTAGACGGTCATCGTCTGCGCAGCTGTTCCGGACGGGAGCACGTACGTCCCGCGTGTCGTGATCGTCTGCGCGACGCCTGGAGAGTCAGTGGGTGCTTCGTACGTGAGCGTGGTGCCGTTCCATGTCAGGGTCGCATCACCGGACAGCGTGTTGCTCGTGATGTTCAGAACGCTGAGACCTGGGAGCAGGGTCAAGTCGTCGAGGCGAACGCCCAACGTGCTCAGCGGCGGACCGATCGTCTGGATGTTGCTGCTCGTGATCGGTGCACCTTGCCCAGGAGCCGTCACCGTGCCGAGCAAGATCATGCGGTCACGTGCGGGCGCCGTCATGTCCGACGATGACGTCGGCAAGAACGTGTACTCGGTCAGCGTCATGATCGCGAGGACACTGACGCCGAGTGCACGCGTAGGCTCTGGGTTGCCACCGACAGCCGACGCCCGGGGCACGAAGTCTTGCTCCGTGTACACGGCGTACACGTAGTTCACGAACCCTTCGGCGTAGTTCACGAGCGCCTTACCGCTCTGCGCAGGCAGCTCGATCAGTTCACCGTTCGGCGTGCGTCCACGACACGCCGAGACGTTGATCAGAGTCGGGTTCGTTGCGGGTGTGATGATGCCACCCGAGATGATGCCCGCGCTACCGATGTCGACGTAGACATCTTTGATCGCTTGTGACTTCGAGTCTTCTGTGAAGGTCAGCGTCTGTTCATCGACGACGACGTTGTTCGGGTAGAGTGAACGATCGACCATTTCAAGCTCCTGGCAAGTTGTTGGGGTCGAAGCCCCGAAGACCGAGACCGTACACTGCAACGTCAAGAACGCGCTCGACGCCCCACAGCTGCAGCCGCATCTGGTGATAGCGATGCGCAGGGTTCGCGAACGCGTCCTGGTCGACGTCGCGCCACGCCGTCGTGACCGGCGAGACCGTATCCGATCTCACTTGCAAGCGCCACTGTACGGTTCGAGCGTACAGTGGATGACGCGCCGTGTACGACAGGGTGTACACCGCACCTGGAATCGGAGCGTCGATCTCCACGAACCCACTGGTCGCGAACCGCCACGTCCCCTGCAACACTTCACGCCGCTGCAGCCCGTCGTCTACATACAGCGTCGCAGGGCGCGTGACGTCTGCTGTCTGCGTCAGTGTCGCTCGGTTGCCAATGACCAGGAGCTGAGCCTCGGCTGCGTACGACCCCGCTTCAGGCGCGATACGCATCCACATCGGCACATCGTACAGCCACACGTTCGACGCGAAGCTCACGCCCAAGTCGATGACCGGCGTCTCGATCTGCGTGAGCTGATCGTACGCGAAGACGTACGTGGCCGAAGGGTTGAAGATCGACTGGTTTGCTGGGTCACCTGCTGCTGTTGACGCCACCTGCAGCGTCGTCGCCGACAAGAAGCGGTACGGCAACACACCCCCTGGCACCGTCGGCGTCTGCGGCTGTGGCACCGTGTTCGCAGTCAAGATTTCGTCTGGGAACGCTTCTTCGAGCGGTCCTGTGTGGCGTGTCGGGAGTGCGAGGATCGCGTTCGACGGCGCACCGAACACCAAGGTCTGTACTACGCGAGAAGGCGACGCAGGGCGCGCGATGGACAACCTGTCTGGGACTTGAGGCTCGACCGAGATGTTCGTCAGCGTGCAGCTCAGGAGGTCTGTCGCCGTGAAGATGCCTGCGACAGGAGACAGCTGGTAGTCGTAGATCGGCGTGTGCGCCGCCGAGTAGCGATCAAGCCCAGACTCGATGAGCGCTTGCTCGTCTTCTTGCAGAGTCTCAGCGGCCCACCGATACAGCGTCGCGCCTGTCAGATACGCCGTGCCTTGACCGAGGTACATGCCCGAGTTCGGCACCGTGATCACGATCTGCTCGATGCTCGTTACGCCGAACGTCCCGCCTGTGAGTAGAAGACGAACAGTCATCGTCGTGGCGTCGTACGGCACCAACACCTGCCCAAGCACCTGGCGCGGATCGAGCGTGCCGCCTGCACCAGGCGCGACGAGATGCGTGCCTGTGATGGCGATCGGGTTCGTGAGCGGTGCGACCGCCGACATCGGTGCGAACGCTCCGCCGTCGAAGCTCACGTCGAGGCGATAGCTCGCAGTCGCGAAGTGCGGGCTCACCCACATCGCTACACGCACAGGACGGGTCCTGTAGTCGCTCACGTCGACGTCCCGCTGCATGTACCACGCAGTGCCCGATGCCGTGCTCTGAAAGCGCGTAGGTGCCAGATACGCAGGCGAGTCGAATGTCGCCGCGCTCGCGCTGCTCACGATCCAGCCGTCGGGCAGCGTGGCAGGACCCGTTGTCACCGGGTCCGAGAACGGCCCCGCGCCCGGTGGAGCGTAGTCCGGGTTGACATCGACGACCAGCTCTGCAGGCCGACGTGGCGCTTCGTTCACGCGTTCGTCGACCTCCACCGCCGCGCCGATCGACCAGCTCCCCCGCAAGCCCGTCGGATACAGCCGCGCCACACCCGAACCTGCGTGGTCGATGACTCGAACGACCTCACCTGCCGACCACACGTTCATCGCGACACCCGTCTCCGGGTAGAAGACCTTGTCCTCGTGCTGAATCACGAAGGCGATCCCAGGGAACGGAGGTGTCACACCTTGAAGTCTATGCAGACCACGGTTCGCGTTGCTGGCGGCAGTGGCCGCTGCGATCGAGATGTAGTTGTCGAACAGGCCGACGTTCGCTGCACTCACGGCGGCGAACGCAGTCGAGTTCCCTGCAGTCGGCGTGTCCGTGAGCAAGTCCAGCGTCAACGCGCGTACGCTGTTCCGGCCAACACGCACCAAGAAGCCTTGCTGTTCGGCGCCTGTCACCATGACCGTCGCACGCACCGCACCTGCGACAGGCGCCAACCCTTGAACTGCGCTCGTCGTCGCGAACACACGGGTGCCTGTCACGACACGATCGCGACGAAGCTCCCACGTGTTACCGACCACCGTTGCGACTGTCGCTGTTAGGTCTGCATACGTCCCAAGCCCTGACGCAAATACATACCGAACGAAGGCGCCTGTGCCTGTCGTGACGTTGTAGAAGTAGTCACCGACTTGGATGTCGTTGACCACCTCGCCGAACAAGATCTCAGAGCCTGTGTTCGAAGCGCCTGCGCCTGTCGCGACTTCAGGGTCGGGGCGCGCGAAGTCTTCGGCGAGTGCGAGTCCGTTGACATCGGTGCCGACGACGCGGATGCCCCCTGCGAGCCAGTCAGCGGGAAAGAACACATCGAGCGTTGAAGCGTCATCGAGCGTCCAGACGACAGGCGTCGACGTGAAGCTCTGCTGCAGCTCGCCAAGCCACACACGGTTTGTCGTGACCGGAAGTCGGCCCGATGACACGAGCAGTGTTGACTGGTGGACGGCTCCAGACGCCGTAAGCGCGCCCGACAAGCGCGGTGTCCCGAGGATCGCCGTCTGCGCGTCTGCACCCACACCATACGTGTTGATGCGGTTGTCGTCGCTCGTGTACGGCACCTCCAAGAGGAGCGCGTTCCCGAACGTGCCCGACGACGCTGACGCTGGCGTCAGACCGCTGTTCGCGCCTCCGGTCATGTTCGTCGTCGTGAAGCCTGCCAACTGTGCGTTGGTTGTGAGCAAGATGCTCGTGTTGCCTTGTGTGCCGCCGTACTGGTTGCGCACGGTGACCACCGCACCGTTGGCCACGGCAGTCACGCGGATCGCGCCCGCTGATGCCGGTGCTGCGGTTCGCGCCGTGTTGTTCCATCCGTCGTTGATGGCAGCGGCAAGGTTCGTCGCGACCTGCGCTGCTGAATCACCTGCGGTGTATGGTACGAGGACGCGCCCCGCTGCTGCAGGCGAGCCTGTGTTCAGCTCGAAGATCAGCGGCGCGTTGACGCCATCGCTGATCTGCGCCGTCACGGAGCCGAGCGCGAACGCGTTGATCGCAGCGCCTGTGGGGCAGGTGATGGTGCCCGATGCGGCGACCGCGCCGAGGCCGATCGTGCGCTGTGCGTAGGTGTTGACCGACGAAACAACCTGCGCGAGTGACCTCGGGCTCGCGCCGCCGTTGAAGCCTGCGCCGCTGTAACGGTTGTTGCTGAGATCGACGAGCACCGTCTGGTCGTTGAAGCGGAGCGGCAAGTACCACGACGCAGAGGTCGTGAACGATGTGGCGTTCACGAGACCAAAGAAGCGTGTGCTCAGCGGTGCTGCGGTCAGCGTGTAGCGGTTCGGCGACGTCGTCTGGAGCAGGTTGCCTCCGTACGAGAGGCCGAACAAGCTGTAGGTCAGGTTGACGCCTGAAGCGCCCTGGCTCGACAGGGAGACGAGGTCGACGAAGAACGTGTTGAGGCCGATCGAGACAGTTGCTGCACCACCAGTCGCTGTCTTCTGGATGATGTCGAAGCTCCGCCACCGTGTCGTCGTGATGCGACGCTGAGCCGCTGGGCTCGCGGTGTATGCGACCGGTTCTGTCGTCGTGCGTCCGTTCTGGTCAACACCCGTGAAGATGATCGTTCCGCCGTTCCATCCCGCACCGAAGTTGACGACAGCTTCGAGCGGTCGCCACAAGATCACGTTTGCCGTGTCGGTCACGCCGTTCGCGTTGTCGACTTCCACAGTGAACGGCGACAGCACACGCACCACGCGGAACTCGCCGTTGTTCAGCCCTGATGAGCTGTTGATGCTCAGGACGCGGCCTACGTCCGACGGACCGAAGCGAGGGTCCGGGATCGTCACGCGCTGCACGCTCTCCAAGCTCACAGCGAGCGTCGCCGTCAGCGCGACGTGCACAGGCTGACCATACGGCGCCACGAACGTGTTCGGCCCGCTCGCAGCGGACGCTGCAAGCACCCACGTGTCGTCGACGACGTTGAGCGTCGGGAGGTCACCGAACACACGGCTCGGAGGCGCCATGTTCGGCGAGTCGAGCAGCGTGCATCCGAGCGTCCAGCTCGCGCGCCATGCCATCGGCAAGATCCACGGCGTGACCGCTGCGATGCCGGTTATGAGCTGTCTGAACCCGGTCACGGTCGTCGCGAACGACCGCGCCACCTGACGCCACGCTTGAAGGAGCAAGCGGTACGCACCAAGGCTCCACACGCTCGGGCGTGGTGCTGCGACCTGGCGTCCGAAGGTCGCGTCGATGAGCGCGTCGTCGGCCGTCTCCAGAGCCAACGTGTCACGGATCGCCTGGATCTGCGCAGCGAGCGCATCGAGCGCTTCACCGTGTGCCCACAAGATCGACGCGCTTTGACGGCACTCGATGTAGCTTGGGTAGCTCGGGTTGCCGTCGCCAATGTATGCCCGCGCCAACGGTGGTCGACGGTAGACAGCGGTCACGACGTGTGGACCCTGCGCAAGCTGCGCTTGTACTTCGAGTGAACCTTGCGCGTTGCTCGTGAACGACCCGACGTACACGTCGTTGTCGTAGACATCGAAGACTGCGCTCGTTTGCTGCACGCTCAGGACAAGCGTTGTCAGACCTGAGCGTACAGGCAACACCGTGCCTGACGCGCGGTAGAACGAGCCTTGAGGCATGAGAGCCAAGAGATCGAGGTACTTCACTGCGCAGTTCCTCCGCGAATGTCGACGCCTGTGGGCTCGAAGTAGAACGTGCCGAGAACGGCGCTGCCGCTGCAACCGTATCCTGTCACCGTGACGGTTCCTGGCAGCTCGCTTGGCGGTGCGACGACCACAGCCGAACCTTGGTGCATCGTGACAAGACCAGGCACGTCACCGAACAAGATGATCGGATGTCGCTCGACGCTGAAGACCTTGCCTTCTCCTGCGAGAGAGTAAGCTGAAGTCACGTCAGCGACATCGATCAAAGCGATGAGTCGCTGGTCCACGTACACATGCAGCATCGTGCCCCACTTCAAGAAGCGAAGTCGATGACGCGGACCTGGAATCGCTCGGCTCGCGTAGAAGATTCCATTCACCAACAAACCGTCGAGGTCGAGCACCAAACCGTTCCACCGAAGCTGAACCCCTTCCGAGCACACGACATCGACGTCGAAGTTCGCCACGGGTGTCGGCCACGTGAGGCTGCCACCTGGAAGGATGACCGCACCCTGTTCCCAGACAGCGTTGCTGACCGTCCACGCGGACAAGTTCGACGTGAAGAAGTCGCTGCACGCTGTCGTGTCGAGGATGGCGTTGCCGTAGATCATACTGCTTCTCCGGATCGAATGAGGACACCGTCAGGCGCGAAGAGGTCGAACGTGTTCGTCGCGATGCCGCCGCTCCCGAACGCACGAATCTCCCGCTCGCCGCGCTGCGAGACCGCCAGCGCAGGCAGCTCCGCCAAGAGCGCAGTCGGTCGTGCCCCTGTCACTGTCAGTGGTGCACCATCGAGCATGGCACCTGCGCGCAGCTCGAACCGCTTCACTTTGCCTTGCATGCGCTGTCCTTCGTTCCGAACACGCGCGAAGATGACAGCGGGTCCCTCGATGAAGGAGCTGGTCGACACCACGAGATCTCCATCGACGAACACGTGAACGAAGTTCGCAGATCTCTGGATGCGAAGTTGCCTCGCGCTGTCGAAACCAGGCGCACGCGTGCGCGATGCGGAGTACGCGCGGATCGTCGAGCTGCCGACGACACACACGAACTCGACCGCGTCGCCTTCGACCTCCAGAGTCGCGTCGAAGTGCTCGTACGTCCCTGGGGCGCTGAGCGTCGCTTCACCACCGAGCGTGAGCCCAGAGTCGAGCACGACACCATCGTCTTCCACGCGCGTGACGCCCGTAGGTGTCCAGCCGTTGTACTGACCCGCGAACGAGACCGGCGTGCTCGGCTCGAAGACGAAGTCGCTGGCCAAGCGCACGAGCGTGTAGCCGAACGTCGAGGCGGAAGCCGGTTCGACGACAAGAAGCGCGCCGCTTCCTGGACCCGACGACAAGATCTGGATCGAGAACGGGTCTGCGTCGACGGCACCGAACGCGTCCGTGGCTTGAATGGTGACGGGGAACGTACCGACTGCCGTCGGTGTACCTGAGATGACCGCAGTCGGTGTCCCTTGTGTAAGCGCAAGTCCCGGAGGCAGCGCGCCTGCGATCACCGACCACACGTAGCTCGGTACGCCACCGGCAGCAGACACGTTTGCTGTGTACGGCTGGCCTACGACGCCGCTTGGCAGCGACAACGTCACGATCCGGAAGATCGAGTTCAAGTCGATGAAGACGTTGACGTTGCGGATGACCGCCTGAACGAACGGTGTGACCGAAACGTTGCCGTTGATCGTGAAGCCGATGTCAGGCACAGCTCACTCCAGCACCGTGCCGACAGGGCAAGGAAGCATGAGGCTGCCCATCGTCCGATAGCGCATCGTGCCTGTTTCTGCAGGGTCACCGTAGTTGAAGTTGGTAGGGTTGTTGCCGCCGATCGCGAGCACGTCCGTCAACGTGCCCAAAGGACGGCCACCAGAAACAGTTGCGACGTTGTTCGTGAAAGAGATCGGAAAGCCAGGCATCCGAGCTGTGTTGTCGATACCGTTCGTCAGCTGCGTCAAGCCTGTCGCGACAGAGATCAACGTTGTAGACGCCAACGAAGTCATCGTCGTCGCCGTGTTTGCGACGAGTGGAGTCCAGCTGGTGATGTTGTTCGGTGTCGAGCTGCTGTTGAGGATGATGAAGCGGTTCGTCTGTGTCGACGTCGTCAGGTCGAACAAGCAGAAGCCACCCTGGTTGTTGGTGTCGACCAACAGCTTGTCCATCACGAAGATGTCGCCTGTCGCGTTCTTCCAGATGTTCAAACGGAACGCACCGACTGTAGAGTTCGACCGCAAGGTGATCGAGACGCTACCGCTCTGACCCGTTGCTGTGGGCAGCACCGTCGTCGAACCACCTGTGAACTGGTTCGGCGCGACGAAGATGACGAAGCCAAGTGGGTTCAGTGGTGTTGTCGACTCGGCGACCATCAGCCAGTAGAGGCGTCCTCCGCCGAACACGTTGCCGAAGCCTGCGGGCGCTGTCCCTGTGGCCCATGAACGCGCGTTGCCTGTCGAGTTGAAGACGACGGCACCCGCACCGACACCCGTGATGAGATCGCTGTCAGCGAAGCTGGTGCCGTTCGACGAGCGTGTGATGACCGATGCCCCTGAGCCTCCGACGTTCTGCACCATCCAATAGAGGATGCGGTAGAAGGTGTACTGCATCGTGCCGAGGCCCGTTGTTGCGCCTCCACAGTCGTTGTTCAGATCGGTGTCGAAAGCGACGCTAGGAGTGACCACTGCTCACCTCGGAGTCACGACGAGCACACCGCCGTCGAAGGTTGGATGCTGATTCGGCGCGAAGGCGATGTCGGCGACACCTGCATCGACCGCGCGTGAAAACTGAATGAACGTCAGGTTGTTGACAGCCGAGACCGCATTCCGCACGGCATTGTTCACGTCGCTGACTTCCAACGGTTCGCCCTGTGGTGACGCGAGCACGAACGCCTGGATCGCCGCGAGAACCGCTTGCTGTGTCGCGACCGGCGAGAAGCCTGAGCGTGTCGTGAAGTCAGCAACGACCGCGATTGGCACACCGACACCACGTCTGTAGAGGAGATCTTGTCCTACGACTGTGTCGTCTGGACTGGCGTTCGTAGCCTGCATCTGTCGAATGAGTGCGTCGTAGTCGTAGTCGATCGTCACGAGCCCACCGGGCGCAAGAGGAGCTGCAGGCGTCCGAAGGAAGCGGATGCCGTCGAGCGCGCGTGTCGAGCCCGACAGTGGACCGTCGTCGAACACGACCTCGTAGTCGGTCCCCTCGACGTATGTCGTCGCGCCTGCGGTGACGCCGTTGACGCGAAGCATGGGTGGCAAGCTGACGCGAATGAGCTGTCCGACGCCGTAGTATACGTTCTGCTCGGTGCGCTGCACGCTCTGCCCGTTGCGCACGAAGACGTCCACAGCTCCAGGCTGTGCACGCTCTGGAAAGCGCTCCACGTACACAGAACCGGCTGCGTTGAATCCTGTGAGCGCGTTACGCTTGATCCCTGATGGTGTCGCCAGCTGGCGCCCTTGCACAGACAGGAAGAACAAGTCCACCAGCTGTGCGTTCGAGGTCTCGCCGTCACCGCCGATCGCAGCTGCAGGGTTGGTCACGGCCGAGAAGCCATTCAGCGGGATCAACGGACGCGTGAGCCTGTTCGGGCCGACGCGACTCTCGACGCCTGGGCTGACGGCAACAGCTTGCACGCGAAGACGCCACAAGCCGTTCTCCAGGGGAGCGCCGAACGGAAGTGACGCTGCTTCTGTCGTCACGAAGACGATCGTCGAGGTCGCGTCACGGACGCCGATAGGCGTGCCACGTGCGACAGGCAGTCCTGCAAGCGGTGGCGCGACCGAGCTTTGGAACTCCAGCGTGACCGTCGCGTTGGTCCCCGGGCTTGCGATGATGCCCTCGTTCGAGACGATGGCACGGATCTCTTCCGTTGCATCGAGGTCGAGTGCTTCGACCAAGCTCTGGACCTGCGAAAGGTCTGCGACGTCAGCACTGAGCTGACCAAGGACGATGGATTGAGGAAAGAGCGACGAGTCGTAGATGGGTCCGTACGTCGTGTCGAGCTGGTTGTTCGGAACGGTGGCTTGCATTCGAGCAAGCCACTGCGCAGCGGGTACGGCTTCGAATGGCATCACACGCTCCCACTTCGCGTGACGGTCGCACGCGGGTCTTCACTGTTGATGGCGACCGAGAATGCGTAGTTCACCTTCTCGACCGGAGGTTGCACACGCAGCGTAGCGATGCCTGCGACACGTTCTCGAAGAGACCGCACTGCACGTTGACGTTGCTGCAGAACTTGCCACCGTTGGATCGCAGAACGAATGCGGCTGTCGAGTGCTGCAGCGATCGTGGTCGGTACACCAACCGTTCCGATGACGCTCTCCAGCCCTGCTCCGAATCCGTTCGGCATCGGATTGATCGTCAGAAGTTCACTGAAGTCTTGACCGAGCTTCGGCAAGTCAGACACCAGCTCGGTCGTGCCTGCCGGAGAGATGACCCAGTCACCGTTCACGATACGGAACGTCTGGCTCATGTTCGACACTCCTGGAGAACGGTCTTCGCTCGTCGGATGCCAGATAGGCCGAGATCGAGTTCGAGGATGTCAGCTTGGAGCTTGTCTCGCCACGCGAGCTGTCGACGCAGACGTGTCTGCAGAGCTTGTAGAGCTTGCAGTGGTTCTGAGAACGACAGCGCCGTCTGTACGGCTTTCGAGAAGTCGCCCAGCTCTACGCAGCTGCGCGCGACGGACGAGTCGAACGGGACGAGGTTGCTGAACTGCGCGAGGCCGCCTGCGACTGCCGCCAAGGCAGACTCGGACACCTGAAGCGGGATCAACACGACATCCACGACCGCGAGCTGTGCCGCGACCTGTGCGCGTGCGACTTCGATCGCACCTTCGAGTGTTGTCAGCACGCCGACGATCGCCGCCCGAACAGGGGCTGACAGCGCACAGAGTACGATCTGCGAACAATCCATGCTCAGCTCCAGGGAAGTTGGATTGGCGCACCGAACAACCCGGTGCGCATCCAGGGATCGACAACAGCTGCTATCGTCTGAGCGACGACTCGCGGATCGACCTGCGGTACGACTAGACCTAGCACGAGCGGACCCGCTGGCGGAAGCGCTGTCGGTGTCGCAGCCGCGAACGCCGCGACACCTGCCACGATCGCAGGTTCCAGCGATGGGACAACCCCTGTTCCTACGAAGGCCCCTCGAAACGCGCTCAGAGCCGCTGGCGTCGCAGGGGGTAGGGCCGCCTGGCCCAAGTAGCGTTCGAAGGCTGTGGCCCAGTTCTGCGCTGCCAGGATGCGTGAGCTGATCGGGTCCACGACCCCATTGATCGACAAGATCGGCCACCCCACGAAGTCTGGCCGCGAGCTGTCGATGACCGCGAGCACCGCCTCGAACAAGGTCGCAGGGGTCAGCGGCATCACCGGATCTCCAACGTCGCGGACAGCTCGACACCTTCACGCAGCGGCATCAGCGCAGGCCCACTCGGACCGAACGCCGTCGCGACGGACAACTGCGTGGTCAGCCACAAGCTCAGCGCGCGCCCTCGCACCGCCACGTCGTCGGCAGGCCCACCGGCGTTGAGGATGATCCTCGGCGCGGTGTAGCTCTGTGACAAGATCGCGCTCTGCTCGAACGCGCCCGTGGTGTCGACCTGACGCGTGAAGACCTCGGCTCCAGCTGCGTTCCACGCTTGTTCACGCATGCGCGTGAAGCCTGCACCAGGACCTACGAGAGATGAGCCAAGCGCATCACGCAAGTCGCCTGCTTCGATCTTGTAAGCATCCTGTACGACGCCGGTCGGGAGCTGAGCACCAACACGCACGACCACGCGCTCAGGTGTGGACATCGACCCCACGTTCGGGACGACGCCGCTTCGGTCGACACCGATCGCGCTCCCGTAGGTCTCGATCCGCACGACTTCAGCGCTCTCGACGACCACGCTCTGCGTGTTCGCGTCAAGCGTCACGGAGAGGTTCTGAGCTTCGATGATGCCTCGACCGTCGCGTGTGAAGTAGTAGCCTGCGCCGCCACTGCTTCGGAGGTCATGCTCTCCAAGCTGAAGCGGACGGAACGCGCGCAGCTTGCCTTCTGCCGCAAGCTGGTTCTTGAGCTGGTAGCCTCCGTCGAACACAGAGCGGTCGCTCGAACCTGGCAGCTCAAAGCCTACGACTTTGGGTCGGTTGTTCGGGTCGAACGCGACCTTCACGTACGTGAACGCTTCTGGCATGTACCGCGCCCACGACGACCGAACACCGTTCGCCGAAAACTTGATCGGTACAGTGACCTCTACAGCCAGCGGGATGTCGTTCAACTGAACATTGAGCAGACCTGTGTTCGGGTCGACGTTCAGAACCTGGCCGACCATGACGCGCGAGAACGCGTCGTAGCGGTCGACGTTGTTGCTGTGCTCGTTCGGGCTACGCCTTCTCATCGCGGTCTCCAGATGCCTTCGGCCAGCAGACCAATGCTTCCGTACACGGCTGACGTTCGACCTGGAACTTCTGCCTGCTCCAAGCGGCGAACGTAGTTCACGCCAACGGACATGCTCATCGCCTTGGCGTTCCAGTCGACCCGAAGTGTCGAGCTGCGAACCGTCGCCATGAAGTCTTCATCTTGAACGTGAATCGGACGGTTTGGCCCGATCGACAGCTCCGGCAGATACGTCACCTGCACGCTATCTGCGTCGGCGTTCGCTTGGTTCAAGCGTACGTTCAGGAACAGTTCTGCGGTCTCCGGAGAAGAGATCCATCCGAAAGGCTCAACAGCTTGATAGCGAACACCGTACATCAGAAACGACGAAGGTCGCGACAAGCTGATCGTGTTGACTTCATGCTTTCCGCTCTCTGCTAGACCGTCGATCCAGTAGAACTGAGTGGCGACTTGATTGACTACTTTGGAGTCGTCGATCGACGACTCGGTCGTGATCAATGCGTCTGTCGTAATCTCCCATGGCGCTCCGTAGTCGCCAAAGTCCGAAGGCTTCGTGTCATAGAACGGGAACTCGACACAGATGTCGCCTCGCCCGGTCGCGAAGATCGTGAAGTCCACGCGCTTCAAGATGTCGAAGAGGTAGTCGAGCCGAGTCGAGTATGCGCCGCCGAGTGCGAACGACTTGATGAGGTCTTTGAGCAGAATGCCCTGCTCGACTTGCGACTGCGCGAAGAATGGAATCGTCAGGTACACACCACCGAAGTCGACAGGATACTTGTCGGGTCGAGAACCGATCGCTGTGATGACGTCGTCGATTGACACCAGGTCGAAAGCACCGAATCTTGTCGGATCGTCAGCGAAGTCGGGGTCCGTGTCCGGCAAGCGCATGTTCACGAGGTCACTGGTTTTGACCGCTGTGTCGACGGTGCGCTGGTACGAGACCAAGTCTGTGTTCACGCGTGCAGGCACACCTTGCGCGCGACTAGGGATGTCGTTGAACGACGTCGGACCGAAGAAGAACTGCTCGGACTTCTTCGGGTCGAAGCTCCCGAGCACTGCTCCTACGTCCGCACGTTGCGTCGTGTCGCCGTTCACCGAGAATCGGCGGTATGCAGACGAGGTGCCCGTGATCGTCGAGATCGGCAAGATGGCTTGGTCTTGACTCCGAATCTGTACACCTGCTTGTGCTTGCCCGAAGAAGACGGTGTAGACGAGCTGCTCCAACGACAAGTCGCTGAGCCCATCTTGCATCGCGCTCAGAACGGCCGCGTCGATCTGTGTCTGGAGCTGCACCTGGTTGAAGATACCAGGCGCGAAGCTCATACGTGCGCGTGCAGGAATGCGAAGCACGTCCTCGCAGAGGATCGTGACCGTCTGTTGATTGTTCTCGTCCGTTCGCTGCGTCGCACGTGTTACGAACCCTGAGAAGTCCCAGTACCACTCCTGCGTTGCCGGGTCTCGCACCGCTACACGCACGGGATCTTGAGCTGCCCACGTACACTGCCCGGGCTTCGGCTGATAGATCGTGCTGTCGACGCTGTTCCCACCCGACTGTTGAATGTACGCACGCTGTCGGCGGCGCAGCGCCAGCACCGCCTCCTTCACAGGATCGCTCGCAGGCTCTGGTACTACTGTCGAGGAGTACAGACCTGTCGACGACTGACTCCACAGTTCTTCTTTCAAAGCATCTGTTGCTGCTTGAAGTTGTGCACGCTGCTCCGCAGACAGAGAAGATGGAACTGCTACAAGTTCTCCACGACGCGGAGCTGGACGTGGCTTACCAGCTTTTGCATCTTGTTGTGTTCGAGCTACTTGCTGAATCTGCTCACGTCGTACAGCAAAGAAGGACTGCGTTTCTGCAAACTCCGTGTTCAGCTCTTGATCAGCGAGACGAGCTTCGGTGAAGCGACGGAGGTCGTCGACGGTGTAGACGTAGCGGTTGTTCGGGCTGGTGAGCGTCAGCTCGGCTGTCGACGGCGCGCGAGCGTCGTTACGGTTGCGCGTGTACGTCACGAAGTCGGGCGTCACCTCTTGCCCGAGCCAGAACACACGGATGCCTGGAAAGTAGTGCGTCTTCATCAGCGCGCCTGTTGAAGAAGTGTGAGCAGCTGGTCGACTTGGCTCGCTTCAGTTTCAGGTGCCACGACGAACGAGAAGGAGTACCGAGCCCGACTCGCGTCCTGTGCGTCTTCTGAGAACTCCATGACTGCTTCGTAGTGTCCTTGTACGCGGATCATAGAAGGGACTGTCAGTGACGTGAACTGGATGTACTGCCAGTTGAACGTGCCGTCAGGCAAACGCACAGGTTCACGCGTGAGCTGATACAAGTTCGTCCACAGCAACAGGCGCGCGTAGTTGTCGGGCGGCATCAACGGCTCGCTGGCCTGTACAGCAGGCGGACGGTCGAAGCCCAGGATCATCTCGCTGATCTTGCGCGAGATGTTGCCGGTCGACCCTTCGAAGCGCAGCGTGAGGATGTCTTGGTTGCGTCCTGCGCTGTCGGTCCAGTGAAAGAACTTCGCGCCTCCGCGTGTGTATACGGTCGTGATACGCTTCGGCTGTTGCCAGCTTACAGACCTCGGGTTCAACGACATCGAGACGACGGGCAGCAACGTCACGCCAGGCGTAGCGCCTGGATAGACGACAGGCAGAAGACTTGGCGTCTCGCGCAGCGTCGACGAGAACATGCACGGGATGCGGTCCATCAGTTACCTCGCGTAGCAGGCGCCTTCGAGCCACTCGGAGACTTCGACACAGGCACAATCTCCACCTTGATGCCGAAAGCTGTACCTTCGTCGTCGACCACTTCGTACATCTGGCCCCACGGTCCGGAGACCTGCTGACCGCGAAGTGCTTGTTTGATCTTACCTGTGTCGGTCACACCTTGCGAAAGTTGCCGCTCAATGAGCTGCTTGATCGAATCTTCTACTCCTCTTTGGTTGAACTCGCGCGAGCGCTGCGCGACCAGCGCTCGGTACACTTCGTCCGTGTGAGGTGTGCTGCTAGGATCTGCGACGTCATCCATGAGCCCAGAGAACGGTTTGAGCGTGTCGCTTCCAAAGTTCGCAAGGCTCCTGCCAAGTTCGTCAACGCTTTTGATCCTCTTCATCGCGCGTTGTCCCGCGCGTTCTCGTGTCGCAGCGTTGGTCGAGAAAAGATCAGGAAGATCGACGAGAGTTCGGAAGCCGTCGACCATGACCTTGAGCGTCAGCGCGCCGATCTTCACGATGTCCTGTTGCAGGTTTAGCATCGCGCGCTCGTACTTGCCCGTCTCGTCTGCGCGACGCTCGGATGCAGTCTGGAAGTCGAGCAGCGCCTTGCCTGAGACGTCCGTGCGCCCAGACATGAAGTCCCGATCGCGCATCAGCTTGACCGCTTGCCCTGATCCTTCGAGACCGAAACCAAGCGTTGACTCCAAGAACTTGCGAATGCGGCTCTCGTCTCCGCCGATGCGTGTCTGTGCGTCGTTCAAGATCTGGCGGAGGTTGGTGCTGAAGTTCTTGCCGTCGCGTGTGTTGAGACCGTCGCGCATCATGTATGCAGCGGCCAGCGGGTCCATGTTCGGATTCAGCTGACGCCCCAACACGCTGGCGTAGCCTTCGGGGAGGTTCGCGAGGCCACCTGCGATGCCTGCCATACCACGCAGCGCGAGCTGCGAGTTGGCTTCCGTCGAACCGCCACGTTCGCGCTGGTTGACGTCACGAAGACGCTCGTACACAGCGGTCAAGTCTTCGACGCTCTGACGCTGGATCTTCATCGTTGACGTCATCGACATCAGCGACCCCATCGTCGCGACTGTGTTGACGCCTGTGCCTTCGAGTGCACGTGCGACTTTGTAGACACTGTTCGCTGCAGAGTCTGCAGCACGACCTGTTGTCGCGAACTCCTGTGCGATGAGGTCGCCGAACTGACCGGAACCCGCCTTGAAGTACGTGTCGAGCGCGACGCCCATGTCGGCGACGTTGGCGCCAGGCATCATCGTTGCGAGACCTGCACCTTCACCACTGATGCCGACCTTGGCCAACGCAGAAAACGTCGGCACCAGCTCGCGAATCGCTGTAGGCACATCGACGCCCCATGTTCGCGCGAGGTTCTGCCCGCGCGCGTTCACGCGGTCGATGGTGGCTTGGCTCGTCTGCGCGACAGCATCGAACGTACGTGCAGCTTCGAACGCACGCGCGCGCCATGTCTCTTCGCCGCCCACGCCGTGCAGGAACAAGCCCAGCAACCCGCCTGCAGGAAGCACGCTGGTCAGCGAAGACGCTTGGCGTGCGAGGAACGCGCCCACGCCTTGATTGCCTGTAAGGCCAAGGACGTCGTTGCCGAGGAAGCGCTGCTTGGTGGTGTCGGTCAGGACACCGCCTTCGACATACGCGTCTCGGATGCCGCGCTTGATCGACGCGATACGCGCATCGAGCTTGGTGAAGTGAAGACCCATCGTGTCGAAGGTCTTCGAGACTTGACTGAGGTAGCGGTCGAGGTCCGTCAGAATCGGACCTGATGAGCGAAGCTCTCGGTTCAGGTCGACGGCTGTCTTGACGATAGCTCGTCCTTTGCTCGCCGCACGATCGAACTTCTGATCCATGTCCGTCACGCGGCGCGCGACGTCTGTCGCTCCCGCCACGAACTTCGCACGCAACGCGTCGACGTTCTCAGCCATCATCTTGACGGCTTCGACCGCTTCCCGGATCTCGTCCGGTCGGATCATCTCATTCGCCATCGAGCTTGACCTCTCGGACCGGGAAAAGCGCAAGCGCCTCTTCGTGCTTGCGCTGAGCTTCGGTGATCAAGGGCTGCATGTCGTCGCGATCGTCGTCGCTCGCGAGTTCTGCGCCTTCCGCCAACATCTTCGACATCTTCTCGAAGCTGTCTTCCTCTTCGATCGACCTCGCGACGACTGCCGTGTCGTTCCAGCGCTGCATGAGCTTCAACGTCTCGGGTTGCGCGAGCAAGATGCTCAGCGGAACGAACGGCACGTTGTCATCCGGACGGATGTTGAGCCCAAGGACTTTGATCAGCGTCTGCTCTAGCGTCTTCTGATCTTGTTCTTCGCGCATGCGCAGCGCGTGGTACTCGACATGCCACTGCTCTTCGGTCATGCGCCGAGCACTGGGGTCTGACATGAGCACGCCCTTTCGAGCGAGGACATACGCGACGACGCCCCAGTGATCGTCGCTCGTCAAAAAGACTTGATGTCTCTGAGCGCGACCTTCTTCTCGTTCACGAGCGCCTTGTAGCTCTCGTACATCGCCGTCACGACTTCCGTGTCCTGTTCACCGAGCCACACGAACAGCTCGCGACGCGCCCAGCGCTCACGCGTCTTCGAGTCCGAGAGTGCGGTCGCCTCCATCGAGTTGGTGTCCGACGGCTCGAACAGCTCTGTCACCTTCTTCTCGTCCATCTCGACGATCGACATCGCCAAGCGCCCGCGCACCAGACGCTCGCTTGACTCCATCATCGACTCGGCGACGCCGACCATCGCGTTCGCTTCGTCTTCGTCAGCTTGGCTTAGCGTACGAAGAAGGATCTTCATCCCGAAGATCGTGCTCTCTCGCGTGAGAGCACCTGCGCTCATGACCTTCGAAAACTGCTTCAGTCTGTCGTGGACGATCGTCTTCATAGTTCGATCCTGTCTGTATACCGAATCGATACCTCTGCGCTAGACACACGGTCGGTCACCGACAACGAGCGGTTGATGCTCGTGATCCAGCACCCCGTGTACATGTACCGCTTCGGCTGATTTCCTAGCGATTCGAGCGAAGTCAACACGTCCGTTGGCGACGGCAGACGAGCAGGCGCGCGACCTGTAACTGTGTCACCCAGCGACACGCCGACGACCGAAGCTCCGAACAGGTTCGCCAGAGCTTGTGGTGGAATCCAGAACTCCTGAAGGGAGAACGGGATGCGCTGATCGCTGAGCTGCACGATCGAATCGGTGCCGAGAACTTCTTCCGCGATGCTGCGCCACAGGTCGAAGCGTCCGAGACGAAGCTCTCGGCCTGTCGTGTTGCCTGGGACGATGTGATTCGGCATGCCCTGCGCGCCTGCGAGTTCGAACTCGTCGGAGACGTCCATGCTCTGCGAGGGTGCGAACGAGAAGGCCGCGCCTACTGTCCGACCGCGCGCTCGGATGCGAAGCCCGAAGGTGGTGCGGACTTTTGTAGCAGGCGGCCCGAAGTTCAGGCCGATGCTTGTCATCAGCCACTGACCTCTTCGACGTACAGGTACATGAGCGTCGCGCTGGTCATCACTGTGCGGTTCTGATCAGCGGAGAAGGTCTGTCCCATCTGCGTGAACCAGCATCCCTTGTAGACGCGCCTGTAGTTGTTCTGACCGTCTGGCGACTTCCACACTTCTTCTACGTCGAAGGGCTCGTTCTGGTTGCAGAGCATGGTGAGGTCTGCTGTCCCGAACGCGGTCTTCATGCGATTGGTGTAGAGATCGTACCGCGTGATCTGAACCTGTTGACCGCTCTGGTTTTGCGGCACGAGGTCGAAGGGGGCGCCGTTGCCTCCTTGACCGCCTGTCGACTCGCCAGGACCGCCTTGGAACTCGTACACGAACTGCGCATCGCGGCTCTGTGTCGGGTTCCAGCCGTTGATCGCACCGATGACCGCTCCGTTGCGACGGATGGTCAGCGCATGCGAGGTTTGGACTTTGGTGACGGGAGGTGTGAGTGCCATGTGTCAGATCACCCCTGGAAGAACGGGTTGTCGACCGAGTACCGCCCGGAGAGGCGCAGCGCTGGGTATCGGAGGTTGTACCAGTAGTCGAAGAGGAACTGCGTCGGGTCGTTCGGGTCGCGCGACGTCTGAATGTCTTCGCTGATGTTCAGCGCGCGTGTGACGCCGTTGCGGTCCGTGTACGGTCCGATCGTGCCGCTGGAGATCTCCGCGTTCAGCACGCTCGCGATGACGATCTTGATGTCGAGCAGGAAGTCTGCAGGCGACACCGGTACGATACCGACGAGCGATGCATCGAGCGCTAGCTCGACCTTGCGCGTGATGTTGTCCTTCTGCGTGCTCGTCGACTCGTACTTGAACGCGGGTGCACCTGCGCCACCTGCCTCTGTCGTCACTGGATCGAGCACGCGGAACAGGCCCGCGTCGAACGACGTCACGAACGTGCCCTGCGACGCCAAGAGGTTGCTCTCGGTCTGCGTCCAGACCAAGGCGTCGTTGATGTCGTCGAGGTTGAAGCCTGCGACCGTACGTCGCGCGAGCGACAACGCTGGGTTCGTCAGCGACGAGCGCAGCGCAGCCCACGCCACGGCGAGGTACGTGCTGTCGAGGTTGACGGGGATCGACTCGCCCGACACCCCATCCACGTAGCTGTAGCTCACGCCTGTCAGCTGTGGAGGCGCGACCAAGATCGCGCGCCCGCGTGCAGGGCTTGTCGGCGCGAACGCCAACGTACGCGTCGCCATGTACACGTACGAGCCTGCATCGTCGCGGCTGCCGACGGGTGTCGAGCGCGCCATGCCGAACCAGCCGCGACGGTAGCGCTTCGTGGTCGAGCTGTTCGCCGTCTCCAGAAGCGCGCGGAAGTCCGTCTGAACCGCGAGCGATGTCGACAGCACGACGAGGTCTGTGATGACGTCCGTCTTCAGCGTGGCGTTCATCGCCGCTGCGAACTCGGCACGCGTCGGTGACCCAGGCAGCGAGGTGTCGTCGACCTGCACGACCACCACCGAAGGCGGGCGCTGCAGGAAGGCAATCTCCACCGCCAGCATCAGCGTGTTCGACGCGGACGTCGGGCCGAGGTCTGCGCGCGCAGCTTCGACCGAGAAGAAGCGCTTCTGCGCGTTGTACTCGTTCGCTGGGCGCGTGATCGTGAACGTCGCGTAGTAGACGCTCGCCACCGTCGGACGACGCCCTGCACCTGTCACCGTCAGCGGAAGCACCAGCGCTCCGAACAGCGCAGTCGCCGTCGCCGAAGCGCTCACGGTGATCGATGCGCTCTCGCCTTCCGTTGGCGACGTTAGCACGATCTGGTTGACGCCCGACGGCACGCTGGCCACCGCACGGAACGACGGACCGAGCTGCGCTGCGAGCACCGCGTTGATGTTCGCGACGATGTCTGCGAGCGATGCCGTCGCAGGCGTGAACGTGCGGTAGTTCAGCGGAGGGCTCGCGAGCGCTGACACCTGCACGCTGACCGTCGTGCCGTTGATCGTCATCGAGAACGTGTTGTTCACGCTGACGTCCACCGTGCTCGATCCAAGCACCGCACCTGCGAACACAGCGGGCGTGTCGGGCGGTGCTGATGGACCGCCCCACGCGATCGAGTTGCCGCTGAGCAAGCAGTCGACGCCGACCGTGAAGTTGTCCGCGCTCGGCTGGCTCCCGACGCTCGACAGCTCGGTCACGCCCGTGAAGCCTGTCGCGTCGCTGTCCGTCGAGACCGACACGTACGACGCGAGGTAGACAGCGGTCGTCGAGTACACAGAGCGCGCGACCTGGATGACCGTGCGAGCCAGACGGTTGTCTGCGCCCGCTGCACCGAGCAAGAGCACGGCACCGTCGTTCGCGATGGCTGTTCCCACCTCGATGTCGCTCGTCGGTGTCGTCGACGGCGAGCGGAGGATGAGACCCGCTGTCGCTGCGTACGCGAAGGCGCTGTACGCAGCGCCGAAGCCGAGGCTGCTTGCGCCTGCCAGCGCTGTGTTGATCGCGGTCGCGATTTCACCTCGCGTCGCAGCGGTCGGCGTGCCGTACGTCGTCGCCACGCGGATCTCGCGACCCAAGATCTGCACCGTACCTGCCGCGACGCCGGTCCCGCTCGTGTGCTGCAGACGCAGCGTCACGGGCGCGATGCCGTCGATCGTGAGCGCCAGAGCTGTGCCGTTCACGCTGTACGTGAAGCCTGCACCCGCGTCCGCTGCGCCTGCCGCGTTCACGTACGTCAACGTGGTCGCGCTCGGCACGCTCGTAATGCGGAACGTGCCGTTGTTCCCAGGCGTCGCCGAACCGGAGACGACGACGAGCGCGCCGACGAGTGCCGCCGTGAACGATGCACCGGCATCGGTCAGCGTCTGAACTTGCGAAACAGGCGCAGACACCGAGCCTGCACCCGCGCCCGACTCGACGGCCAGCTGCAAGTTGTAGGGTCCTGCTGCGTTGCCGATGATGATGCCTGGCACGTAGCGCAGGTACTGGTCAGGAATCGGGGCTCCGTTGCGCAGGTAGTCGCTGTCCTGCAAGCGACGGTTGCCTCGGTTCACGAGCACGGCGTTCGGCACGACCTGCCAGGTGAACGCGCTGGTCTCCGTCACGCCTGCTGCGTTCGCGAAGATCACGCTGGTGGCGCTGACGACCTCGACGATCGTGAACGTGCCGTTGTTCGCGGGGTTGGTCGCGCCGCTGATGGAGATCTGCGCGCCGACTCGCGTCGCTCCGAACACAGCGCCCGCATCGAGCAGCGTCACGAGGCCGCCCGCGAACGTGAGCGAGTCGCCTGTGCCTGTCGGAGCCACCAGCGTCAGCGTCTCGTCTTCCACGAGCCCACGTTGCAGCTGCAGGTTGGTGACCGTTCGTGTCCGGTCCGCCACACCGATGACGCCGATCTGCAGCGGCACGCCCGTGACGCCAGCGGCGTTCGGGACGACGACTTCCTCGATCGTGACTCCAGGCGGCGTGTATCCGGTCATGCTCAAGACTCACAAGCCAGGCCAGTTGTCAGTGTCGTTAGGAAGGACGCGGAAGCGGTGAGCGGTTCGCGAATCCTGGACGCAGCGCGAAGCTCTGGCCCGCACGTGGTCCGAAGGGTACTCGCACTTCGCGATCCACGTAGTAGCGCACCGTCCCCTGCAAGCTCACACGGCACATGAACACCTTCTTCTTCAGGTCTTTCGTGCCTCGATCGCTCTCGGTTCCAGGACTGACCGTCGCTTCGACTTGAGCCTGCCACATCTCTTCGGGGTAGTTCTCGTCGAACACGCCGCGTCCGAAGAAGGTGTAGAACTGCTCGGCGAGGTACATCGACAAGTACGCGACGACGAGGTCCGTGATCTCTTGGCGCTCGGTCGGATGCTCCGCGAAGATGTCGATGTTGTACGTGACCTTCGAACCGTAGTTGTAGCGGTTCATGACCGGGCGAATGGGATTCAGCCACGTGTCCCTCTGACCGAAGAACCACTCAGCACCACTCACGCTGGCCGCCGTCCCGTTCTCGTTCGTGAACGTCACCGTGCTGTCCGTGATGCTCGTGATGATGAAGCTCCCGTCGTTTGCACCCGCTCCTGTGAGCGTGAGCTTGCGGTCGATCCATGCAGGATCGAAGGGCGCTGCAGGGTCGAAGAGCGTCATGTTGGGCGCGGTGCCTGTGATCGTCGCGCCTGCGCTCAGCGTCCCGAACGCCGCGAGCCCTGTCACCAGCATCGCGTTCCGCGTACTCGCTGCCGTCACCTCGATCTCCGCTGGCGTCGGCGTCACCAGCAACTGCAGACGCCCGTCGACGACGCGAGGCCGCGCGTAGAGCGCTTGCATCTGCGCCACCGTGAGCACGTCTTCTGCCGTCGCAGCGGTGACAGGAGCGTTCGCTGGGAACAGCGACGGCACGAGATCGATGTGTGACTCGAAGGCGATGCCGTGGATCGAACCCGCGTACGCGATCACGTCCATCGCTGTCGACACTGCGTTCTGTGTCGTCGTGATGCTGACGCCAACACCAGACACGGCGAACGCCTGAAGGTCAGGTCGCGACAGCGTGAGCACGCTACCGTCGAAGCTGATCGAGAAGATGAGGTCGAGCGCTTCTTGAACAGCACGCGCCACTTCGCTGAGCAGCGCGCCCTCGAACAGCTGCCCGTCGATCTGCAGCTGGATCGGTGTCGCCGTCTGCTCCACGAGCGTCACCTGCGGCTGCGGCCCCGAGAACGCGAACGGACCCTCGACCGTCTCCACACGCGGCGGGAGCTGCGTCGTACCGATGAACGGTGTACCGATCGTCAGACGCTCTTCGCTCCCGCTTGACGCCGTCAGCGCGATGTGTGGCATCCGCTCGTAGATGTCTGGGTTGTCTTGAGTGATCTGCACGAACGTCGCATAGCTGTCGCGCGAGTCCGCAGGCGTCGCGTACTTCTCGATGCTCGGCAGTTCCTGTCGACGCGCCTCTGTGTACGTGCGCGCGAACTCGCGCAAGCCAAGAACGATCGCGTCCTTCGTCGTCTCCAAGAGCTGACCGAAGTGCGGAACGTCCGACTGATCGTCAGGGATCGTCGGAACGAAGCGGTATGGAATCGGATCTTCAGACATGGTGACCTCAAAAGACGAGATGATACACGTCGCCAGGCTGCGTCAGGTTCTCCGCGAACTGCTGATGCGTCAGCGTTCCTGCGATCGTCGCGTCCATCGTGACGTTCGTGACCGCGTAACGCTGACCCTGACGCACACCTGTCGAGTACACGTAGAACGCTGAGAAGCCTTGCTCTCGATTGTCCAGCACCACGCTCGGTGTGTTCGCGACGAGCGACTGGTCGAAGAACGACAACGGCGCCGTGAACGATTGATCGGCCTCGTGAACGGTCTGACGCCCCAGCACCGTGTCGAGCACCGTCTGCTCACGCATGCCTGTCTTCGCGACGAGGATGTCGCCAGGCGTCCATCCACGAAGTCCGAGCGGGTTCATGTCCAGTCGTCGAAGGTGCCGCACACGAAGCGCTTCGAACGCAGGCGGCTCAGACGAAACGACAGCCCTTGTCAAGGTGATTCGTGCTCGAAGTGTTCCAACGCCGATCGGGCGCAGCGGTCCGTCCAACACACCTCTGTAAACCCGCATAGGTCCAGAAGGCGTCTCAGGCCCCACCTGGACCTCGGTGACGGTCACCGGCTGCCACCCACCACCCGAGTCGACTTCGAGCGCCAGCGCGTCGCCTGCAGCGCGACGGAACGCGACCAGCTCCAGCTCCCACGGCTCGGACGTCATGTTGCTGAAGGCAGCCACGGCCGTCGTCCACTGCCCCGTCAGCGCGGTTGGCGCCAGCACCAGGCGGTTCGGCTGCCTCCGCTGGTCCAGCACGAGCGTCCCCGAGCCCGGTGTCGTCGAGCCGAAGAACAACGTCTCGTAGAGGAAGCGCTGGTAGCCGCCGAGGCGCCCCGTGCCGTAGCAGCTCATGCACTTCGCGTCGGCGTTCGCCGTCGCGCTCTTCCGGCAGCTGCAAGCCGCGCCCGTGAGCAGCGGCTGGTAGAGCGTCACCGACGATCCGTTGGCGCGAAGCTGGTCCTGGATCATCGCCTGGACCTTGGCCGCCGTCTGGTCGGTCAACACCCGACACTGTGGGTTGCGCCCCCAGTACCCGACAGCCTTAGCGAAACCCCTTACTTTTTGCATCTCACTGACTCCTCACTAGAGCTAAGCTCTTGAAATCAAAGGCTAAAGTGAGCAAAGTGAGCAAAGTGAGGTCCCGATCCAGCTCTATAAGAAGGCTCATGGAGAAAAGGTCTCTCGCTCTTCTGCAGAAAAGCAGGGTTTCTCTTTTCCACTAGGCTCTCCTCACGCTAAATACTCCTCACTTTCCTCACTTCCTCACTAGACTAGCTTTTTCTCTAAAGAAAACAAAGACATAGAACAAGTGAGCAAAAAGTGAGGAACAGTGAGGAGATCAAGCACGAGCCCAGAGGTTGCGGAACAGAGCCCCGGAAGGCGCGCTGCTGACGAGCTGAGTGAACCGATAGTTGGCCTGCATCTGTACGTGAGCGGCGCCGTAGATGATGAGCTTCTTCTTGGCTTCGGGGATGAGCTTGTCGAGGCGCTGCGAGATGCGGCCGATGATCGCGTTCAAAGCGGGCTGGTGTTGGATGACGAAGCTCGTTCCCTGCGCACTGTTGTACGTGGCGATGTTGTCTACCAAGTACGAATGGTCTCCACTTACGGTCAGGTTGAATACTGGCTTGGAGTTAGAGACGCGCTTGACGCTCTTGACAGGAAGATACACGAAGTCGTCATCGACCATACAAGCTGACGATACTGGACGGTGTCCTGGACGACCGTACGGATAGTCGGACGCTTTTGATTGGTCACCCCATACAAGCTGAGCAAGTTCAGCTGCGAAAGGCATAGGAACGACCATCCGATAGTGTTCGACTGAAGTAGTTTCAACTCCTCGAATCAAACTTCTACGTTCAGGCTGAACGTTCAGTCTCGTCGGAAATCCGAGCTGAGCTAGAATCAACTGAACTTGTCCAAACAACGTTTTCGACGAGGTCGAGTACGTAACGTTGAAGGAACGACATGTCTTTCCGTTCTTTGTTTGGATCATCCAGTTCTGGCTTCCGTCCCCGCGGAACAGACCTCGAATGAACTCGATCTTGTGTGGCAGTGGCCAAGCCATCACTTGAGCTGACAGTGCTTTGTCGCAAGAGCCTTCACCGACGTGGCGAAGAGCAAGGTCTACCCAACGCGCAACGGTTCGGTTCTTTCCGTAGTTGTTTCTGCTACGAAGCTGGAAAGCGCACGCAGAAGGATGGTCTTGCATGTGAAACTTGACATCCGAACACATGGAAATGATGTCAGACGCCCATGTATCACGCTCTGCTTCATTGAACGTGAAGCAAATGTTGGTTGGTCTTCCGCTCTCCTTGTCGGTCAAGTTACCTTCGGCAGCGTAGTAACCAAGCATCCGAGCCTCATCAAGACATACATTCGGTTCTACTTGGTCAAACTTTCGAGGAACGAGCAAGAAGTCGTGCTTGTGGATCTGGTCTGCTCGGAGCTTGCGCAGAGGTTCATAGTCGTTGAACAACTTCTTTGCTCCGTGAACAGAACAGTACGCAGGAAGCTCTTGATGCTTGTGTCTTGGATTAGCAAGACGAGTGTGATGTCCTTGCTTGAACATCTGACCGGGCTTGACTTTGTTCTCACAGCCACACCGGCATGTGCGCGGCCATGCCCACACTGGGAAGTTGTGGCCTTCTGTTACTTCGAACTTTCGACCGCCCCATGTGGCGATCTCAATCACTGTATCAGGTGTTCCTTCGTTCCAAGCAGCTTCTACGGTTTGTGTGCGTCCAGTTCGGTCAAGAACAAGATCGCCAACTTTCACTGATTCGATCGGAGTCGTCTTGCCGTCTGCAGTGACAACAGGTGTACCTTCGACGAAGCAGTAGTTCGGGATGTCGGTGTCGACAGCGAACAGCTCTTGGCTCGTGAGACCGACGTAGAGCGCAGCCTCAATGAGACCGTAGCGGTACATCTGCGGGAAGTTGTCGAGAGTGACGAACGTCGGAAACGGCTCGTACATGTTCCAGATCGACAGCCCGTTGAAGAGGTACGTGAAGAGCTGTGCTTCGGTGTAGCCGAGGAAGCACGGGTTCGCTGGATCGGTGTCGACGTCTTTGGCCGCCTTGTCGATGACCTCGCGGAGGTCGCTCGACAGCGACAGCGCGTACGCTGAGACGATCCAGATCTTCTGTACCTGTGCGCTGATGGGGACGTTGTCGACGGCCACGTTCCAGATCAACAGCATCTCGCCGCCGATGCCTGTCTCGGGGTTCGAGGGTGTTGTGTAGACGACGTCGCCGATCGAGAAGGAGTAGCGTCCCGTCGCAGGGTTCGTGATGCGCGTGCCTGAGCCGAACGCGCCCTGGAACACGACTGTGTTGTCGAGACGCAGGACGGTGAGGCTCACGCTCGATGCCTCGACAGGCGTGCCTTGACTGTCGCAGACGAGGATGTCGAGACGTGTGACTGCGTTGATCAAGCCGACGTTGATCGGCGTGGCGACGACGACAGGCATATCAGAACCTCATGACATAGGCAGAACCGACCCATGTGAACGACGGTGTGTTGAGAACAGGCCACGCTTCGAGACGATGTGCGTCGGCGACATGTGGCCTTGGGTCATCGATCGGTTCGGCAGGAAGCGGAACCGTGATGTCTCCTGGCTTGAGTGGTGTGATGATGTAGCGCGGTCGAAACGTCGAAGGCGGCTGCGCCAGAAGCACGCGTCGACGTTGGTGCACGCCGCTCTGGAACGCAGGCATCAGCTTGCCCTCGCGAGGGTCAAGCCCACGACACTCCGATACGTTCGAGTCCCTTGCGTGATCGCGACGGTCAGGTACGCAGCGTTCTCGCCGATCGCGATGGATGGTGCGGCGAAGGAGATCGCGATGACACCGTTGGCGTCGACGACGGTCGACGTCGCAGAGGGTGCCAGAGCTGCACCTGCGGCGTTGTACAGGCGCACCGTCGCTTCGTCCACGTTCGGGTCGACTTGACCTGGTCGCTGAAGCCACACATCGACGACGATCTGACCCGTCTGCGATGCCCACGTCACGCTGCCCTGCGGCTGCGGAAGCGGGTCCTCGACGTCGATCTGCTCCGACAGCGCGACGGTCGCTCCGTTCAGCACGCGCGTGTAGTAGCTGCCTGGACCTTCGAGCACCCAGAACGAACTCGGCACGTCGAAGTAGTACGTTCCAGGTGTCGATGTCTCCGCGACTGCAAGAGTCAGCGTGACGGCGCTGGGTGAGAAGACCAACGCATCGAACGCCCCAGGCAGCTGGCCAGCGGTCGCTTGGAAGAAGACGCGAAGCGGTGAGAGGAAGTCAGCCCTCATCGGTGATCAGCCCCTCGACTACGTCCTGCAGTCGAGCGTATCCTTCGAGACGCTTGCGCTTCGCGTCTTCCAGCTCGGCGAGCACACCCGAGAGCGGTGAGTCCATCGGCGGGACGAACACAGCGGCAGCGGCGAGTGACGCGGTCGTGTCGAGAGACATGACGGCGTCGATCAACTCCTTCTTCATGGCTTCTTCCTCCCAAGGACGTCAGCCAGCTTCTTGAGAGCGTCCGCGTTCGAGTTTTCAGACTGCGTCAGGTCGATGAGAACCTTGAGCAGCAAACGCTCCATCCGCGCTGACCGACGCAACGTATAGACGCCGAGGGCGCCAAGCGCAACGAACTGAACGGCACACACGACCGCCAACGGACCATGAGCAACGATTGCCGCTGTCAAGTCACTGACGTTCACTGTGCACCTCCTAGCGCTGAAATGAGCGCAGCTGTCCCTAGCGTCGTAGCTGCGACTCCAATCGCAAACCACAGGACAGGGCTAGACCAGACGCTATCGCGTTGCGCGCGAAGCTCAAGCGTCTCAGTTCGGTAAAGTTCCAGCATTTGTTGCTGGTTCTGCACGGTTACGGAACTCAGTGCAAGAGCCTTTGAGGAAGACTCCACGAGCGCAAGGGCATCCTTGCGTAGGTCTTCTGCGGCTGCGACAGCGCGTCGCGCCTGCGGCAGGCAGGTCTGCGTCACGAACAGCAGGCGCTCAGCTTGCTCGGTGGGGAAGAAGACGCCCTGTGCACCTTGGATGGTCGTCGCACGCGGCGTGAGCGTCACGGACGGCGTGAGGCAGTCGTCGGCGAACGCAGCGCTACAAGCGCATGCCAGAGAAACGACGCTCGATCTCATCAGCCGAAAGACCCAGACGTTCGTACGATGACTGCAGCTTCGCGCGCTCAGCTTCGAAGCGAGCTGCGCTCTCATGAAGTTGAGCAGAATCCACACGTGCGTCGGCAGCGGCACGCTCGTACTCGGCTCGGAGCTTGTCGAGGCGTTGCTTCGCCATGCCCTCGAAGCCGTCTGCAAGCACGCGACGAGAGTCGTCACCACGACCCCGCGCAGCCAGCCACACGGCCACGACGATGGCGAGAACGAGCGCGCCGCCTGCGACAACAAAGCGCCAGGCATCACGCATGGTCCTGACCGCGCAGCTTCCGCCACGCGCCTCGCACGAGCTTGCCCAGCGTCTCCCAGCCGCCGACCGCAACGACACCGACCGAGAACCCCGTCACGAGCATCGTCGACCACGACTCACCGCGCTGAAGCCCGAGCCCGATGGAGGTGAGCATCGACATGCCGATCGTCGCCCACGGCACGTACTCCGCAGGCAGCTTCGGCGCGAGCTGACGCGCGAACACCATGACCAGCGTGAGCGCGAGCCCGCTGACCATACGCCAGTCTCCGTCACGGAAGGCGTTGCTCAGCGTGCTCAGGATCGTTGGAAGTAGAGCGGGGTCCAAGAGCGCTGTCTCGTCCATGACGTCTCCTCACGCGCCTGGGTGCGCGATGCCGGTGAACACGAGACGAACGGTGGCGGCAGCACCACCACCGTTCGACACGAGCACACCGAACTGCGGTTGCGGAACTGGAAGAGCTGCAGGGTTCGAGGGCACCGTCTGCGGAACGCTTGGAAAGACGACCGCATCGTTGCTGTAGACGAGGTCAGCGGCCAGGCGTCCGGTCACCGTCGTCGATGAACCGAGCGCCTGGCCGTTGATCTGCGGAGCGAAGGTCGCGGTGACAGGCTGCTGCGATACGGCGAACACGGACATCTTCTCGACGCCTGCGCGAAGAGGAGGTTGCACGAGCTGGCTTGCGCTTGCAGCCAACGTCACGGTCGCTTCGTATCGGTAGCCTTCCATGACTCACTCCTTCGACTGCAGCTTCTTGTTCGCCCACGCCTTCACGGCGGCGTAGGAAGCGGTGTTGCGGATCTCTTCGAGCGACCGCGTCGACAGGTCGCCCAGCAGCTCGAACTTGCGCAGCGTGTCCTCTGCGCTCAGACGGTCGGGCACGCCCACGGCGGACTCCGCCAAGATCGTGGCCACGCGCGGGTGGATCGGCAGCGGCTGGATCTTCTCGTTCTTGACGTCACGAACCGTCGGGTCGCTCTGCGCGGCCTGACGACCGTCCGTCGACACGCCTGCGAGTTCGAGCGCGCTCTTCGGTGGAGAGAACACCACGTTGCCGTTCGCGTCGCGCTCGATCGGGCTCGTGCCTGCAGACTGCAGACGATCGCGACGACGCCGGTTCTCGGCGTCCTCGATCGCGGCCTCGATGTCGGGCGTGCCGTCGACGGTGACGAGCCCCTTCGAGACGGCACGATCACGATAGAAGTCGGCGACTTCTGATTGCGTCATCATCTTCAGGATGCTGGGGCGACGACGCATCACGCGTGTGAAGTCGGTGCTCGCGACGAGCGCGTCGTATGGGATGCGGTCCGTGAGACACACGGGCTCGGGGCCAGGTGGAACGGACTCGTACTCGAACTCTCCGCCTGGAAGGCGGACGGACAGCGACACGATCGTCTCTCCGAGGTTCATCACCCAGATGGTGCGCGTTGACTTGTGCTCTTCGGTGAGAAGTCCGCTGAACGGAGTGCGGATGGTGTCGCTGGTCATGTGCTCGGTCATTTTATCTTCTCCAGGGCGGAACGACGGCAGCTCGTTGACACCCTCGGGCATGTACAACACACCGTCGATCAACTTCGCGCGCTGATGCTTCAACGCGCGGCGTACGATCGCGGCGTGGACCGTCCCGAGTGTCACGCCTTCTGCGCTTCTGACCTCGACGTCGTTCACGTTCGCCTCGGCTTTGCCGGTGAGGGGTGCATGTTACGAGGGAGCGGGCTGCCGTATGCACACCGGCAGCCCGCTCATCAGGATCAGAGCTTCACGCCGCGTGCGACGCTGCGCGGGTTCCCGATGCCGAAGCCGACCATCTCCGCGAACGCCCAGCCCTTCTTGGTCTGGAAGTTGACGAACATGTTGAAGGGTTCGCTGAACAGCTCGATGCGGATGCCCATCTCGCCGAGGTACTCGGGAGCGGTCACCGCGTAGAAGGTCCCTGCCGGGATCACTTCTTCGACGCCCGTACCCGCTGCCGTCACGATCATCGCGTTGAGGAAGCTACCGAAGTAGCCCGACACGATGAGTTCGCGCTCGGTGACCGGGTCGACCTGCGCCGACATCGTCTTGATGACGTCCGACAGCTCGAAGCGGCTGATGAGGAACTTCTCGACCACGAGGCGGTGACGCTCGACCTGCAGACGCACGTCTTCGAGCGGACCGACACCGAGGGTGCCGTAGCTGATCGTCGTGTTGACCGCCTGCGCTGCGGTGTCGAGGAGCGCCACGCCGCGCTTGTCTTCCTGCAGCTGGATCTCCTGCCGAGCCGTGTCCTGGCCGCGCGCCAGGATGTCGTAGTTCGACTGGTAGATGTCCGTGATGTCGGCCGTGACGTAGCTGGTGATCTTGCCCTCGGGCGGCACGATCCAGCGACCCGTGACCTGCGACTCCAGACCCTGGCCGTCCTGACCCACGAAGAACGCCGCTGCGCGAACGTCCTTCTGGATGCGGAACTGCTCGTTCTGGCCGAGCGGACGGACACGCATGACCTTGCGGATCCAGCCCTCGTAGTCGATCAGGTCCTTGATCGGCTCCAGAAGCTCCTGACCGAGCACCTGGAACCCTTCGGTGTCACGCATCGCCTGCGCGACGATCTGCATGCGAGCTTCGGCGGTGCGCGCCATCTGCTCACGCGTCGCGCGACGCTTCAGCGTGTTGACGGCGTCGCCCTGCAGGAGCTGCGCTGCCTTCTGCAACGCCTCCTTCTGCGACGAGGCGTTGATCTGGCCACGTGCGTCGAACACGCGCTCGCGTGAGTCGAACGCTGCACGTGGGTTGAACGAGCCGCCCTGGTCGAAGTTCTGCTCGTCGGATGCCGAGCGGAAGTTCTGGATGACGTTCGCGGTGCGCTGACGCGCCTCCGCGAGCGCACGATCCTTCGGCGCGAGTCCCTTCGCCGCCGAGACGTTCAGCTGCTTGTCGCGCTGTGCCGCAGCGGCCTGCGACATGCCGCGCTGCTTCACGTCCATGTTCGGCTCGGGCATCGATGCAGGTGCGCTGCCTGCGCCCTTGTTCGCCATCAGCTGGCGGTAGCGGGTGAGTGTCGTCATGTTCTTCTGTCTCCTGTACGTCCGTCAGTTGCTCATCAGATGGTCGGGTTGCCGCCCATGACGATGCCCATCCACGAGAAGCTCGCGGTCGGCAGCTGCGTCACGCGACCCACGAACTCGGCACCACCACCGCTGATGTTCGAGAACTGACCTTCCGCGTTGCAGTACAGCGCCTGGTTCATCGTGTACGTCAGGCCGCCCGTCGCGATGGCTTGGCCGGTCGCGTACTCGATCGTGAAGATCTTCGCCCAGTCCACGATCACGTTGATCTGACCGAACGCGAACGCCGCGTAGTCGGCAGGCTGCTGCTGGAACAGACGCCCGTCGAAGAGGAAGTCGGCCTCGGTCAGCTGGAAGGTGAACGTCACGTACACCGTTGCGCCGTCGGGGATCGACGAGCCACCCGCGCGAGCGATCGTGCCGTTCGTCGCGTTGATGGTGTAGTCCGCCGCTGCGTACAGCGTGCCGCCGTAGTTCGGCAGCGAGCGCACGCTGACGTTCGACACGAGCGGACGCGGAAGCGACGACGCCGTGGTGCCGACGAGCACGACGGGCGCGTCGACGCGCACGCTGTTGCCGTACAGCACCTTGCCGTACTTCGCGACGCCGTAGACACCGTTGAGGTTCGCCGGGATGAGGTAGTTCGATGCGTTCTTCGACACGAGCTGGCCGGGGCGGATCACTGCGGCGGGGTCCGCCACGCAGGTGCCGTCGGTGCGCGTGATCGAGCACTGCTCCAGCTTCAGACCCTTCGGGAAGATCTGACCCTGGAAGCTCAGCAGTGTTGGGTTCAAAGTCGTCATGCTCTGCTCTCCTTCGATGCGTCAGCGGACGAGCTGATCTCGCAGCTTCGCTGTCCGCGTGTTGGTGACCGCCGCTCTGAGAGAGCCGCCGCGATCGAATGTCGACGCCGGTGTCGGCGCGAACATCAGGTTGCCTTCGACAGCTGCCTGACGCAGCGCCAAGTTCGCCGGGGTCGAGAACTCACCGAGCGACGCCGCCATCACGATCGGAGCCGCGACGCGTTCCGCACGGCGGCCCATGTCCTTCTCCAGATCGTTGATGTACTCGGCGCTTCGGCTCGCGAGGTGCCGCGTCTCGGTTTCGAGCTGCGCGACGAAGTCGGTGAGACCCACGTCGACCGCTTCGTGTGCGAGGCGTGCAGCCAGCTGCTCGTTCATGCCGCGATACGACACCGGCTCGGCGGTGATCGGATCGTCGTTCAGCACGCGTGCTTCGATGAGCGATGCCATGACCGCTGACTGCAACGTCTCGTTCGAGACGCGCTTCGCGGCGATGCGGAGCAGGCGGAAGCACGACGCCAGAGCGTCCTTCTCAGCTGCCACCTTCGCCCGCTGCAGCTCGACTTCGGCCTTGCGTGCGCGCTCTTCGGCTGCGGCGATCTTCGCCTCCGCCAGCTTCTCGATGCGTGCTGCCGCACGGTCCGTTACGCCGCCGTCGTTCACGCGGTCCTTCACCGTGCGCTTCTCGGGGCGCTCCGTCTGCGCCATGTCGCCGCCGTCGAGCACGCTCTTCGGTGGAGGCTGACGCTCTGCGAAGTCGTGCGCGCCGCCATCGGCGACGTCCTTCGTCGGCTTGTCGCGCATCGGCCCGTCGGTCTCTCCACCGTCGGCCACGCTCTTCGCCTTCTCGGGCTTCCGCGCAGGACCATCGGTCTGCACGTCGTCGAGGACCGAGTTCACGCGCTCGTGGTCGTCGTGACCGACCATGTCGTTGAGGCCGCCGCTCGACACCTGCGCGAGGCGTGGCGACCAGAGACCCTTGAACTTCGCAGCTGTGGCCACGAGTCCGTCCGCGAACACCGAAGCGAGGACTTCGCGAGCGTACTCGCGAGGCTGCTTCGTCGCGTGCGCCTTGATGAGCAAGATCGGTGTGCTGTTCCGATCGAGCACGCGAAGGTTCCCGTGCGTGGAGCCCTGGACCGCGAAGCCCTTGTAGGTCTCCTTCCATGCGGCCTGCTTGCTCGCGCCTGGTGGCGACGGCATCAGGCCCATGTTGTCGAGCTGCATCTGCTCGGGCGGAACACCAGGTGCAGGTGTGGGTGCAGGTGCAGGCGGTTCACCGGGTGCAGGCGGAGCACCTGCCGGTGCTTCCGGCACCTGGGACGTGGGTGCGCTCGGTGTCTCGTTCGGTGAGGGCACGATCGTGATCGGTGGGTCGCCAGGCGACACCTGAAGGTCGACCGCCTCCTTGGCCTTGGGCGCGGCGGTGCGCGACTTGACGCTGTTCAAAAGAGCCTCCGTCTCTGCAGCGAGTTCCGCTGCTGTCGGTGTGTGAGAGGCGATGACTTCGATCGATCTCGCCTTCGGATCTGCGGGCACATCCACACGCGACAGCTCTTCGAACGTCACGTTGTTGCAGGACTCGAACGCCTTGCGAACTTCGAAGCCGTCTTCAGCACGCACACGCATGAAGTCCTGCGCGACGTACTTCAGCCCGCGACTCTCCAGCTCGTGCTGGACAGCGGCCTCGTTGATGCGCGCCCACTGACCGTTCTTCGATGTCCAGTACGAGCCCTTCGCGCTGCGGATGTGAGGACAGAACTCAGCGCGCGTATACGCGACGTGGTCGCAGACGTTGCACGTCGTCGACTCGCAGTTACAGCCCATCGACGCTGTGACCAGGATGCCCTGCTCGACAGCTTCGGCGAACCGCTTGTCCTTCTTCTTGTCGATGCCGACGAGCGCTTCGACGAACTCGTCTTTGACCAGCGTTCCGCACTTCTTGCAGTGCAGGCCCGTGCGATCACGATCTGCACGATCACCAGTCGGTGACTGGCACGTCGGACACTCTGCCATCGCAGGCGTCTCGGCGTTGTAGTGCACGGCGAGGATGACGCCACGTGCCGCACGCGGGTTGCTCGCGCGATGCTGGATATGGTGTGGCTTCTCTTCGTACGTGCGGTAGACCGGCTTGCCGATCAACGTCGAGAACTTCAGCAGCTCATCGACGTGGAACGCGTCGTTGTTGTCATTCGGAGCGTTCGTCGTGTTCGCACGGATCGCCTCGAAGAAGTAGTCGCTCGGCTCGGCGCTGATCGCGTAGGTCTCGGCGACCTTCGACAAAATCGCCTGCACGTCGATGACGCGAGCACCATCCGTCAAGAAGTGGCTGGCGGACTTCGTCTGCTTCGACGCGACGCGAAGCTGACCTTCCTGCGTCTCGGCCGTCGCCAAGACCGACACACGCGCTTGGCGGTAGAAGGTCATGCGACCCTCTTCGGCGACGCGGGCGGCTGCGGCGCAGGAGCAGGTGACGGCGATGGAGGCAGCTGTACGCTACCGAGCGGTGTCGCCTTGCCGTTCTTCGAAAAGCCCACGCTCTAGTGTGAGCGCGGGCGTGCAGTTCATCCCCGCACCCAGTCGTCGTCGCGGTCAGACCCTAGGTTTTCGGGAACTTGCTGCGATTGCGCGGGCTTAGCTTGTTCGTTTTTCAGCGTGCGCTGAAGTTGTCGCACATCTCGTGGTGGCATCCCACGCAGCAAGAGCCAGTCGGTGACCTCTTCGGTCGCAGCGTCAGCATCACCGAGCGCACGGAGGGCACGGAGCGCGTGCTTCGAGCCCTTCTTCGCGTCTCGCTGCCATTCGGCCACCATGTCGCTCCAGATCGGCGTGGACGGCTTGTAGCCCTCCAGGACGCGCCGTAGGTCGTCGACGGTCTCGGCAGGCCACGAGGGTGGGGTCGAGCCGCCGTGAGGCGCTGACGCCCCTTCTGCCGCTTCTGGTGGCGGCCCGGGTGGCGCCTCTTCGGGAGGCGGTCCGCCTTCATCGGGCATAGGCACCTCGCCACCGCCACCACCGTCCGTGAGGTTCGACGGAAGCGGTGGAAGCATGCCCATGCCACCGCCACCACCGCCACCGCCTTCGCCTCCACCGCTGAGCATGGCCGCGAGCTGTGGGTTGGCCTGCAGCACCTGTTGGAGCTTCTTCGAGTCCTGCGCGGCCTGTGCGAGTTCCTTCTCGAAGGAGCGGTTCGCGAGCGACATCTTGGTGGTCGGCGAGAACTTGATCGGCAAGTTGCGCTCCAGAGTCTCGACTGCGTTGATCGTCGACGCATCGATGCTCGGGTCGAGCGGGTCTTTCCACTCGATGCGCGGCACGATGTAGCGACGGCTCTCGTCGAGTTCACGCTGCGAGCGCTTCACGCGCACGCCATGCGCCAGCTCGGCCTCGGTCGGCTTGATGAAGCCACGGAGCTGCGAGATCTGCCGAAAGAACTTCGGGAGCAGCCACTGATTCTCGAACATCGAACGCAGCGTGCGCAGCTTCTTCAAGAACACCTGAAGGCCAGACTGCGCGCTCGCGTACGTGACTTCGCCCCACAGAAACGCCTTCGAAATGCCCATCGCCATCAGCTTCCGCTGGAGCAGGTACTCGGCGCTCTGGTCGACCTTCCACGCACGCTCTTGTGAGCCGACGAGGTCGAAGTTGATCGCGTAGTGGAAGACGAACCACGAGACCGGGTCCATCTCCGTGTTGACGAGCATGTCGAGGACACGCTCTTCTTGTTCGGGTCCAGGAATCCAACCCGTCGCCGCGTCACCGAGCTTCGCGACCTTGACAGGGGCACCTGCTCGACGAGACACAGCGATGCTGGTCGTGTACTGCGAGTCCTCGTACATGAAGTCACGCCACATGCGCGACATGATCGACGTGCCGCGTGTGTCGTTCGGCTGCATACGCCGCGCGATGAACGAGCAGTTGATCGGGCTCAGCGGGATGTTCTGGCCTGACGACAGCGCTTGCTGAACGACCGCAGGGATCATCTCGCGTGCCCGCTGTGCGTACGGGTTCGTCGACGTCATGATCTGACGGATCTTGTCGTCGGGACGGAACTCGATGATGGGCTCCATCTGGAGGAACGGCGAGTACACCACCTCCAGCTGGTTTGGGTTGTGGAGCGCGAGATGCGTCCAGATGCCCAGATTGTCGTCCCAGAACGTGTGAGGCGCGACCTCGCCGACGACCATGTACTCCTTCGGCATGTACGGCAGGTGCACCAGGAGCTGCGTCGCCTCGACCGAGTCCTCGAACGCTTGCTTGACTTCTCCGTCTACACCTTCACCCGTCAGCTGGAACTCGCTGAAGACGAGGTCAGCGATCGTGTCGATGCCTGCACCGACGATCGGGTCGAGCTTGTAGAACATGCGCCAGTAGATGTTGGCGAGGTTGTGGTGCACCGGATAGTTCTGACGGTCCGGTGAGTCGAACTCGGGCATGTACGGGCGCTGCGGTGAAGTCGCTGTACCGAGGCTCGCCATGCCTGAGTTCGTGGCGAGCGGGTTCGCTGTGCGTGCCTTGAAGTCCGTGGCCTGCTTCGCCTGTGCGAATCCTGAACCTGCACCAGGTCCCAGCGACATGTTCGGCGGCATGATGCCGTCGAAGAACTTGTCGACGCGTGTGACAGGCGTGCCGACACGTCGTGCGCCCCACGAGTCGAAGCGCTGATGCATCATCTCGATCTGTTGAGGATACAAGCTGTGCGGCATCGACTCGGATACAGCGCGTGCACGAGATGCTGCTTCGCGCGGGTTCATGTACTTGGGGCCAGGTCCGAAGATCGTCATCTGCTACCTCTGGATCGAGCGATCCGTGCGGACGGACGGCACCAGGTCACTCCACTCTTCCGTCAGCCCACCATCTTGCGTGTCAGGAAGCGCCCAGGCCCGCTTGCCTGCGGGATTCACAGCGAGCTGCTGCAAGATGGTAGACCAGTCACCCTCGAACCGCAACGCGCGGTCGTCGACGAAGGCGTCGGCTTGTGGCTTGTGGCCGATCCAGATGTCGCTGAACGGCACACCTACCGAAGTCAAGTAGTCGCTCAGTGCGGCTTCGAGTTCCGCCGTCGAGGTCTCATCGAGCCCAGAGAATCGCGCCGTGTAGATCGAGACACGCCACCCGAGCTGCATCAGCTCGTTCAGCGCCTCGATCGCGCCCGGAAGAGGGTCACCGAACTTGCCTTCTTCGCCCCAGCCAGACTCGTACGAGAGGATCGTTCCGTCGAGGTCGACCGCGACCCAAGGCTGACGTTGCGCGCGCATGCCCATGTGCATGCCGTCCGGATACGAGTTCGCCCAGTCCGTCGCCCAGGACGTAGGCTCACCAGGCTCGTCCGTCGGCTCTGGATGCTCCCAGTCCTTGAACGTCGTCGGGAAGCGTGCGCGAACGAGGAACGCGCGACGCAAGAACATCTGCGACGCGCGCCATGCAGCCCACGCAGCCGCTTGTGCTTCCTGTGCGGTGAGACCGAACTTCGCTCCCGCGATGCCGTAGTCACGCGTGACTTGGTCACGGAGAAGGTCTGGGATGCTCTTGTCGAGCGGACGTCCGAGCCAGATGCCGATCGCGTGCTTGTCCACGACGACTTCGTCTTGGTAGCGGACCGGATCGAAGATCGACAGGAAGAAGGGGAAGACTTTCGGCCCGAGGATCGCCGAGAAGTCGCCCTTCATGATGAGCGCGTAGGCGCGTTGCATCGACGTGTCGAGGTGGTAGACGCGATCGAACTGACCTGACAGCACAATGTCTGCGCGACGGATGTTCTCGACCCAGTCCGTCTGCGGTGACATGATCGCGATGACGCCTGCGACGGTCATCAGGTCTTTGTTGTACTTGCGCGCGAGCTGGACAGCGGTGTCGTGCGCGTACCGATACCACTTGCGCCAGTATTCCAGCTCTTCGGGCGTAAGCGTGCTGAGTACGTACTCGATGTTCGCAACGCCCTTCTTCGAGCTGCGCTCGGTGTAGTCCGTCGGGCTCAGACGGCTTTCGTCGAGGATGTTCTGACGGAACGGGATCATCTCCCGCTTCGACTCGGGTAGGATGTCCAGCTCTTCTTGGATGTACTGCTCGTACTCTTCGTCCGAAACAGGCGTGACTTTGAACCTGTGACGGAAGCGCTCGGGGTCTGTGATCGCGTCACGGATCGGCGCGACTTCCTGCGACTTCGGATCGAAGATCCGCATGTCGAGGAGCTTGTTCTTCGAGCCAGGCGGGAGGGCAGTGACCTCCGACGGCAGCGCGAAGTTCTCGATCGTCGGCATGTGCTTCGTGTACTGCTCCTGCACGACGGGAGCGTCCGGCGACACGCGCGGCCACTCGTTCGGATCTTCGAAGCGTCTGACGTGACGGCGCTGCGCTTCCTTGATCCAGTCGCCTTCCCACGCGGACTGCAGCGACAGACCGCGAGGCTCGTCAGGCGGCGTCGTGAAGCCTTCGGTCGCTGGATAGGTCCACGGATCGTTGTCGGGCGCGAGCGAGCTGAAGCCCTCGTCGACTGCAGGTGAATAGTGGAAGGCGTTCTTGGTCATCGTGTTCTCCGTGGCATGAGCGGACGTACGACACCACCACGTGTGCTCCAGTCGCGCCCGCTCTGTTCGACGCGTTCACGTCGAGTGCGCTTCGAGTTATCGGTCTGAACGTCGCTGATGCCGGACGCTTGGATGATGCGGTTGGCATGGAACACCGTTCGAATGACGTCGTCGGAGTGTTCTCCGCGTCGGCCTTTGTTCTTGAGCGGGTTCGACACTACGCGTGTGTCTGGGTCCTCTTGCAGCTCGAACAGTTCGGCGAGCGCGATGCTCTCCATGTGCATGTCGAGGTGAGAGATCTTGGTGAAGTTTGTGCCGTCGAAGTCGTCTGCGTGTGGACGTGGCATGCGGACACGTCCTTCCATCGCGTTGGCGCGGAACATCGCCACGTCGTCCTTCGACAGTGACCGCTTCTCAGCACGGATGCCCATGTTACGGATCTGCTGGATCATCGAAGTCGACTGCCAGCGGTCGAACTCGACGGACGCGATCGAGATCTTGTCCTTGAGTTCTTCGATGAGGCGTACGACCGAATCGAACCACACAGGCTTGTTCAGCTCGGGGACGATACGAAACGTCATCACGACGACCGTGACCTTGTACGGGCCGTCTGTACCTTCCACGATGTCTTCTCGCGAGATGGTCATGGCGAAGCTGTCGAAGCTCTCACCTGCGTCGAGCGTGATGATGTGCGGTCGGCGAGAGAAGTCGTAGGCCGCGCTCATCACGTACGCGCCCACGTACGTGTTCTTCAGTTCATCTTCGAACGTCCGCGTTCCCAGCTGAATGAGCGTAGGCACATCCGCGAGTACGGTCTGACAGAATCGTGGCTGGTTGATGATGAACGGGAACGCCGAACCGGGAGGGTTGGCGCCGTAGTCGCGCTCGGCGCCGACAGGATCCTTCATGAACTCGTCGGCCAGCGACTCGCGTGACTCGAACGGTGTGAACTCCCAGGTCGGCCGATGTTGGAAGTACATGCGCTTCAGCTTGGGTGCTGTGCGAAGAAGCTCCCACGTGTAGTCGGACCGAGACAGCGGCGAGGTCACGCTGAAGATCGATCCGATCCACGACGGACCGCCGTACAGCTTGGTGCGTGAACGCAGCGTGCGAAGCGAGCGCTCCATCGCTCGGTACGCTTCACGTGCGGAGAGACGCGAGTCCTGACCTGTGAAGTACGCCAGCTCGTCGATGAAGGCAGCAGGCCGCGTGCGTCCACGGTTCGCACCCGAGTTTGCAGACAGCGAGACCATGTTGAGCTTGATTGCAGGATGACCGATGGTGATCTTCTTCTTGCTGACCGTGTACTTCCACGGCGTCGAGTCTGCAGACTCCTGGTTCTTCTCCGCTTGCTGAATCCATGTCGTGAAGCGACGAAACCACGGAGCTTCTTCACGAAGGCCGATGTACTTCGCCCAGACGGTGTCTTCAGCCTGCACCGCTGACGACGCCAAGAACGCGACCTCGAACGGGTCACGCTTCGCCGTGCCAAAGAACTGAAACAGCCCGCCTGGTGTCGCGAGACCTGTGACGATGAGCCAGTGCTCGATGTAGGTCGCGATGATTGCTGCCGTCACCGACTTCCCAGCGCGCTGACCGATAACCAAGTGCATCTGGTTGAAGCCGCGAAAGAAGCCCTCTTCTTCGAGCTGTCCACGCGTGATGTGGCAGCTCGGGCATTCGTCTTCTTGAAGTCTCGGGTTGAACTCCAGAAGAACTTCAGCTGCCAGCTGTTCGCGTGTCTTTCCCCAGCAATCGCCGTAGTCGCCGTCCTTCGTCGTTCCCGGGTTGCAGATCGGGCAGCGCAGCTCGAAGTAATCGCGCAAGATCTGATACTGCCGCCAGACATCCGCGACCGAACCGAAGTTCAAGAAGTCGGGGTCCATCACCCAGCGGATGATGTTCGGAGCGACCTGCGTGACCCAGCCGTCTGCAGACGCACCTGTAGCAGTCAGCGGCGTTGTCTTCGCCGCTTCGTACGATCGCTTCAGCTCCTGTAGGAAGTCGACTTCGCGTGCCATGATTCAGCTCAGAGCATCAGCGGGCACCTGCACTGTGAACGAGTCATCGAACGCGACCAGCACGCCCTCGGTCGTCACACGCACCACCGTGCCCTTCATCCCCTTGTCCATGTGAAAGCGCTGCCCACCGCGACCGATGTACACGAACTCGCGCGTGAGCTTCACACGACTCGTCGGCGCGAACTCCCGCATGACCTCTTCACGCGACGGCAGCACTTCTGCTTCGCCGCCACCTTCGGTATCGGCGTCTGCGTCGGCCGACGCGCGGATGCCGCGCTGCCAGCGGTAGACTTCACCTTCGACCTTGCCGTTCGGGAGCGAGTACATGTTGGATCGATCGGGGATCTTCTCCTTGAACTCGGCCGCCTCGATGATCCGGTTGAAGCTGCTCTGCGCGATGATCATCGGCTGGTTGCCGTAGTACATGATGCTCGGCGTCTCGACCTGACCTGCACGCACGACAAGCGGGATGTCGATGAAGTGCTGCGCGCCTGAACGGCTCCGCAGCTTCAGCTGGTACTGAAGCTCACCATCTTCGATGCCGTGACCGCCGAGACCTGAGCTACGATGCGTGCCCTTGTAGAACACCTCGTAGCCGCGAGGCAGGCTCATCGTGTCGAGCAAGTTCGCGATGGCCATGCGGCCTGCGAGCTGTGGCGAGTGCTGGACGCCCAAGCGGTCGTCCTTGTTCCAGCCGCCCTGGAACTGACCAAGCACGCGTTGGAAGAACGCACGCTTCGTCTGCTTGTACTCCGGACGCAGGTTCAGCTCAGGCAGTCTCATGTTTTCCTCGCGATCAGTTCGAGCCAGGTGTTGGGGCCGACACGGACCAGACGCGCGATGTCCGCGAGGTCTGCGGCGATGAATGCTTGTCCAATCGTGTCCATGCCTTCGGGAGTCGTTGCTGCCGCGTACGCTGTCGCGAAGTCACCGTCGCTCAGGTTCATGCTTCTGAGCCAACGTCCGATGATCTCCGGCGAGACCACTGCACGCTTCAGCTGCTGGTTCAGTGCTACAGGAGCCCACGCAACACCGCCACCACGAAACGCAGCTTCGAGCATCGCCACGGCGAAGTCGGCGACGTCGAGGCTGATGTCGAGCTGTGCGCGAACAGGCCACACAGGGAATGCGTAGCCGTCGACAGGTGACACCGGCATCGCAGGCAGCGGGTTCTCTTGCGCCTCGCTGAAGGCTTGGTCTGGCAGCATGCGGTCCTGCCAGCGGTTCGGAGCTTTCGGCGGCATCGAGCGCGGATGCGGCAGCGACTCCGGCTTCATGGTGTAGTAGCCGTCGCTGAGAGGCGCTGCTTCGGTGATCGTGCGCAGTAGGTTGTAGGTCTGCTGCGCGACGCGCGCACCTTCCTGAAGGCGACCTTGCGCTGTCTCCAGCACGCCCGTTCCTACGTGACTCCACGTCTCGCGAGAGCCTGGCATCGCACGCACGACACGCGCGATGCGGTCGCCGTCGACGAAGCCGATGTCGATCGGAAACGCCACGCGCCCCATGTGAAAGGAGAGACGACGCCGCTCGCGGCTTGGAAACCACAGGGCTTCTTGAGCCGCGAGCGGGTCGTGTTCCTGCAGCCCGAGCTGTTGCTCGGCAGCGGTCATCGCGACCGACGCGACGTATCGCGACGCAGCGACGTTGATGCCGACCTTGAGCCCAGGACGCAGCATCGTTCAGCTCGTGCGGAGGAACTGAGCGATGGCGGTGCCCGCTGCGGTGCCGTCGGTCATGCGGAGGACCAGCGGGCTGCCACGCGCGACCGAAGGGAGCACGCCCGAGCCTGCGGTCTGGCCGGTGCCGTTGTCGCGCACGCGACCTGCGGCGGCCGTCGACATCGCCTGCGTGAGCTGCGCGCCTGCGCCTGCCAGCGCGGTGCGCATGTTGGCGGTGCTGCCGCCACCGCCTGCGGTCTGGATCATCAGCTGCGAGTCCATGAGGTCGCCTGCGAACGGCATCGACGAGAGCATGGTGACGTCACGCGCACCTGCACCGCCTGCAGCGAACGTCGTGCGCACGAAGATCGAGCCGTCGGCGATGCCGCCTGCGCTGATCGTCGTGCTGATGTCGGCGCCCAGGATCGAGCCTGGCCCCTGGATGACGCGGAGGCGGATGATGCCCGCTCCGAGCCACGTGATGATCTGCGGCTGCAGGTTCAGCTCGTCGAGCGTCGCGGCGTCACCGACGTCGACGCTGGCCGTCGCTGTGCCTGCAGGCCCCAGCTGCGCACGGATGATGCGGTTCGAGGTCTTGTCGATCGTGAGGTCGATCGCCAACGTGTTGGCGGTGAGGTTGTCGATCCAGAGGCGTCCGTTGACTGCACCCATGTTACTCTCGCTCCTTGAACTGATCACCGACCAGTTCGTAGTTGCCTGGCTCCGTGCAGAAGGTCGCGCCGAGAGTTTCGATCGTCTGCTTGAGTCGATCTTCAGCCACTCGAATCGCTTCGATCTGCTGCTGTTTCTTGGTCTCGAAGTCGGCCATCAGCTGACCGAGCACTCGGTGCTTCTCGTGTAGCTCGGCACGCAGCGCCTGCAATCGCAGGTACGCGCTCGAACTAATGGTGAAGGTTTTGCTCACGTGCGACCTCTTGGACAGCCTCCGAAGAGACGACTTGCAAGATGTCGAGGAGCCTCTTGTCGATCAAGTCTTGCAGCTGTCGTGCAGCTTCGTGGTGCTTGCCTGCGCCGTGAAGAGCGCTGATCTGCCGAAGCTCGTGGAGCAACGGCTTGGTCAGATGTGTCATCACGCGTCCAGTCATCGTGCGAAGACGCGCGCGTTCGCCTGCTTCTGCCTTGCGCAAGTCGGCGATGGCTCGCATGCACTGACGGAACTCGCCGACGATCGGCGCCAGAGTCTTCACGAACTGCGCATGCTGTGCTCGCCGCTCAGCTGGCGTGACGAGAGGACTCTCGTCTTTGTCTTCTGCCGCGTCGAACAGGTCATCGAGACACTTCTGAAGTCGCTGTGAGAACTTCAGAAGATCTTGGATGTTCTCAGTTGAGTTGCTCATGCTTGCCTCAACGCGCGTACGAGCTGTGTCTTCGACAGACCTTCCGTCGCGATGCCGCGAGCTGTGGCTTGCACGCGCAGCTTCTCGATCGTCCAATCCATCGTCGGCACGTCACGAGAGATCTTCTTGTCGATCTCTTCGTCGTCGTCCGCCTTCTTCTTGACCGCGACACTTGCAGGTGTCGATGCAGTCGCCTGTGCAGCTGGAGCCTTGACTTCTTCGGTCTTTACCGCTCCCAAGAGGTCATCGAGCGACACGATCGTCGACAGGACAGCTTGCTTGTCGACGACCTCTTGTGCAGGAGCTTGCGGCTCGGCGTCGCTCAGATGAACGAAGCGACCGTCACGGAGATGACGCTGGAAGTCAGGAGACCTGTCCAGAATCAGCTGAGCCTCCGCGCTCGACGTGCCGAGCTTGACGTCCAGCTCCGTGACGCCGGGAAGCAACAAGATCGACGTGTGGCGCACGCCTTTGCGCATCGACTGTGCCGACGCCAAGACGAACGTCACGCTGATCGCGTGCATGGTGTTGTTCAGAACTCTCATCGCACTCCTACGGTCGGGATGCCTGTGGCAGGCTGATTCGACCTGTAGCGCAGTGTAGCGATTCCTGCCTCCGGGTCCAGAGACATCACGCGCACTGCGCTCACCCAGCCCCAGTCGACCTTGAGCTGCGTTGCTTGTGCACGGAACGCCGACTCGACGAAGTTGCTCAGGTTGTGGCCTGCCGCTGCGTCCGCATCGAAGATGACGTCGACGAAGTTGTACGCGCCTTCTGTACGTGGGTTCACGACCTCGAACGGGATGTCGCCGAACGCGCGTGGGCGTACTGGACCCGAGCCATGCGTATCCTCGAACAGCTCGTTCCCCGGAACTTCCTTCTGCGCACGTCGAGCAGCTTCAGGGGTGCGAACCTTACGAGGCTCCATGTCGCGCCGCTTGACTTTGCGAGGAGCAGGCACGTTCGGTGTCACCTCTGCAGGCGCTGCAGGCGCTGCAGGCGCTTCTTGCTCAGGCTCGGACGTGTCGATGCCGTATGGCGACTTCTCCTTCTGAACACGCCACGGGTTCCAGTACGAAGGTGTCTCTGACTCCGTCATGCGCGGACGAAGAACGCTGCGAGGACCAGAACGCGTGCTGGGCTGCATCACGTTGCCTTCGGAGTCGTAGCGCTTCGGATCGAGAAGATACTCGCCGATCGAGGGGTTCGATCGAATGACCGCAGCCAGCTGTTCTGGCTTCGACTTCGACAGCATGTCTGGCTTGCTGCGCAGGTACTGAGCCAGCACTGTGTCCACGTACTGTGAGTACGTGTTCGGTCGACTGAGCACGGCGTCCGCGATGTCTTCCGGTGTCACCAGCTTCTTCGACTGATCGACCGCACGTACCTCGAACCCGCGCGCCAGCGAAGCCACGACCTGCATGTGGAGCAGCTTGTCGTCGAACATCGACGCCGTCCGCTCCGCGAGCTGCTTGACCATCTCGTCGCCGTACTCGTCGTAGTACCGCTTCCAGTAGTCGGACGCCGTGCTGTCGACAGCGGCCTTGTCCTCGGCTGTGTGGCCTGACGGTTCGAGCCAGTCTGGCAGCTCCGAAGGCGCCATCGTGCGGTACGAGTCGTCTTCCCGCTGACGCAAGCGGCGCTGCTTGCGCTTCGCCTCTTCGCGCGCGATCTCTTCTTGTGCTTGGTCGGCACGACCCATGTCTGCTGGGCTCATGCGCTGGACCATCGTCTTCTGACGATCCGACTCCAGACGCAGCGGCACGCGCTTGTTGTCGACGTGGTCGTAGTCGATCTTGGCGTCGTCGAACTCCTTCAGCACGTCGTCGAGCGCTGCACGCGGCACGTAGACGTAGCTGTCGAGGTAGACGTCTGAGTTGTCTTCGGTCTCTCGCTGGACCAGACGGCCACTGAAGCGCTCGATGATGCTCTTGGCGCGCTCCGCGTTCGTCACTGCACGGTCCCATGCCTCGGTGCGGTCTGTCTCCGGCTTGAAGGGTGCCATGAGGTCGCCGCTTTCGATGTACCCGCACAACAGCTCGATCTGAACCTCGTCGCCTTCGCTCGCGTGGTGCAGCATCTGCTCGTTGCTGTCGTTGTGCGACAGCGGCCCGACGAACATGGACTCGTAGGCGTCGTCCGACGTCGAGATGCCTTCGTTCGTCGGCTGACGATCGATGCCAGTCGTCGTCTCGAACGCACGCTTCGCCAGCTCCTTCGTCGCGAAACGAAGACGCAGGTGAAGACGTCCTGGCTGCCGGTCATCACCGTCGATGACGCGCGCGCCTGGATACGCTCGACGTACGAACTCGGCGACGTCTGACTCGCTCGGCTTGAAGCCTGCGTCGAGCTGCAGCGTCGCTGTGTACTCGAAGCCCTCTGCGTCTGCAGGCGTGAGCGAGCGTGTGCTCGCGAAGCGCTCCTGCCGCACAGCTGTGCGACGGAACTCTTCGGCGAGCTTCGCCCGCTTCAACGCGCCACTGAGCGGTCGCACCTTGCTCGCAGGCAAGATGAACCGACTGGCGCTCTCGTCGGCGAGGATGTGGACCATCCCATCGCTCGTCGCACGCACGACGATGCCTGCTTGCACCGAGCCGTCGGTGTGGTCGAACTCGACCTGTGCATCCTTCTTCCAGCGGCCGTCGTCGAGCTTGCCTGCGGCCCACAGTGCGTCACCTGCAGCACGCAGATGACGGTCACCGACACCCGCGAGTGCTGCATCCCAGTTGATGCGAGCCTGCGGTGTCGGTGCCGCCGCGACCTTGGGGTTCTTGAATGGGTCTCGCTCCAGAACCACGGTTCACCCCTTGCTCGGCGTCGGCAGGTCGCCCTGCGGGAACGTGAGCGTCTTCCGCTTCTTCGGCTTCGGGGCCTGACGCGTCGGCATCGGCAGGTCACCTTCTGGCTCGAAGTGCGGCTTCATCGTCGACGGCTTCGGACGCTTGTAGCTGACGTCGAAGGCTGAAGCCTCCGGATCGCCACCTTCGAGCACCTTGCCTGGCTTCGGCCCCTTCGGAGGCTTCGGCACGCTCTTGTGATCGAAGACCTTCTGCGCGTAGCGGTCGCGCGGCTTCTCTTCACGATCGCGCTCGTCCTCGTACGACTCACGCGAGCGGTCTTCCTTCCGCTCACGATCGCGGACGAACTCGTTCCACTCGTCCTCGTCGTACTCCTCGGGATCGAGGTCGTCGATGATCGTGAACGTCATGTTCGTCGGAGCCGCGTCCTTCTTCTTGTCCTTGGGCTTGTCTTCGGGCTTCGGCTTCGGCTGCCATGGCCCATCACCGCCCCAGCCCGTCGGACGCTTCTGCGCGACCTGGGAGAGCAGTGCAGGACGTGACCACGCGCGCTGTGCGGCGGCCACGATCTCTCCGCCGACGATCTGACGCGCGGACGTCTGGTCCTCGCCCTTCGTCTGCAGGAAGTGCTTGAAGCTCGACCGGAACTCGGCGACCGCTTCGTCGATCGTCATGCCCTGGTTTCGATACGTGCGCATCGCCGACTCGATCTCGCTGCGCTCTTCCTCCGTCAGAGGCGCCATCTCCATCGAGCCGCCGCTCAGCTCGGGTGGTGCGTCGGCCGCTCCACCTTCGTCGATCATCATCTGCAGCTCTTCGGGCGCGATCTGCGCGCGGCGCATCTGCACGACCTTGCCGTGCTTCGAAGCGATGCGCAGCGCATCCGCCAGGCGAGATGCGTTGATCGCGATGTCGCGGGTCTTCGACCCTTGCGTCACGGTCGCCACGAAGCTGTTCGTCGACAGCGCGTCGATCACAGCGTCGACCGCGTCGCGTGCCTCGACCAGCTTGTGCTCGGCCTCTTGCGACTTCTTGACGCGATCGACACCTTTACCCGGCTCAGCGATCGGCGCGAACGACGGGATGACCGCGCTGACTGCGTCTGCGAGCGGCGTCATCTTGTCGCCTGCCATCACGAGCGAGTCGACGAGATCCTGCATGCTGTTCGTGACGATCATCAGCGCGTTGTTCGCCTCGTCGAGGTTGTCGGCGAACAGCGGAAAGACGTCCAGCGCGGTCTGGATCGCTGTCTTCGCCGTCTCCGCCTGGAGCATCGCGTCCTGGTTGTCCATCGACTGCGCGCGCTTTGCTGTCTTCGACTCCAGCTGATGGAGGCGTTCCTTGAGCTTCTCTTGCGTGTTCTCCAGCTCCTCGACGAGCTTCTTGTTGCCGCTCTCGTACGCCTGATCGAGCTGGCGGTCGACGCGGACTTCTTCCGCGAACAAGAAGTCGTAGAGCACCTTCTCCGGCACGGAGAGATGCGCGGGCGACTCCTTCCAGTACCCTTTCTCGATGGCGTCTCGGATGTCTTCGTCCGACATCGTGTTCTCGAAGTAGCTCACGCCGGTGTTGAACAGAGGCTCTGACTTCACCAGCTTGATGATCTCGTCGTGGACGATCTCGGCCTGTGCGCTCTTCGACTCGCGGGCCTGTGGAGCAGGCTGCGTCATCGGGGCGAGCTGCGGCGAAGGCTGCGGAGGCTGCTGCGCGGGCGGCTGCGGCGTCTGAGGCTCGGGCGCGCGTGGAGGCGGCTGATACGTCGGCTGTGGTGCCGTCGAGATGATCTGCGCCTCCACACCGAACCGCGACGCCAGCACGCGCTGCACGGCGTTGGCTTCGTCCTTCGACGCTGCTGCTTCCAGCCGCAGGTTCTTTCCTGCGACCGTGTACACGGCGTTCGGGAGCACTTCGCGTGCGGCGAGGTACATGCGACGCGCGTTGAGCACGTCACCGTTCGGCAGCGCGGCTTCCAGCACGATCCGCTTCTTCGCCGGGACTTCGTACGCAGCCGAGCGGAAGAAGCCGATGAGCGAGTCGAGCTTGTCCAAGCTCGCGCGCTTCACTTCCTTCTCGCCTCGACGCACGACCGCCTCGACACCTTCCGTGCCGATCGACCAGTCACGAGCAGTGACCGTGTTCGCGGCCAGCACCTTCGTCTCGATCGCCTCGGCCGACAGCACCTCGATGGGTGCGCTCGCGCGACGACGCACGAACAGCGCCTCGGCTGGGCTCAGCGCCACGACCGCTTCGTTCGCGAACGCGACGACCGAGCCCATGACCCGCGCCTGCGACGTGTCGAGCTGGTGCTGACGCATGTCGCTTGCGAGGCGTGACAACGCCACCGGCATGCTCGACGCTTCGATCGTCTGGATCGGCATGTCGGCCAGCTCGTCGCCCTCGACGGCGTACACGTCGTACGGCTCGTCCATGAGCGGCGGCTCGTCCCCGACCACGACGACCGCATCGTCTGTCGGCGTCAGCGTAACTTCGAGGTTCTCGCCGGGCGCGCTCGGGTCCTCGACCACTGCGCTTGGTGCGACGAACTCGTCGAGCATCCCCATCTCGACGACCTCGTCCTGATCGGCGAGCGCGACTTCGACCACGAGCGGGTCACCTGTGTTCGGCGACGCCACCGGCACGACCTCCTCGGTCAGCTCCTCGTGCGGCACCGCTTCTTCCTTCGCCTCGTGCTCTGCAGGTGTGTCGAGCCCTTCGACGGGAACGTCCTCTGGCACCATCTCCAGCTCCTGTGCTCGACGGAGGAACACGTCCTCGCTCGCGGCCATCACCGACCATGCCGCCTCGAATGGATCACTGTGCGTGCGCTGTGCGTGCACGAGACGCAGCTGACCTCGGAGATACGACCGCGCGCGCTCGCTCTGGAAGTCCGAGCCACCAAGCCCTGCTTCACGGCAGTTCTCGACGAACGCTTCCTCGATCTCTTCCGACGTCTTGCCTTCGCACTGAGCGTCGATCTTCGCTGCGATGGCGTTCAGCTTGGTGATGGGCAGCGTGCTGAAGCCGCTGGTCTTCAGCGACGCGTCGATCGCTTCCGCAGTCTTCGACTTCGGGTACTGACGCGTGTAGAACGTGTTGAAGCGCGCGACGTCACCGATCGACAGCACTCCGTCCATCGACGCCTGGTACAGCTTGAGCCCGTGCGCTGCGGCGCGACGAAGACCGGCGTCCTTGCCGTTCTTTTCGGACGCAGCCTTGAGCCCGCGCCAGAAGTCGCCACGCGTGATCGCGGGACGCGCGTCGTCGAACATCGACGCATGAGCCGCGAGTGCGCGCTCTTGCTGTGCCAGCTTCACGCTCGGGAGAAGAGCTGTCGCGAGCGTCCGCTGCTCCTGACGAACCGCGCGAGTCGACTCACGCGCTTCGGCGTCCGCATGCAGGCGTTCGGCGATCCGCGACAGAGGCCCGTCACCGAGTTCGACGACAGGCACACCCGCGATGGTGGCGACCTTCGATGTCTTCATGCTGCACCCCGTGCGAACTGCACGAGCGTGCCTTCCGCATCGAACGTGGCGACGACAGGCACGACCTTCGTCGCGACACGCGCGACCGCCTCGACGATCACACCGCCCGCTTCGGTCTTCCGCACACCAAGAGGCTGCAGTGCGAAAGCGACACGTGGGGGCTTGCTTGCGTCTGCTTGACGCGTCTGAGGCTCGGAAGCGAGGACGGCCGCCTGGATCTTGCGGGGGATGTCTTTGACCCAGACCTTGCCGTAGTCCCCGAAATACTTCTGCCAGTAGTCGCGCGTGACGGAGTCGGTCATGCACGAGCGTGCGTGACCGGCTGTCTGTCAGTGTCGTTAGACGTCCGTGATCAAAACGCCCGTCGCGCGAGGTCCGACCTGCACCTGATGCACGAACGGAGGCAGCTCGTGACCTCGGGTGGTCGACAGGAACACGTTCGTCAGCACGCCTGCCTCCAGCTGCTCCTGGAGCTGCACGCACAGCTTCTCGATATTGCTGGGGCTGTAGGGGGCCAGCTGCGCGTCGTCGAGGTACAGGACGCGTACAGGCGTGTCTTCCGTCCACGCGAGGACGAGACCGAGCATCAGGCTCGTCTGCTCTGCGCCCGACCACGCACCTCGCCCTCGGCGCCCGCCTCGCGCGTCGATCGACCAGAGACCCGTGTCAGAGTCGCAGCGCGCGACGAAGCCTTCGGGGAGGTAGGGATTCACGGCAGCCTCTGCCGTCGTCACGACCGTGCGCAGCTCCGTTTGGAGCTGTCGCGTCACGAGGTCTTCGAGCACCTTCGCGACCGACTGACGCTCGGTCGTGATCGCCGCTTGCCGCTCCAGCTCGCTCACCACGTTCAGACTCGCACGCTTGCTCGTCGCCGACTCGATCTGCGCCTGGAGCACGTCCGAACTCGGCCCTTCGTACACCACGAAGTTCCCGCGCACAGGACGCGTAGCGCTCTCAGCATCCGCGATCTTCTTGCGAAGGTCGGTCAGTTCTGCGTCGACTTCTGCAAGCTGCGCGGCTGTGTTATGGCTCAGCACGACCGCAGCGAGCTTCGCTTCCGCCTCCGCGAGCTGCTTGCGTCGAATCTCTAGCAGCTCTCGGTACTCGACGGCTTTCCCGCTCAAGTCGACGCGAGATGCACACAGCGGACACTGCTTGCTGTTACCTTCACAGGTCTTGATCAGCCACTCGATGCGGTCGATCTTCGCTGTCAGTGCAGTAATCTCTGCACGCGATTCTTGTGTCTGGTCGTCGGCCCGCTTCTTCTGGTCTTCGAGCGCAGCGCGTCGCTCTTCGAGCGTCTGCACACGCTCACGCCAAGGACGTAGCTGCTTCTGCATTTGATCGAACCGTTCGAGTGCGGCCTTGTGCTCTGCACGCTGCGACGCCTCGCTCTCGTAGCGCTTTGCCTTCGCCAACATGTCGCGCCAGACTTCGATCTGCTCCGAACCTTCGGCTTCGACTTCGGCTTCGGTGCGCTTCGTCTTCGCAGTCTCCTGAAGACGACGAGCCTGACGCCCCAACGTCAACTTCTCCGTTCGGCACTTTTCGGAGAGAAGCGACAGCAGGTTCGCCGCGTCCGCGTCGCGGTTCTCCTCGCGCACGGCTTCCATCAGCTCAGTCCACATCTCGCGCTGGCGATCCGTGAGCGACTTCGGCGGTGTCGTCACCATTCGCTTTCCGAATCGGCGGATGAGCGCTTCACGTGCTTTGATCGCTCCCGTCGTCAGCGTCTCTACCAGATCGAGAGGCCAGCTCTCCTTCTCCACCTGGCTGGCAGCGCCTGGCGTCGTCACGACACCTTCGGGGTCCGCGTCCGGCTTCACGCGGAACGTGCGTGTGCTGCCGTCGCCGAACACGATCTGCGCGTGCAGGCCCGCTGCGTCACTCGACAGGCGCATCAGGTCTTTGGCATGCGGGCCGACCGGATGCTTTCCCAGCAAACACAGACGCAGGATGTCGCCGTGCGCAGTCTTTCCCACGCGATTGTCGCCCACGAACGCCGTGAACGGAGAGACGTTGACGTTGATCTTCTGCTTGACGTTGCCGCGAATCGCGGTGATGGCGAGAGGATTCATTGTGCGCCCCACGTATAGCTCCACTCTGCCGTCCCAGTAAAGGTCATCCCACGGAACGTGTACTCCATGCACTCCTGGATGATTCGCTTCGCTTCGGCTCGGCGCTCGATGGGTACGATCGCCGCGATGTAGTCGTGGACCTGCAGGCAGAGCCCCGTCCACGGGGACCACGACCCGAACGGGATCGCGTCATTGATGAGCTGCAGCGATCGGTTCGCGATGGCCGCCGCGCTCGCCTGGATCGTCATGTTCGGGACGGCGTTGATCTGCGACAGACCGCCTGGGAAGAAACGCGCACGCCGGTCGAGCATCGGCGACCGAATGTGACCGTACTCCTTGAACGTCGCGTGGCAGCGCTCGTGCCACGCCATCGTCCACGGGTGGAGACGGTCCCAGTTGTCCGACCACCGCAGCGTGTCGTCCTTCGACAGGTTCGGGAACGCCAGCTCGCCCGTCGCCTTGTTCCGGTTGGCGATCATGACATCGTACAGCTTCTCTTTCGAGCCGCCGTAGATCTTGAGGAAGCAAAAGACCTTGGCCACCGTGCGCCAATACTTCTTCAGCTCCTTCGGCATGTTCACGATGCGCTGGTAGACCTTCATGAGGTCCTCACCAGGGTTCGCGAGCAAGCTGGCGCAGTTCAGTGAGTGCAGGTCGAGCTTCTTCTCGATCGCTTCGAGCAGCAGGAGGTCACCTGCCACGATCGCGTAGATGCGCGCCTCGATCTGCTCGTAGTCCTCGCCGACGAAGCAGTGGCCCCACGGAGCCACGAACATCGAACGCATGTTGAGGCCGCCACGGCCGAGCGCAGGCACGTTCTGGAAGTTCCACGGGTCGCCTGACGCGAGGCGCCCTGTCGGCGTCACGTGCGCCTTGTACGTCGTCCTCGCGCGTGAGAACCCAGGACGACGCGGCAGGATCAACGTGCTGACGTCTTCATCGGTCTCCGGGTCGTAGCGCGTGCCGACGACTTCGGGCGCGTACCCGTAGCGGTCGCCTTCATCGAGCGGCGTCGTCTTCGCGTTGTCGACGTACGTGCCCCGCAGCTTGTCGTGCGCGCGAAGCTGAAGCAGCGTGTCGATCGCCTTGTAGTGGTCGGGCGCCGTCTTCTGGAGACGGTACTGCTTCATCAGCTTCGTCAGCTGTGGGCTGCCGACACCGCGCGCTTCTTCGAGGTCATCTTCGTCGGGCTCTTCTCCCTCTTCGAGACCATCGACGACAGGATCGTAGCCCCACTTGTCGAAAAACAGCTCCATCAGCTGTGTGTTGCTGCGGGGATTGATCTTCGTGCCACTGACAGCTTGGAACTGACGCGTGAGCGCGTGGACCTTCGTGTTGAGGTATTCGCTGAACTGCCCGCGCTTCCACTCGTTGAGCCACAGGCCACGGCTCGACATCTCTCGGATGATGGGCAGGAGCGCGAGGTCGGTCTTCGTCTGGTCGACCGTGGAGCACGCGTAGACCTGTTGCTTGAGCTTGAGACGCGCGCGCATCGTCCCGAGCACGTCGCGCGCGTTGTAGAGGAACAGCGTCGCGTCGTATCGGACGTCGATGCTCTTGTGATCGACGTCTGACTTGTGCTGGGGCGCGTCGAACAGCTCGCGCATGACGTCGCCCAAGCCGTGGGGGCGGTCGCACGCGGTCGTGTTGTGGTGCAGGATCATCGTGTCGCTGTAGTGGCGAGCACGATCCGTCATGTAGCCGCCGTTCAGGAGGCACGTGACGTCGTAGTTCCCGTTGTGGAAGACCAGCGGGTTGTGGTCGAGGACGTTCTGCACCAAGAGGCGCAAGCGCTCCGTCGTCTCTTGGTCGTACCAGAGCGACCCGTCCATGTGACGGATCGGCATGACCATGACGCTCTCTTCCGGCGTTATGCGACCGAAGCCGATGCACCGAAGCTGCGTCACGTGCGGGTCTTTGTCTGTACCCTCGACGTCGAGCGTGATCTCGACGCGCGTTCGCTGCGCGTCCTGAAGCCACGCGATAGCCTCATCAGCGGAGGGCTGCAGAATGAAGTCCGGCTCGGTCCACTCGATGCGCCCGTCGTTGACGGCGATGCGCGCCGCACGCGCGAGGTGCCACTCGATGACAGGCGCGAACTCGCGCTTGTCGCGCATCGCGAACGCCGGGTGGTAGCTCGACATGAGCACGCGCCCGTCGCGCAAGAAGATCGGCGCGCCTGCCTGCTTGCGGAGACCTGCGACGCGCGGCAAGTCCGGGTCGACATCCGTCGCGGCCTTGTCCTTCGCGTGCGGGAGGCCGAGGACGACACGCAGACCTTCGAGCGCTTGCGCACCAACGGCGAGCAACACCTTGCTGTTGGCCTCGTTCAGGTCTCGCATGAGACGAGGCCGACACGCGTCCTGTGGCAAGATCAACGCGGGCGGTTCATCGACAGCGATGCCCTGCGCGCGCATGCGCTCGTAGCGCTTCTCGGCGATCTTCTCCCAGTTCGGTTCGTCGGCGTCCTCTGGACGTGTGTATTGGCGCAGCCAGCCTCGACGACGCTTGGCGTAGTCCGAGCGCAGCTTGTTCACGTACGCGGTGAACGAGCCTTCCTGCTCTTCAGGAGGACGACAGAGGATGGTGTTGGTGACAGCGACGTCGTCGCGGGTCAGGCCGCCATCTGCGAGTGATCGATTGAGGATCGTCCCGCTGGGACCGACGAACGGGACGCCTTGCTTGACTTCACGAGGTCCAGGCGCTTCGCCGACGACGGTCAGGCAGCTCGACTTGATTTGTCCGAGGACAGGGGCGTGTTGTCCGTAGAGGGGGCATCGCTCGCAGTCGGCGCCACGCGCCTTCGCTTCGGCGTAGACGTCCCGAGAGACGTCAGCGCGTGGCGCCAACTGGACGAGCATGGGTCAGCAGGTCAGATGTCGAGCGACTTCGTGGCCGACTGTGCGCCGTTCGGCTTCGCCGTCGCGCCACCGAAGTTGGTGGTCGCGCTGCCCGCGCCGCCACCCGCCGCGATCGTCGCGGGGATGTCGAAGCGGTGCATGCCGTCCTCCTTCGCCTTCTTCGCCTTGTCCTTGGCGACGGGACGCGCGAGGTCCGTGCGCGGCTTGCCCTCGTACACGGTGCGCTTCACCTCGAAGTGCGCCTTGTTGTACTTGGTTTCGAGCGCCTTGAGCAGGCTCTCGACCGAGACCTTCTGGCCGCCCTTGATGTACTCCTGCACCTTGCCCTCCTCGAATCCGCCCGCCACCATGACGTCGATGAGCTGACGGAACAGGGGCTTGCCGTTGGAGTCGACGCCGCTCAAGAGGGCGCGCGAGATCGCCTTCTTCCCCTTGGCGTCCTCGTCGAGGCACGTCCAGTGCAGGACCGCCATGTACTTGCGGTCCGAGTCGCCGTCCTTGCCGCTGAGCTGAACGTCGTACTTGGCGAGCTGGAACTCGTAGATCCCGTCCTTCTCGAACAGGTCGACGGCGGACTCGATGATGCCGTCGTACGACCCGAGCGCGTCGAACGCGATGATCAGCTCTGCGAGGTTGATGGTGTCCTTGGCCATGTGTTTCTTCCTTTTCCTTCTCTGTTCTACGGTTCGAATCCTGCCATCTGAATGATCTCCTTCAGAGGCTTCTTCTTGCAGGCTTCGAACTCCTCTTCGTCGAGCCCCCTGAGCTTCACATCCCAGTCAGGATCGGCGAAAACTTGCCACTGTCTTTCGACAGTCTCGGTGGTCTTCACTCCGTCTTCGGCGACCGTCTTCTCACGAACGATTCTCCGAAGCAAGATTCCGTCGCACATCTTGTTGATGCTCTTCGCAACCTGCTGAGACAGAAACGCTGCACCGCCGCGCTTCTTCTCCTCGGGTTCCTGTTCGTGCGTGATGAACACGAGGTTCGCACCGTACACGCGAACCTGCATCAGCTGCGTGAGGATCGTGACCATCCAGTCGTGCGTGAGTGTGTACACGCGTCGCAGGTCGACGTTGTTCGCGCGCGTGGTGCCTGCGCCACCGTCACGCAGCGCGGCGAATGCCCACGTCAAAGCCTGCGCAGCCTCGTCGACGATGACGTTCTTGTACGTCAGCGGCTGCTTGGCTGCGTGCTCTGCGGCGCACTTCTTGAGCACGTTGAACGCAGCATCCTCGAACTGCGCTCTGTAGTCCTTCACGATGGCGGCGCCATCCGGCGTGAACTCACGCGTCGAGCTGAGCACGTTGCCTTGCTGATCGATGATGTCGATCCCGAAAGGCGTCACCAGAAGCTCACGCTTGGTGAAGACGGTGGTCTTTCCGCGCACGAATCGCTGGCGCGGATAGCGGAGCACGTTCGGGTCGGTCGAGATCGTGATCGCGTCACGACCGAACGCGTTCTGCGCTTCGGTGCTCTTGCCTGCGCCCACAGGACCAGCGAGCACGAAGAAGCCTTTGTTGAGCTGCTGCATGTTACCTCCGCGCCTCGTATAGCTTAGCTTCAGCTTCACCACCAGACGCACAGTGCTCGCGGAAGTCGCAAGGCCACCGGCGTCCGAAGCACGCACTCCAGTTCTGTGGCGTCGGCAGACCTGTCAGGACTAGCGTCATCAGGCGCAGCTCGTCGGCCACACATTCGCGCATGAACGCTGTGAAGTTTCGGTACGCGATCGGCGAGACGTCGACGAGATTCGCCGCGAAGTCGATCGGGTCTTCTCGCTTGATGCGTTCGATGATGAACCCTTCGATCTGCATACCGCTCGCGCGAACGACGTGCAGATTGTGCATGACTTGAGCATCGAGCCAGAACTCGCCACGTGGATTCCACGTCGGCAACCGCTTCGTGCGCCAGTCGCTGACACCACGCGTCTTGTAGTCGTGAATGTATGTCTTGCCTGATACACGCTTGCGCATGATGAGGTCAGGCCGAGCCGTCACGACCTCTTCGTCGAAGTTCTCCAGACGATGCCTGAGCGACGCCACTTCTTCATCGCCTGTCGCAGGCAGCGACTTCAAAAGCGCTTCACACATCGCGTAGATCCACGACGGAGTCTCACCTGGGAGCTGAGCGAGCTTCACCGAGAACTCTTCTTCGACGTGCAGGACGTCAGCTTCTTCTGAAGCCGTGAACTGCATGTAGATGTTCAAGATGCGCATGGTCAAGTCGACGTCAGCTTCGACGCCTTCACAGATGTCGAGCAGATGTCCGCGCAGGTCTTGGTCGTAGTACCAGTCGTACGGCGTGGCCATCTTCGACGCGCGATAGTACGCGAGCGCTGCGTGCACCATCGAGCCCATGCGGCGCTGCCGTCGTTCTTTGATCAGAGACAGGTTCTTGACGTAGCCGAGATACCACTCTCGACCACAGTGGTGTGCTGTCGTCAGACGATGCACGCCACGCTTGGATGAGCCACCTGGACCTGCCATCGGGCCGACGGTCATGGCGCATCCTCGTCGCTTTCGTCAAGCCGCAGCCCCGCTGCGTGACGTGCCAGCACGTCTTCCAGCACCTCTCGTTCGACCGACTGACCAAACGTACCCTGAAGCTCACTGGCAGTCTTTGTGTCTAGGAGAGACAGGCGTCCGAGTACGTGCCGGATGACTGTGTCATCGATCGTGCCGCGTGCTCGGTAGTAGTACGCCGTCATAGGTGTGGTCTGCGTTCGAATGCGGTCTTCAGCTTGAAGGTTCTCACCGGGAACGGTCGAGCTGTCGATCAGGTGGATCGTCTCGGCGCCTGCCAACGAGATGCCGACCTGCATGACGCCGATCGTCGACATGAAGATCCCTGCGCCTTTGTGCTCGCGGAACGAGGTCGCCATCTCGTCGCGCACCTTCTTCGAAGCGGGTCGATTCGCGAGCACGAGCCACGTCTCGACGTTCTTCGAAGACATGCGTGAACGATACGCTTTCGACGCGATGAGCTTCTTGATCTTCGCGCTCAGCAGCTCGATCGCTTCCGGTGCATACGTCAGCACGACGAGCTTCTGGCCTTCTGCGAGGTACTGCATGAAGTGTTCGACCAGCACTTCGACCTTGGCCAGCGAGAGCAGACTCTGAGCACGCTTCAGGTTCTCGACGTTGTCGATCTTCGGCAGCTTTGCTGGCGAGATCTCGATGTCGACGACCTGACGCGTCTTCGGAGGCATGAACTTGAACAGCTCTTCGTTCGTACGCTGAATCAACCAGTGCTTCATGCGAGCGTTCAGCTCTTCACGATTCGACTCTCCAGTGGTCACCCAGCCGTGCTGGCCTTTGTGGCCTGCACAGTAGCGCAGCATGAACGCCTTCCCTGGTACATAGGCGTTGTCGCTGAACAGCCCTTTGCTCGCGACGTTCATCGGCCCCCACAAGTCGCGGACGTGCGCCCACATCGGCGTGCCGCTGATGGCGAACACGCGACGTGCTCGGGCGAAGACGCGCTTCAGCTGGTCACGGCGCGACAAGCCCGCACGCTCGACCGCCGTCGTCCACCCGCGCGCGCTGTGTGCTTCGTCGAAGGCTGCCACGTCCCACTCGATGTCGCCGAGACGTTCGCCCCATCCCTTCAGGTTCGCATCGACACCGAGCACGCGCCCGGCATGCTCGCGCATCGCGCCTTGGAGCAGCTCGTAGTTCACGACCACGAAGCGCGCACGATGCAACTGCGCGTCGAGTTCGCTGTAGCACGCAGGGCAAAGGAAGCGCGGCACACGCGCGACCATGTCGGGGTGCTTCGGGCACGTGTACGGACCCGTGACAAGCGTGTGCGGAACAGGACCCCGCTCGATGGCGGTCAGCTCTTCGACGTCGTAGAGCGTGTAGCCGTACGATTGGTGGTTGTCGGCGACACACGCTTGGCATTCGCTGTCGCCTACGACGCCTGTCGCTGCGCACGTCGTACAGTACAGACGCGCTTCGCGACCGCCGAGACCTGACAGGATCAGCGTCTTTTCTCGAAGATGACGAGCGATCTCGTGCGCCCAGTTCCACACCACGACGGAAGGCACGACGAGCAAGATGCGACGTGCACCGACGAGCAACGCCGACGACAGGAACCCGAGCGTCTTACCGCTGCGCATCGGGTCGGCGATGTATCCGTACGCGCGCTGCGACGCCCACAATGCGAGCTGCTTCTGGTTCGGCCGAAGCACCTTATCGAGCCCGAGGTGCCGGTATTCGGTCTGGTCGATGTCGTAACCAGACGGCAGCTCAGGGATGGGCTGACCGAGCTTCTGCGCGACCAGCTCCGCGATGTCCCAGGTGCAGCGCAGGCTGAAGCCGCGACCAGACTTCGCGTAGTGCGTGCCTGGGATGGCAAGGACTTCTTCGAGTTTCGCGGGCGTAAAGCCCGAGTCGCGAAACGCGACAGGGTACTCGCCGCGCTCGCCGAAGATCGGTGGCTTCGTCACGCTGGGCACCGTCGCTTGCGTCGATGCACACGTCAAGGTACACGCCTCCTCGTGCTGTTTCGGATCACGTCGGTCGGCACCGACGACAACGGCTTGCTGGTCGTAGAAGGTCGGCGAGGCGCGCACGATGCTGTCACGTACTGCATCGACCCGGCCTCGCCTGTAGGCGAGACGTGGACGCGTGCGCTTGCTGTGCGCAGCGACTACGTGCTCATCGACAGCGACGACCACCCGCCCAAGGTGTTGACACCGGCCTTCGATCTGGCAGTGCCACGCCGGCCGCAGCTACAGATCGCCGACATCACAGCGCCCTCTGTCGTCTGGCGACCGTATGACGGTGTCAAGATCGAGACGCTGAACGGAGAGACGTACCTCGTCGTGATCGCGAAGGGTGTCGTGTCTGCGAAGTTCCTTCGGTTCCGCGTGCCGGATAGACAGAATCACACGCCGCACGACTGGTGGTGCATCGAGGCGATCACGAACTTCGGAGCGCGTGCAGTCGCCGCCGCATGGAAAGACGGCGCCAACATCACTCTCGCCGATCTCGTTCACACAGTGCTGCCGCCGATCCTTGCGGGCTCGCGTGTTCCGTACGCGGACGGTGAGCCTGACCCCTTCCTGTGGCGTCGAGAGGTGGTCGCCAAGCGTGCCGTCGAGGCAGGTCAGATGCCGTACGTCATCGCCGATCGCCCAACAGCTTCGACGCGCGTAGGCGAGCTTCTGACGGACCTGATCCCCGACAAGATGTACGTGGTCGAAGCGGTGCCCGGTGAGCGTATGGGGGCTCCGGCGATCTTGAGCAAGGTTGCAGGCAAGACCGCGCTCGTGCGGTGGCTGCCTGAAGAACCGTCGACAGCGCGAACGTATCTCGATCAGCTGATTCACTTCACCGACGGCAAGAAACCGCCCAAATACTCGTACCCCAGCGACTACCTGATCAACGACTTGTGTCGTCGGCCGTCGAAGAGCTGGCCTCTTTGCGAAGGTCTCGTGCGCACGCCTGTGCTTCGTGCAGACGGCACGATCTTGGACCGACCGGGCTATGACGCGTCCACCAAGCTGGTGTACGCGCCTTCGGTCGAGTTCCCGGTGATCCCGGAAGCACCGACAGCAGCAGACATCGAGCGTGCGCGGTCGATCGTGCGCACGCCGTTCGCCGAGTTCCCGTTCGTCGGACCTGGCGACCAAGCAGCGGCGCTGGCGTGCCTGTTCGAGCAGTTCCTTCGGCCCGCGATCAATGCCCCTCGGCCGCTCTACATCTTTGACGCACCTGCACGTGGGCAGGGCACGGGCAAGACGTTGGTGCCGAAGATCGCACAGACGATCCTGACGGGCGAAGACCCGATCGTGCACACGCTGAGCGACAACAGCGTCGAGGCAGAGAAGCAAGTGGTGAGCTACCTGCGGCAAGGGCTCCCGCTCATCATCCTCGACAACCTCACGGTGACAGTGCGGCACGTGGTGCTACAGCAGATCGCGACGACGACGCGTTATGTGGCGCGACTCCTCGGCGGCAACGAGAGCCCTGTGCTTGCACAGACGCCGACGTGGGCGCTGACGCTCAACGGTGCATCGACGAACCGCGACATGTCGCGGCGGACCGTGCTGTCAACACAGGACGCAGGCACGAGCGAAGCGTGGCAGCGGCGCGACTTCGTCCTCGAAAACGTCGTCGAGTGGGCGCAAGCGAGGCGCACGCAGATCATCGCGGCGATCTTGACGTTGGCGCGTGGATGGGCGCTCGCAGGACGTCCGAAGGACCCGCGCGTTCATCGTGGCACGTACGAGCAGTGGTGCCACGTCGTCGGCGGTGTCCTCTACTACGCAGGCATTCACGGGCTCGACCGTGCACTCGCGGCAGCCGAGGCACGAAGCGAAGAGCGGAGCGATGTCGAGACGCTTGCCATGCTCTGGTACTACGAAGGCGGCACACCGAAGACCGCGCTCGAACTCGCCGATCTTGGTCTGAAGAACGGACTGTTTCACGAAGCGCGTTCGCTCAAAGGTGCGGTGCTCGCGAAGCATGTGGCTCCTATGCTGTCAAGCGCCAGCTTGAAGAACGGCTGGAAGATCAAGCGCAGTGACAGACCCCACAACGGCTACCACCGCTTCATGCTCGAAGTGCCGGACGAGACGCCAGCTTCGCTCCCGCCACTGCAGCTGCCACCCGAGCTGTAGTTGGCATGCAAAGTGAAGTACAGCAGAGCGCATGACGACCCCAAAGTTCTACCCCGCGAAGTTCGCGGGGAACTGTGACAACTGCCACGAGCCGTACAAGGCAGGCGACCAGGTTTCTCGCGCGAACGTCGACGGCCGTTGGCAGACGTTGAAGTGCCCGGCGTGCGGCGGCGCCGCGCGCGCCGTCGAGGTCGTGATCCGCGTCGAGCGGATCAAGCACCTGAAGGACGACTTCGCGATCGTGGACGCGAAGCTCGAAGAGGCGCACGCAGACGCCCCGACTGCTCGGTTCGCGGTCAAGGGGACGTTCAATCCGTCCGTCGGCTCGGTGTTCGAAGCGCGTGGCGTCTTCGAACACAACCAGTGGGGTTGGACGCTCGTGGCCGCCGCCGTACGCGGGCGCTTCGAGGCGTCCGAAGAGGGCATCCTCGCGTTCCTGCAGCGGTTTCCGGGCATTGGGTTGGCGCGTGCGCGTACGATCGTGCGGCAGTTCGGTCCCGGCCTGGAGTCGGTGATGGAAGCGCTGTCGTCGCCGGACCGTCTTCTGGAGGTCCGAGGCATCACCGAGGAGATGGCCGAGGCTATCGCGATCCAGTACGCGGCGCAGGGACCTGCGCGTGAGGCACTGCTGATGCTCGACGAGGCCAAGGTCTCTGAGCGAGCACAGGCGTGGCTCCTCGGGCAGTATGGCCCCTCGCTCGCGCAGATTCTGCAGGACGACCCCTACGTGCTGATGCAGGCGCCAGGCATCGGGTTCACGACGGCAGACCGCATCGCGCAGGCGAAGATGCACGTCGAGCGTCGTGACCCGCGTCGACTTGCCGCGCTCGTGACCACGCTACTCCAGAAGGCAGCAGAGGAAGGTCACACGATCTCGACGCTCGATCAGCTCATGGCCCTCTAATCTTGGCACGCGAAGTGAAGAAGAGGAGCACA